AAAGGATAGTTAACGTCTTATGGGCGGTATATTGTGCAGAAGCAGTAATCAAAATATTTGAAGATGCATATCCCAATGATAACCGTCCTCGTGCAGCAATTGATGCAGCGAGATTGTGGTTGAAGCATCAAACAAAAGAAACTGCTGATGCTGCTGCTGATGCTGCTTATACTGCTGTTTATGCTGCTACTAATGCTGATGCTGCTGCTTATGCTGCCCATGCTGCTGCTAATGCTGCTAATGCTGCTCATGCTGCTTCTTCTGCTGCTGATGCTGCTTATGTTGCTCATGCTGCTGCTCATGCTGCACGATTAGCGGGTATACCATTTGATGCATCGGTATTAAAGATTAAGGCAGAACAAGATGCTTGGATGTATGTGAAAGAAAGTACAGCATCGTTAAAGTTTTCAGAAATAGAACAAGTTTTATTTTCACCTTCTTCGTTGAAACTTGCTGACATAATTACGAATTTTCCTGAACAACCAGAATATACTAAGTGGATATTTCCAGAAGGTAGTAAGGTATTATATACTAACATAGATGATAGAAATGATATGCAAATAGTTACTGTGGTTGAATATACACCTGAAACCAAAATGTATGAAGCAATGTATCGTGTTAAAGATAGAGATGGAAATATTTTTCAAGTATATCCTGAAGAATTACAATCTATTAAATCACAACATGCATCATTAAAGTTTTCAGAAATATCTGATGCGTTAATTACGCCACAGGGTAACGTGATTCCGTTTAATAAACGTGCTTTTGAAGTTCAAAAACTTTTTGGATTGACACCAGTAGAATTCCAGAATAGATTTAATGTACCTGCTGATAACGCATTGTTAAGTAGAGGTTATATATACATTAATGGTGGCATAATCCAAGTAGGTGTTGGTGGAAGTGGTTTAAATAAAGACCAGAGTGATTTGATTAGTCAATACTTAAACACTTTACCCAAGAATACCGAAGTTGAATTAATACTTTTAAAACATGATATTAACTCATTCAAATTAATAGAAGAAACACCAGTATATCAAGGCGATGTTCAAGGAGCTTTAGATAAATTGCTTAATATGCCATCGCAGACTGGTGAATTAACTTATCAACAAATACCCGGTTATCAGTTCGTTCCGCAGAAAGGTGGGGTTTCTAAAGATACTCCATCGGGTACAGGTTGGAAACGTCAATTCAAATTCAAGGCTTCATTGACTACAGAAGGTGCTGATGATTATCAGTACAGAGATGATTACTATAAGTCCAAGGAACATCAGGGGCAACATCCAAGAGTATTATATACGACTTCTATTCCAGATGGTTTACTATCCCCCGATGGAAAGTTCTATTCCGCAGAAGGAAAAGCATTTGGAGTGCATAATATATTAGCTATGGAATTAATAAAGCATGTTCCTGACGTATATAAGAGACTTCAAAGTTTACTTGAAGTAGCTCCGAAAACAGATAATGATTACTTTATAACCGTAAGTTTAATAGCTTTGAATTATCTGTTAATTCGTGGTTGGGTGCGTGTAAATGATGCTACTCAAGCATATTATTCTACAGAACAAGGCAGTGGTATTGCTTTTAGTGGGTTTGACACTCAGCATGTAATAGAAGTAGCTAAGAAGTATCTTGATAGTCAACCAGTTAAATTCAAAGAAGTATTGATTAACATTTATCAACCGTATGAATCTGAAAATATAAAAGAAGAGTATGCTTATATCGTTGGTCAATATTATGAGTATGCGGGACGAGAATTATCATCAGAAATGCAGCAATGGTTACAAGAACATGAGTATGCATATATCCCTGCTGTTGTATTTCAAGGCTCACAAGAAGATTTTATGTCTAAATATGGTTCGAATAAACATATTAACTTGAAGTTTTCGGATATGTTAAGAGGACGTTCTAAACACGTATCGTTAATACAGGGTAGAACACACAATAGTTTACCCGTTGTCCAGATGGATGGGCGTATGTATGCTATGGCTACGGACGAAATGGCAGATAAAGCCATTGAGTTAGCACATGGCTTGTCTCGCGAGGATGTTAGACGTATAAGCGCACGGGGTAGAGGTGAATATCTTAACGTATTGGGTTTTAATCAGAGGACTTTGGATTCATATTATATGAACATAAACGATTTACCAAAAGAAGTTCTTCGATCACTCGGTGTTAATAGAGGATTTGAAGGTGAAATATATGTCTACGAGTTAGACTAATACAACAAACAAATGGAGTAAATATCATGCGTATCAACTGGAAACAAATATTACTTAAATTGTCAAGCATTAACACAAGCCTGACTACGCAACAGCAAAAACGTGTATTATTCAAGAACGAGAAAGGTAAGGAGACACCTTTACGGGCTGAGTTTACAGGGGACAAATATCCCGCTACGGGTGACCCCGCCAAGAAAGAAATATCCACTTGGAAGGAACAGAATGCCATGGATAAGACTTATCGTCTTAAGGCAAATCCCCGTAATGGTGATTCTCTTAAAGAGAAAAATTGGCGATATCTCAAGGACGTATTGACTAATGAGAATGCTGGTCGAGCGGAGACTGTGAAGACACACGATGAGTTGGCTAAGGGTTCAGAACCTACTTACAAGACAGGTGCTTGGAAGAACATGTTTAATCTTAATAAAAATGCGGTTAGATATTATCACTGCCCATCATGTGGTTTTCAAGGAGCAAGTCAAGACTTTTCTCCAACAAACGGCTTTAACATAATTTGTCCAAAATGTGATACCCGTTTTATGCCAAGTGAGGGTGATCCTACTGGTACAGGGAGTGATTTTATGGTAGACGAATCGTTAGAAGATAGAGAACGACGATTTAGTCCTCGCCAACCATTCGGTATTCATGGGGGCATTCATGATATGCGTCCAAAATCATCTACAGTTGGCACCAAGTATCGTATTGGTTCTAAATTTGCATCTCGTGTATCCAAGAATATTGCTGTATTGCAGGATATGGGTACATTTGCCAAGTTTAAAGAGAGGATTGCTGCAAAGGAATGCATCTATGTCAGTCCTAATGGTGAAGCCTCACCTACCAATGAGAATTTGATTGTAGTTGCATACACTCGTCCAGAGCGTAATGATGCAGCAATAATTCTTACCCCTCTTGGTAACTTTATAGCCAGCTTTGAATATAAGGCTGATTATACGGTACCACCTGAGAAAGTGGAAGGCGAAGATGGTATTAAGCACAATGAACTGGAAGAGAAGGCAAAGGGTTATGACGACGATGCCAATGAAGCGAAAAAGCTTACTGATAGTCCTTCTATCAACGATACCGATCTTTGCGAAGTTCCTGAAGGTAGTGTGGCATATGCTATTGGTGAGGATGGAGAGCCAAAGTTCTTTACAGCAGAGAACATCGTTCAGATAGTTAATGAGTTCAGAGGCGATATAGGCACTCCGACAAAGGATAATGGTGAGTTAAAGAAGGATGATACATCGGAAGATTTATCAGAACCATCGGAAGATAATGATGACTTTGACAAAGGTCTTCATGGTGAATCTTCATGGAAGACTTTAGCCAAGTCACCACCTCATTCGGAATACACAGTTCACGAATTGAAGAAGAGCAAGAAAGTGGATAATCCATTCGCACTCGCATGGTGGATGAAAAATCGTGGTATGAAGCTTCACGACACTAAGCCAAAGAAATCTTCATGGGAATCTGTTCTCATGTCAGTAGCTGATTATGGTAGTAATTATGACGCTACAGGTCTTAATATACCTTATACTCCGGGTAATCCAGAAGTACAAATAGGTTCACGTGTACTTGATAGAGAGCGTGGTTTACACGGAACTGTACTACGGGTAGATGGTTTGGTTGCTACAGTTGATTGGGATGAGTTGGGATATGGTGATATGCGAAGTACACAAAAGTTGGAGGTAATATCTTCGAAGAAAACTGCTGCTAAGAAGCCATACTATTGCACTACATGTGATTCAGGGTTCAGTGAAGGTCAAATGAACTTCCATAAGAATCATGAATACAGTAAGCGTGGTGAGGAAGTAGAAGATGAAGGTTCTGAAGAGTTCAAGCTTCGTAAAGAAGATGAAGCTCATATGAAATCCAAGGAAGCAGCGAACATTGAGTTTCAAAGAAAGACTGATGGTACTGTAAATATCTCTATGGAAGATACACCACCGGGTACATCTGATATGGTCAATGGTGTTCCTCAACCTCAACCAGTAGTTCCACCGGCAGGTGCTCAAGACCAATCTCAGGTTCAACCTGCCCCTGAACCTGCACCAGTATCAACAACCAAGGGTAAGAAAGCATCAGCAGCTTTAACCTATGAAGATGGCTATAGGAATGGACATTTGGATAAAGTCAACGGACAACCCGCATTAAATGTAGCCCTTAATTCTCCAAATGAAGATTATACTCGTGGTTACAACGATGGTTACAAAGGTCTCCCTTCAAAATCAAGAGGTTTTTGGTCAGTAGGTTCATCTGTCAAAGATGTAAACCTTGGTGATGGTATTATCGAGTCCATTAGTGGAGAAGAGGTTATTGCTTCATTCTCTGGTAGAAAATACAAGACGACACTCTCCGCATTAGGGTAAGGATTCATGGTACCTATATGGAAAAAATTACCTCAAGTACATCTTTGGAAGTCGGGGTATCCTCTATCCCGACTTCTGTGCGATATTACTCAGAGTCCAATCCGACCTCTGGTGGCTCTGATGCGATGCCTACCGAACCACGTTCCGACTTCAATTTAGAAGAGAATGATGATTCCAGTCAGATTTCCACAGTGGAGTTGGATAAAGTAGGAAAAGTGTCTGATTCTGCCTATCCTTCCGTATCGTGGGTGCGTAATACCTTACGTAATAGTTTATATGCACCAACCCACCGACCAATCCTTGATGCCTTCATCATTGGCTCAGAGGCTAAAGGTACGGCTACACCTGATAGCGACCTTGACATTGGTGTAATCGTTCAACCTATACGAGGTAAGACATCGTTACAACTTTCTGAAGAATACCACTCTAAGTTCCCTACCAATGCATCCAAACCACACTGGAACAATCGTCGTGTGGATTTTCAATTCTTCTATCCCGATGATCCTGAATTGGCTACCTATTCCAAAATACCACTAAGTACTACTGCCGACATACTATCTCAATTCCCTATTCATGATGTCATTCTTTATGATCACTATAAATCTCCTCATAGTGGTGGTGTTATGGAACCCTACAAAATTGAGTCCTTTAATATTGCTCTTCGTCAGTTAGGGGAAGACTACATGCATAGTACCAATGATATGCGAGTATCTATACAGAAAATGAAGAAAGATAACCCATACATTGTGTGGTATAGTGAGAGTGATACTCAGGAGAAACATTATTGGTGGGCACCTGTTGAAGATTTTATTGATTATTATGAACACGTTGAGAAACCTTTGGATACCACTGCTGATATACTATCTCAATTCCCTACTGAACCAGTAATAGGTACAATCTATACTGTTAAGCCTAATCAGATGTCAGCGTTGTTATATGACCATGATCCCAACGATGAATTTCCTACTACTATTACATTTGAAATAGTGGATTTTGGTACAAAGGCGGAACTGAGCAAGAAGCATGCCCATGTGTTTATTCATGTGCCATACACAAATAGATCGCTATTTCAGACATCGTTACCAAACGATTCTCAATTAGTGTTTGGTTTATTGCGTATGTATTATGCTGATAACGAACTTTCATGGAAATATATGGCATTGACTATTGAGGAGTTGAACTATCTTTTTGTACCAAGTTCACAGAAGAAGATTGCAGACATTATCTCTAACATTCCAAATTTCAATATATCTATTGGAGAAATATATACCAATAAAGATATAACTGGCGGTATTAAGTGGGAAGTACTCGATATAGGTACATTAAAGGATATTCGTTATCGTCATCCTTTTGCTAATCAAGACAGACCATGGCAAGAATACAAAGACAATAATACTGATTTTTTTGTAGCGATATTCAATTCAGAAAATACGTATAATCCCCGTGATGTAATATATATACCAATAGGATTATTTAGTGAGAATTTTCGTCTATACAAAAAGGCGGCTATTCATCGTACTGCGGATATAATTAACAAAATGCAATATCCAATTGCTATTGGTACTACTTGGAGACATAGAGAATACCCATATTCTATAGTTACCGTTCTTGATGTATGTACTGGAAAAGAAGCTGAAGAAAAGTTTGGTATGTCTATTAAGGAATTGGATAATTGGGAAAATAAGTATAAGTATAGTATTGATTCATTGGATGATATGGTCGTGGTATATAATGCTTCTTTTAACACAAGTCGTCCTTACGCAGAACGTTTGGATGTATTTATGAATACTCGACAAGAACAGTCTACTATAAAGACTGCCGATATTATTGGCTTGGTGGGAGCTTTGCCAAAAGAAGATATTGCTTTATTGGTGCGTTATGGTATTACTTCTGGTGCTGGCTGGAAGTTGAAGTGGGTTCGACAAGGCAATCCATCTAAACGTCCACTGCGACCAGAAACGGTAAACCTTATCGCTCGTGCTATAGAAGACGGTGAGACAGAAGGTAACGTTGGTATTGTCGTATGGAAATTGATTGTGGACACCCCTGTTAAACAAACATCTTCAAAGACTGCTGACAATAGTGAATTGGAAGGTGAGGCGTATCCATCTATTGTCTATGGTGATTATAGCCAATATCCAAGGTACATCAAACAAAGTGTTAAGAAGTATTCCGAGCTTGAAGGTCATTATGGATTTATCGACCCTAATGGTGAGCCATATTATGACGAAAGTGGTATAGACGATCATGGTGCTATTGCAAGAGAAATAGCCGAGAAGGAATATAATGTAGATTTGTCTGGTACGGAGAGATGGACACAAATTAAATTCCTTCTTGATAAAGGCTGGTTGCGTACATACTTCAATAACATTATGATAACAGACATACGTAAGTCGAAGAATGCCTTGATTAAGTATCTGCGTACACTCAATCCCAATACTAAAGTAAGAGTGGAATACGTTAACGAAGATACAGGGTCAATAATAGGTAACCAAAAAGGTAGAATGGATTTTGAAGGAACTCCTGAAAGTGTATTGGAACAAATAGAATTCTCACAATATAGTTCTATAGAAACTACAGCAGACATTATTAGTATACCTACAGTTGGTGAGAAGTATATTCAACCACAACAACCATCCGATTCTTTCTATGTAATAGCGGTCGGTCGAGTAGCTGATTTAAAACCTTCGTGGGGTGATGCAACACGATATGGCTCACCAGCATTTTCTCTATGGGGTATGGCTGATAAAAATGCTATTGTTGTTATATTCGAAAGAACCCGTATACACGGTCTTCGATGGGCTACTATAGATGAATGGCAACGTATAGCATGGCAACTTCAAAAGACATCAGATATTATAGGAGATATTGTTAATCCATCAGAAAGTCTACTTGGTAAGGAATTCATGCATGATGACCCACAAGCACAAGTAAGTTGGGTAGTGGATATGATTAGTCCTATTGAAGAGGTATTGCCTTATGTTCCCGGTGGTGCATTAAACATAGATAATTTGAGAAAACTTCCATCGGGTACGCCTGTTGTGAGAATGCATGCACCTTACGAAAAGGACTCTTGGATATTCACACCGATATACGAACTTTATAGTGATTTCGTACCAGTAGAAGAATGGGAAAAGAAATATAATCCGCCTATTAAGAAAGCAGATATAGTAGGCGAACCACAGCCTGAACATCCAGATTTACACATAGGTCAATTCGTATGGCATAATCTTACGTTTGGCAAATCTTCTATTGTATATATTGGTACCAAACTTAATGCTTTACAGAAGTATCCTGATTCCTCTTTACCATCATATGCCTTGAGTAAAATTGGGGACTTCGACATTGTAATCGTTACACTGGGCGTAGACCCACAGTATGTCGATGGTGTGACATCTATTCTTCCACTTGAATACTTCAACCAGTTTTGGGTAACCAAAGACCCTGTACCAGATTGGGTCTCACAGCAGCAACACCATCTTGGTGGTAAGACAGCAGATATAATTCAACCAGATGAAAAAGACGTAGATATATCCCGACTCATCTACAAAGACCACCGCTACGCTTGGGTGAATCAAGATCGTGGCGGTGACATAGAACCAAATCCAGTGAAAGTCATTGTCACAATGCCATTTGATGTGGAAGTAACGAATGGTGAACACCTGAGATTGGAGATTGGGGATACAGTAACCATCATTGGGATATATCCTGATTATTATGAGGCAGTAACCAAGGAAGGTACTCATATTTATGCTGATTATCGAGAAATGGATGGCAATACTGAACCGTATCAGTAAAAGCATTAACATTTATCTATATTTTGTATATGGAATCTAACCTAAATATCACATTCCAAAAGACGGCTATGTCAGTTGAGCTTATGCGACAATTGATAAAGCTCATTGGAGAGAAAAATATACCCATCTTTCAAACTGCTGTAAACGATTGGGTGGAGACTAACTATCAGAACTTCCGCTTCTCTAATGATCCTATGTATCAGACAGCATATGCTGTTGAAGTTTATGCTGCTGGATTACTACAATATCTACCTGAATACTGGAACCACTTCAATAAATTCATGACAACGCATAAGATTGCATCAAATGAGAACGAATCTATGTATCCTTTTTTAAGTGAGAATCAAAATGCACATTTGATGCAATTGCACGATACTGGTATTCCTTATTCTTATACTGATGGTAACTTGACAGTGGGTATGGTTGGACAATATCATCGTGGTGATGCAAAAACTGGCGATGAAGGTATTGGTGGTGGAGCAGTTATAGGTCGATTCTATCCCGATGGTTCTGCTGTTAGTGTGTGGAGGGCATCTAATCGTCAACAAATGGTGGATGCTGTCTTCGAGTTGGTAAAAGCAGGATACATCAAGAAGGATGCATTAGTATGGGATTCAGCAGTGGACACAGTGGAATCAATGAAGGAGTTTATGGCGAAAACGGCAGACATTATCTCTCAGATTCCTGATATTAAGATAGGAGATAAGGTTAGAGTTATCAGTAAGAGTGTTGGTCTTGATAGTATTCCGCATTCCCCTTTTCGTGAATATATTGTTACTGGTATTTATTTTCCGCATACGTCAGAATGGAATCATTGGAACGAAAATAATAAAGATTTAGTAGGGCAAGTAATACCTTTTCCACTCGATGAACCAATATATGACGTGTCAACTATTCCAGTAGGAGCGTTCTATCTTCGTAGGGATTTAGTACCAGTACCAAAGAAGACTGCGGATATAATTTCTGTTACTCCTGCATTTGAAGATGAGGAAGGTAACTGGCACTTTCAAACTCCACTTCCATATGACCAACTACCCGATGAAATCAAGGACAAAGCTGTTGAGAACTATCGTTATTATTGGAACCAATTGGATGTTGATGAGGAAATATCTCAATATGAAGATGATGCCAAGGCATATGGATTAAGGCTCACGGTAAAAGAGGTAAGTACTAATCCACTTAATGTGGAATGTGGTATCATTGTTTCGGATTGGGGGGTATTCACCAAATCTCTATTAAAGTATTTTCGTGAACGACAGCGTAAATTTCCACAGGCTATTCATCCAGTTATTCCAAAGACAGCATGGAAAGCCTTATTGCAAGGTCTTGTTGATATTGAGTGGTATGATGAAACAGCCCATGTAGAAGACCATGGAGCCGAGGAACAATATTCACGTGTAAGATTCAGTTGGACTGATGCATTAACTGCTATTGCTAATCTCGTTACAGATTACTTCTTTGACTTGGAGAAGAAATATGCTAAGTGGCTTGAAGCCGCAGACCAACCCCCTAATGATGAAGAGATGGCGGAGAATTTTAGGGCTAATGAGTACAAATTTGATGAAGAAGGGAAGATAGCCGCCTCTATAGGTACCAATATCAAATTTGCAGATATATTATCTAACTTCCCTATGTCAGAAGTACGTACACAACCATTACCAAATTCTGAATGGGAAGTCAAGGATACGTCTATGCGTCCACTCTTGGCTAATAGTCCACGTACATCGACAGTAACTGTAATACAATTAGGCAGTCCAGACTTTCCAGAAACACAAGGTAATCATGCTAAGTCTCAATTCTTAAAGAAGGACTTGTGGGCTAATAACCAGTATATTGGTATTACAAAGAGAGACGCAGTGTTGCATCCAGATGATGTAGTACTTACAACTTATGGTACGCCACATTCCGGTTGGAGTTGGTTATTCTTCTCTATTGATGCATTTTATTATCTATTAAAGCCAAAACAGGTTCAGGTAACGGCAGACATTATAGGTGCACAACTACCAGAAGAAATGGTTGTTACATGGGATGAATTGCCACAATATATGCGTCCTTATCAAGTTTGGTCACCTGCATCAGACCCATTTCAATTAGGCAAGTACCTCTTTGTTATAGACCCAACAGTTATTGATGAATATGTATCAGGATATCGGGGTGGTTACAAGTACAAAGGTTTCAAAATAGCTCAAGGCTTTTGGGCACCGTGGTTAACCAATGAGGAATTCATTAGGGAATGGATGAATCATCCTGAGTTTCCACCGACTATATGGACAAAGGATGCATATGGGGTACAACCAATGAAGTTCCGTTTGGTGAATAACGATTTCAGGAATACATTAACCCATGCAGTAGCATCACTTAAATTTGGAGATATTATTCAGAACTTCCGTGCACAAGAAGATGATGTTGATTGGGATAAACGTGCTATTGAACTATTAAATGACTTTGAGCCATCAGAGACACATTATGCCGACCAAGCGAATGAAATACTTGCATCTGGATTACCATTTGGTAATTGGTTGAAAGAAAATGACCCTACTGCATTCAATGTGTACAAGAATGACATACGTCAACAAGGTTCCCAATCGTCAGGTAATCGTCAGGTAATCGTCAAGAAATCGTTAGGTGGTATTAAAGTATACTTGGATGATAAACGAGAGGCACCGGAAGGTTGGACTCGAACTACATCGTCAGCAGAGACTACTGCTGGTACAGTAGCTGAATTATTTGATGTGAAAAAAGTTGGAGACAATCAATACGAGTTAATTTTGACTACCAAAGGACATACACAATATGAAGACAAGGAACATAAAATTGGTAATATGACCTTCAAGCTTAATCCAAGTGAGATGGAGTTGACTATTCTATCGGCATCGCTACCACAGGGTTTTGAGTACTTATTTGCTAATATGATTCAGTATTTAGGCAACCGTTATGCTGCATACACATTAGATGGTTCGAGAATTCCACCTCAGTTCAAACAGTATTGGAATATAGCGTTTGGTAGTTTGAAGTTCTCTGCTGTACCAAAGTTTTCTGACATTCTCACTGGCTTACGCGACGAATATCCAACTGGTAGACGTATCAAGACCACATATGCTATTATTACTCCTGAATCGGCACAGACTGGTGATTTTGCTGAGACAGGATGGGAAGATGAAGAAGGTAAGGAAATCATAGTAGATATGGCTGATGAGGAATACGACACCGAGTTTGATTCTATTGTTGGTCAAACGGTGAAGTGGTTAGAATACTACGGAGCTTCTGAACAAGCCAACGATGATACATATTCGAATGTTGATCCTTTACGTGATTATGAGACTGGTGAAGAGATGTACTTAGATTATCATTTATCTGGATATACCCCACAAGAATTAGCTGCAATAGCAGAACGTATGAAAGCACGACGATTAGGTTCTCTCAAGTTCTCAGTGAAGGAAGCTACTCATTTCTATCGTGGTGGCCCTGACAGTGCAATGCCAAGAAATAAAACTGCACTTGATGTCATAAACTATGAACGTCATGAATTGGGTAATAAGGATTTACGTGTACTTATGTCAGAAAAGGCGTTAGCATCTATCCCTGCACAACGACTCATATGGGTAACGAAAGATAAACGAAGTGCCAAGGAATACGGTGAAGTCTCTGCCGAATCATATCCAACGTATCGTATCATAGCTTATTATCCAGATACACCTAATGAAATACTAATCGACAGGGGTATATATCAAGGAAACATTAAGGAAGCTGCAACTCGTCGTCCTTATACTACCAGAACAACATTACCATTTCTTGACAAGAAACATCAAGAAGTACTGCAAGCCGAGACATTGGTTGATAACGGTGACTGCGTTGCTATAGCAAGAGCGTTCCGTAAATTATTTGGAGCAGAATTGTTTGCTGTAGATGCTACAAATGCAGAACAAATGGAAACTTACGGTGCTGATGGACATGCTTTTGTATGGTATAAAGGTAAATTCTATGATGGCTATGGAGAAATTGACCCACAGAAATTACTTGCTTATTATAACAAGAATAATCCAGACGTAGGATACATGATTATAAAAGTTGAAAACGACGTTGACTATTTCAAGAAGTGGAACAACTCAAAAGAAGATACTAAGCGCGTACTTAAACTATTGGAGAATGTGGACAAAGCATTCAAGACAGCCGATATTTTGAATATGGAACAAAGTGACGTATGGACTTATCGAATTGGTGATTCGTTTGAATTCATCACTGATACTGAGTCCTTTGAACAAGTATGGCAGTATATGGATATGAAATTACTTCCAGATTACAAGCAGAAAGTTTATGATGCAGGATATCCAACCATTTACAATTTTGTGTATGATTGTCCAATTACTCTTTTAGGCTTTAATTTACGAAACAAGACAGCTATATTTGGAGTATATAGTAAACTTCATGAACCACCCGTGCAATTGTTAACAATGGAAATGCCGTTCGAAAATGTATATTCGGACTTGATTAAAGTCTCTTCTAAAACTTCAACCATGCCACAACCAGTTCGTGATTGTCTTGATTATCCAAGGTTTAATTTAATAAAAAAGGACGAAGAACAAGAAGTGCAAGTATGATTACGTTTAAAACCATATGGAACAAGCTGATAAGTGGGTTGACCAAAACTGCGGACATCATCAGTCAGATTGACCCAATGAATCGTATACAAATGGGTCATCCGATTTATCAGCGTATGTTCAATGACTTCTTTCAAACACTTAAAGTGCCAGAAACTACTGAGATTGAATCCAAGACTATCATCCGTAAAAAGATTAATGACCCTGTTACTGGTATTACTGTGAGATTTGAACCTGATGATTTCTCTATACGTATTAAGTATCATGATACGGATATTATTAGATTCCTTCCTAATGAGGTAGACTTGGACAATGGTGGTTGGTATACGAAATATACAGCTATCATGATGAATAGATTTCTTAGTTATGCTGGTATACCACTCGTGGTGCAACATAAAAGTCGTAGATATCATCGTCCTACTGCATACGAATTGGGATATATGCCAACTGCTGAAGAGCGGATGCAATTACATCAAGAACAGGAAGCCGCTAACTCAGTTCTATATGTGAAGTCTTCTGATGATAAATATTATCGTATGGATGACCATATTGTTGTAGCAACCTATGATGGATTGGTAACAAATCTCACTCCATGGGAAGGTCGATTGTTAGCAGGTGAAGGAAGTCTTAAGTTTGCAGATTCAAAATACGACCGTAAGCGTCAATTGATTGACCAATTACAATTGTTACGAAAGAAGAATCAACAGGATACAGCAGGTTATCAAGAGCTTAAGAAAGAGTTTGAAAAACTGAAAGATGTATCACCAACAAAGACGGCTGATATTCTTAACCAACTTCGACCGATAATTAAATGGGAAGATTTACCAAAAATGATACGACCATATCAAGTATGGAAATCACATTTAGGTAGCCTTCAATATTTATATATTGGTGAACACCCACAAATAACAAAGTATATAAAAGATTATTATTTTGATATTTCTGATTCTACATGGGAATTAAGTTTACATAATAATTTCCAAGATGACCAGATGGGTAATGTACGTGTACATAAAAACGAAGAACCATATGAACTTGTTTTGAATGATTATCGAAAATCCAAGACAGCAGACATCATTCAGAACATCGAACCAAAAGATTATGATGAGTATCTTCAAGAAATAGCAGACCAGTATCCTGAGTATGTCCATCCACCAGAATCCGAAGATATAGAAGAGAATGAAAATCCACCGCCACAAACTGTTTCTCAAGAGAACTATCCGAGTATGACTCCACAGCAGATGTTAGATGCTCATAAGAAACATGTAGAATCATTTCAGAAGTTTGTGGCACGTAAGAAGCATGAAGTTGACCGAGATAATAAGATAACTGCCGAGTTTGAAACTGAGATTAGTCGATATGCTCATAGACACGGTTGGGAATTACTGGAAGATAATGATGAGTGGGAAAACCCAAAGATTATCTATGCCAAGAAATTCGCTGATGGTGTACATCTTGTTCAAGTAGAAGGTTGGTTGGATACAGGCACCCCATTGTATCAGCATGGTGTTGAAGAAATACTGTATGCCTCATATGGTTGGACTGTACCGTGGGATGACATATTTATCAATGAGGCCATGCTTGAAGAGTTGATGGAAGAACGGGGGTATACTGAATTTGATGAAATAGACCCGATGGAATACATTAGTTGGGACTTGATGGAAAATTACTATCATCCAGATTACTATAATGAGACTGGTGAAACAGCGTATCGTAACATGCTCAAGAAAATGCATTATGACGATGAACATGTACGTCCATTTAATGAGCATGAATTCTATGCACCTGCACACTGGCCTCACCCACGCCCTAAGCCAGACCCAAGTCAATATAGAATGATTGATTATGAAGGACAAACATTACCACAGCCACAAACAGAGAAAGAACTGAGACCACATCTCTATACTGGACTTACGTTCGAGTTTATGAAGCAAGCTGACATTATTGGACAGCCATCTATGCAGGAAAAATCAGAGATGCCACCACAATCAGAACAACCAGCTTCTATATTGAGTACGCTTGTATATTTTGATGGTGGTGATAGAATGTTGGGGTGGTATAATAATAGAGTTGTGAAGCAAATACATGCGGTGGCTATTCAAGAAGGACATGTTGGTTACTTAAAAAGCCAGTATCGCTCTTCGGGGCCAGACGTTATCGTTTATTTCAAAGCACAGCCAGATGCAGCCGAAATCCAGCTTCGAAGAACCAATGGATTAGTCGGTGCTCGGTGGTATGCATTGCCAGTAGAACCATTGATTAATCCTGTTGCCTCGCTTAAGTTTGCAGACATTATTAGTCAACTTTCGACTTATAAAGTTGGTGATAGAATTCTTTTGGATGTAGAGCAAGCAGCCAAGCACTGGCCTTTACCATGGCATGTGTGGTTTCTTGCTGGTATTCCTGCTACTATTAAGAAGATTTACGAACGTGGACAAGCTCAATATACTCGTACTCTTAATAGTTGGAGAAAAAGTAGTGGTACTCCATGGTTACAAATACCAGATGAAGGTTTTCTCTATGTGGTAGAATTTGATGCATCTAAACGTGTGATTGGTGGTTCTTGGAATACGCAAATATTGTCTCCTTCTGAGATTATGCCTTATAACGAGTCTTTGATACAAGACCAAATTGATAAGGCTCAGAAAATCTACGATAAGTTCCCCCCTCATTTTGCATCTTTGAAATTTGGTGATATTATTGACTCTTTCCGTGAATTAGGACAAGACCCAATTACACCTACATCAAAACGTACATTACTTGTAGCTCCTATGGATGTGGGGAATTCAGAGTGGGGTGTTTGGTGGTTAAATACAACTGATGAAGTAGATACTTTTGTATCATCTTTTAATAACCAACCCGATGCTGAAAATTTTGCCAGCGACCTTGCTTTTAGGCATGGTACAAGTTGGTCGTATTCAGATACTCCGCCTATTGATGCTGGTGGGGAAGTTGTACGTGAACCTTTGGAAAACGTTCCACCACCAGTACAAGACATGGCAGATGAAGCTACGCGTCAACACGAGCGGGGTGAAACTATAGAGATGGGATGGGATGAAATTCCACGTCAACCACCAGAGATTTGGATACCACTTGCTGACGCGTATGCACAAATGCAAGTAAATGACGTATGGATGGTTCGTCGTACAGACATTAATGATGAAGGTCAACCATGGACAATTAAGCGTAATGAATCTACAGCCCTTGGTAGAAAGTTGTCTGTGAAGATTGGTGATGTCACGTATAGTCTTACTCCACCAAAACAACATGAAGAGATATATGAAGCTCGGAAAGTTGGAGAATCGACACCGACGCAAGAAGCCGTAGCATCACTTAAGTTTGGAGAAGACATGAATACACAAGCTGATTGGATAGGATATCTTAGTGCTCAAGTATTGGATGTAGAACGTTTTTGGCAGTATGCACGTGAAAATCAAGTATGGTCTTTTCAACGAGCAGGACAAGCGCAACTCCAAGGTCAATATATTAATAGGTTTGTTAAGATTACCAGTCTTAATCCAGAGCTTGGTCAAGTGCATGGTATATTTGGTAATTCTCTTGAAGAATCTATGAGTCCCGATAAAGACGTATCCACCGGGTTTCCAACGGAAGATGGTTGGACACAGATTCGCTTTGTACAAGTAGTTCAACAGCCGAAAGAAGAAAAATGAAATTACTCAATAAAATAATACCATTACATTTTCCATTCAGACCAAAAACTGCTGACATCATTGGACAACCTCATTTTACGATTCTTGGTAAAGGAGCCAGAGTAGCTCTTAAGAATGTGAACTTCGACTTGAATCTTCCACCTAATAGTAAAGGTACTATCTTCAATATGTTGGGAGACACTGCGTTTGTAAATTGGGATGATAAACCGTACATGGGAGCTTTGGCAGTCAATATCAGAGAGCTTCAATTCTTGCCAGAAGAGAAGACTGCTGCTGAGGTACAACCAGCCGTTCAGCCAACTGCTAATGCACCACAACAGAAATTAATTGCCAACTCTATGGGAGACTTTGCCAATATGGTAGCTCCTAATCAGGTGTGGCAAAGTCAATCTGGTAACTTCTTACATCTACAACCAAACTTTGCTGTAACTGCTCGTGACAATAATCGAATAGTTATGAGTGGTATCCAGTGGCGTACAGCCGACAATCAGCGACTAACACCGAGCCAGCCTAATACACTTATATCATCTGACTTTCCATTTACATTACGTAAGGATTTGATGGCTGTGACTGGTGAGTTGAAGTTTGCAGATGTAATTGGATTACCAGACTTCTATGAAGAGGATGAAAGTAATCATGGTGTAGTTACTGTATTACGAGATGATATTGAGTGGCAGTTAACAGGAAAGAATGCTCTCGATTATGACCTTGTTAACGACCAAGTAAGTCTTGACTATATTGCCCAATTACTTGGACAAGGCTATGTAGCAGGCGACTTGTATGTAGAAGAAGAAGGAGAGCACATTATTAGGGGTCGTGGTTGGTGGAAAAAAATAGCTTCTTTAAATACAACTTCTGCTCGACCAATTCATCAAGGTGAGTATACATGGGAACAGTTCAAGCATATTGCTCGTGCAGGACAAATTTGGCAAACATCAAATAGCCTTATCCGTATTGATCGTCTCTTGGAGAATGCCCCTACCCGCCGACAATCGAGATTCATTCGTTTCAAAGGAGCTTGGACGGGCACGGGGCCTCGTTCTCTTCGTGCTTTACTACCTCAAAAGAATGGTAAATTCCTTAACTCTACATCACCGTGGTTGGTAAGTCGTATGTATGAGCCATTCCTTCTTATCCGTGAAGGTGTATTTGAGGGTCTATCTGAAGGTGTAGATACATCAATGCCACCAACAGAGGATAATGCACAACCAGAGGCATCCACACCAATGTCTGGCAAACCACAAGAATATCCAGAATTGGAGCTTGAAGGTGGAGATAGCCAAATCGGACAAGAACATAGACATGATGTCTATGCTTCTACAATGTGTCCAGAATGCCATATATCTATGGGATATCCTTTAGCTATTGGGGACAAGTATATTTACACTTGTAAAAAATGTGGAAAGAAGGTTGAAAAATCTCGTGAAAATAAATCAACTGGACGACCAAAGCAATTGAGAACCAATCCATATGAGGATGAGCGTATAGGCAGTCTTAGGTTCTCTTATGTAGGTAGAACATTGGAACGTAAGTTTATAGACTCACTCGCTCCTGATTTCGAGGAATATCCATATCCTTATGGTAAGCCAGTAACAAAGCGAAGAGGAAGACCACCAAAAAGAACTGATAAATCTCACCGAGTAGAAGCGTTGGAGGACATCGTTATTCCTACACAAGGAGTAATTCCAAAAGGCACTACGGGTGCTGCGGTTAAAGATGAAGGCGATTCTGTGTATGTAATTTGGAATGATGGGAGTGAATCATTTGGTATAGTAGAGAAGAATAAGATTAAGTATGTTATTCCACGACCTGAACCAGAAATGGAATTAGTAGGTTCTCTTAAGTTCTCTGATATTATATCTCAGCCGTCTCAAATTGATGTAGCAAAGACTCAGGCAAATACTGCTTATCAGAATATTGCTTCGTTCTTACAGAACGGTCACTTCCATGAGGTAGATGGACAATTGGCATTCAACGTCAAATACTATAGAGTAGATATTCCTGACAATGTACGATTAGCTATAAGTGCAGATAATATGAATAGTATTATCCAACAAAACACAGCAACTACTCTTTATGATTTTGTATTAAGTTTGAAGGAAACTTATCCATGGATTGAAGGTTATGAAATTACTGGTCGGTCAGGCGGTTGGTTGCAACTTGTAATTAATGAGTCTAAGTTTGGTTTACCTTATGCAGAAATTATATGGGAGACGCTGTGGCAAAGAGAGCCAGATTTGAATTCCACTGCTGAACTTCTTGTAGAACAAGGCGAAGAACCCGAATTCAAGATATGGAATGGCTTGGCTTATGCAGCCGAAGCAATGGATAAAGCATTCAATGAAATAGATACCAAAGTTGATGAAGCTAAAGCAGCGTTTATAAAACAACTCGAAAGTCAAGAGTTTTGGGCAGAATACATGTAAATGAACATGCACCCGTTAGGGACATGTTTCTTAGACGTGTACCAAGAAATGAATAATTGGTACACATCTATTTTTATGAACATTTGACTTTCTCGAAACAAATGTATATATTAGAGGTAATCCATGTCAAAACCAAACCACGATTTGTTCTGCGAATGTAACCATCGACTATACCAACACTCTCCATTTGATGGAAATAAATGCTGGTTATGTAAATGTGAACGATTCAAATTAACAGAGAATTATCTTAAGACTGCCAGTAGGTGGGAATTGGCTCGTATTATTTTGATGATACTGTTCGATGATTACAAGAGGAACTATAGTATCATTGGAAAGTATGCTCCTTTCTATACTGAACCGACTCGATTGCAACTGGCATCCATGGTATTGCATCGTGATATAAACAGAATAGCGTTGTCTCATTATCCTTATGGATGTAGTTTTCTTACGTTGTTTTCAATTGTACTCAATTATGAATTCGTTATCGACTATCTCGTTCTCGATAACGAGTTTTAATATAATAGTTCTAATACCAAGGTAATTACTATGATTACGCATTCCTATTCTCTTGTTACATATCTGCAACGTCTTCTTCCTCGCATTTGGGTGTGGTATGCCAAAATATGTTTCATTCTTGGCACATTTGCTCAATAGTACTCATATTATAATTCATTGTTGATATCCATTTTACACTGAAAAGGAAGTCTCTTATATGGACAAGTTTCAGTTGTCTGACAGTTTCATTGATACATTCAAAACTAAGTTACCACCATTCGGTTTCAACGGCTTGGGAGAGTTGGCATACATGCAAGCATACTCACGTATTCAACATAGTCCAACCTGTGCACAGACACAAAAGTGTGAGTGTCCCAATGAGCAATGGTTTGAAACCTGTAGGAGAGTTGTAGAAGGTACGTATCGGATGCAGAAGCAACACATCGAGAAACATGGGTGTGGATGGAATGCATGGCAAGCTCAGAAGTCAGCCCAAGAGATGTATACTCGAATGTTCAAGATGAAATTCCTTCCACCGGGTCGTGGACTATGGGCAATGGGTAGTTCTATTACGGAAGAGAAGGGCTTGTATGCTGCATTAAATAATTGTGGGTATGTGTCTACTAAAAATCTGAAAGAGGATTTAGCCAAGCCTTTTATGTTCCTTATGGATATGTCCATGTTAGGGTGTGGTATAGCGTTTGATACTTTGGGGGCTGGTCAGATTATTATCAAGGAGCCTAACACCAAACGTAGTGTGGAGAAATTCCAAATCCCTGATACACGAGAGGGGTGGGTAGAAAGTCTGCGTCTTCTTCTTGAATCCTATTTTTTATCTACAGCACCGATTGTATTTGATTATACTCTTATTCGAAAGGAAGGAGAACCAATCAAAGGTTTTGGTGGTACGAGTTCAGGATATAAACCGCTTACAGAAATGCACGAAGCTGTGCGAAAGATATTGGACAAAGAAGTGGGGTCGCCTATCAGTGTTACCACTATTGTAGATATTATGAATCTTATTGGTAAGTGTGTGGTATCAGGAAATATTCGTCGAAGTGCAGAATTAGTTCTTGGTGGCATAGACAATATAGAATATTTAGACCTTAAGAACTACAAAAAAAATCCACACCGAGAAGAGTATGGTTGGGCATCCAATAATTCCGTATTTGCAAAAATGGGAGATCAATATGCTTCAATAGCGGAACGTATTATAGATAATGGAGAGCCGGGAATAGCATGGCTTGATAATATGCGTGGTTATTCTCGTATGAATAAGGACATAGATAATAAAGATCGTCGTGCTGATGGAACTAATCCCTGTGGTGAACAAACGCTTGAATCAATGGAGCTTTGCTGTTTAGTTGAGACATTTCCTTTCAAACACGATACGTTGGAAGATTATCTTATCACACTTAAGTATGCCTATCTCTATGCCAAGACAGTAACATTAGGTAAGACACATTGGGCAGAGACCAATCGTATCATGCTGCGTAATCGAAGAATAGGTTGTTCGGTTAGTGGTATTGCTCAGTTTGTGACTTATCGTGGAATTGAGACACTACGCCAATGGCTTATAGCTGGTTACGACACTGTACAAAAATGGGATACTGTTTATTCCGAATGGTTTGCAATTCCACTTAGCATTAAAACTACTTCCGTGAAACCATCTGGAACTGTTTCGCTGTTAGCAGGTGCAACTCCCGGAATTCATTATCCTGAATCCAGATTCTACATTCGTCGAATCCGACTGAATAACACATCTGAATTAATTGCACCATTGAAGAAAGCTGGCTATCATGTAGAACCATGTTACGGATTGGAGCACACCACGGTAGTTGTGGAGGTGCCTGTGGACATTGGTGTTGGTATGCGTTCTGTGGATGAAGTGTCCATGTGGGAACAGTTATCCTTAGCAGCATTTATGCAGAAGTATTGGAGTGATAATCAAGTATCCGCTACAGTATCTTTCAATCCAATGACCGAAGGCGAAGAATTAGTTCATGCATTGGATTACTTCCAATACCAACTTAAAGGTGTGAGCTTCTTACCACGACATAAGACTCATGTGTATCGTCAAATGCCATATGAAGCTATTGATGAGAAAACATGCAAAGCAAAGATGAAGAAGTTGGGTAAGCTTAGATTAGGACGTATACGTGGGGAAGAAGTTGCTATTGAGAAGTATTGTTCAAACGATGTCTGTGAAATTACTTCGAAAGGCACGTTATGAAAGTACGTCTTATATCTCTCACTAAATCCTATATTACAGAACAAGAACTATCACCAGAAGAGTTGATAGTATACATTGCGAGAGTTAGTAACCCAAGCAATCAGTTGAATACTGAGACTGCATCCAAATTGATTCAGTATCTCATATCTAATAAACACTGGTCGCCTTTCGAACAAGTAGATATGTGTGTAGAGATCGTAACAAGTCGAGCTATTGCACAACAAATACTTCGACATCGCTCTTTTTCTTTTCAGGAGTTTTCGCAACGTTATGCTATAGTATCGGCAATGGAACCAGTACAGTTGCGTTATCAGGCTACTAAGAATCGGCAGTCATCGACAATAGTACCCATAGGTGATGACAAGGTTTATGCGGATGATGTTGTTCGAAATGCGGTTCAAATAGCCGAAGAATCATACGAGGATTTATTATCCATAGGTATTGCCAAAGAGTGTGCTCGAATGATATTACCTCTTACTACACAAACTACTCTTTATATGAAAGGTTCCGTGAGAAGTTGGATACATTATTTGCAGGTTCGTTGTGATGAACACGCTCAATTAGAACATCGTCAAGTAGCAGAATCTATACTACATATATTCAAACAGAATTTTCCGACCATTGCAGCAGCAGCACAGTTATGAGTCAAATATTTCAATATAAAGGAAGGTATTATGGTTCAGTTCCAACTCTTCCAATAAAAATAGGGGCTTCTGTCTTGATTGTCTTCAAAACTGTGGGTATGGTACGCTACGGGATGCGCTATCTTAAGTGCATTGGCGAAGTAACTCATATTTTTTACCCGCATTCGCATGAACATGAATGGTGGAGTATTTGTCATGTACCGGACTACGTTGTTCCGAAACCTACAGACATTATTCTCAAAGTAGCATTTGGCAAAGGCATTTCTGAAATCTTCCTTCCTCACGACCTCGTGCATGTAGTTTGGCTTCCTACCGATAATGTTCCTACTCTCGATGAAGCAGATATTTTTAACCTATAATTTTTACTCCTCTATCCAGACTATCTCGTAGGCATGAATTTGACCAGCGACCAAAGCCGCTCCGTTAAAGTTAATTGCAAGACATTGAGTAACACCACGCAAGGTCACAAGTTGATCTAAGTTGGAGTTAACGTAGTGATCCAATAAATCATACCCTGCATCTTGTACAATACCTGCAAATGATGCAGGAACGAGCACCGGCGATGCTACACGGGAGGGGGGCAATTTATAGAAGTGCGTCTTTTGATTTATAATTTAGACAATATTTGCCCATATTTCCGTCCGAACGGGTAATCTTTACCTCCCATCATTTTTCTCTTGACTTTTAAATTTCTATGTAGTATATTGAATGTGTCAAAAGTTGTCATCCAATCACTCAAAAAGGAGATCAACGATGAGTACCGTTAAAAAAATTCTATTCCGTGGAACAAATGAATACTCTTTATGCTTTTGTGAAGAAGTATCAGGAGATGAAAACCTGAAAGATATTTTTTCATATGGAGTTAAACGTTCTCTTGAAGGATTAGGAACAGACGCTATTGTAGTATTTAAGGATGGTAGTTGTGCTATGCTTACAGAACTTATAGGTTCTTCTGTAAAAGTTGGTCATGATCTTGTAAAGGTTAATCCATAAAAACGGTCACTGCTATTAACAATGGAAAAATTAAGCCACATGAATGAGCCGTTCTATCTCTCACTCGATATTGACTTTTGGAATGGAATAACAACGGCACGACTCACCAAGTATCTCAATAGAGTTGCCAAGATTGCTCGGAGTAAAGGTATCCATATTCGGGCATATATGAATCATCATCATATGCTCGATGCAGCCAGATGAAAGGAACTTTATGAACAAAACAGATATTCTGAAGTCGTCTTTAACATTGGCTAATGATATCTCAGACCCTGCATGGCGAGAACTTGAATGCAAAGTTCAAGCAAGAGCATTGAATAAGTCCAGTACATTTAAGTTAGAAGGAACTTGGAAAAGCAAATATGTTGTTCAAGATGGTTTTGATGTGTTTGTTGTCAATTCGGAGTGGGTGAAAAATAATCTGAATGCCACATTTGGTCATGGTGGACATGGCTATGTATACGAATTCATCCCTTTAAATGAAATATGGGTATCTGCTGCTCACAATGAATGTTTGTGTATAAATGTCAAACCCTTTCAGCCAGTGTCAAACTTATTTCTCGAAAGCACTATTCTACATGAGATAGTAGAATTCAAAGCTATGAGGGATGGAAAAGAGTATTGGGAAGCGCATCAGATAGCTCTCCAAGCAGAATTAGATGCCGGTTTGTTGGAAGACCCATATAAGGAAATTGATGTATGAAGAAACCAAAACTCTATAATATTAGTGAATCCACTGTTAGTACAAGGCCAATGACTCCTAAAGATTTGGAAAAAATAAAGCCAGACCCTATTCCGCCACTTCCAAGTAGGACTCAGATACTTACATGCTATAATAAGTATCGTAAGGGTTATTACTATTTGGATGATGTTATTGAGCTTCGGTCTATTGTTCTTCCTATAGCGAGAGCGTTCTTAAACAATACAAAGAAATTGAACCTGCTTTGGCAAGAAAGTTGCAAAGATAAGGATAACCAATATCTAATTGAAGACTTTTTTGATAAATTTTGTGACAAATCTGACGGTTTATTAAGTGGACAGAACGGACACTGGATGAGATATCTTAGGGAACGTATTGAGAAATTAGAAAAAGCTCAAACCGATATTGATATCCTTGTAGGTATAGATGCTATATTCCACTATGCTCATGACCAAGGCCCTATTCTCATCCATATGGTTAAAGGACAAGGACGGAATGACCTTGACCGTTTAGAGAAGTTTCTGGAAACTTTGGACAAGTTAAGAGACTGGTAACTACTTAAATAAGTCTATTTTTGGCAAAAAAGTAATAGTGTGGAAGATTGTGGAAATTTCTCTTGACATTTACATTTTTTTGTAGCATATTAGTACCAAGAAAAAGAGATAATCATGTACAAACAAGATATTGGTAAACGACCGTTGTGGAGTATCGGAACTACTCTGTGGAGTTCAGCTAATCATAAAATACAAGTTTGGCTAAATGTTTCGTGGTGGGCTTTTGAGTTTGGCAGGACAGATGAGTATGAATTTATCGGATATCACAGGAGATTTTTTCGGTTTGGTAGAATCGTAATTTGTTACACAGGTAGTCCATTGCTGAAAACCAAGGGTGGTACGCCAGAAAGGAATGAGTAATGAGTGAACAGCAAGTAACATCACCTATTCGCACTAAGACTGGTGATGTCATGACAGATTATGTCGAGACTCATCCATCTTATGGTGTGTTGAATATCAATCGCATGCAAGGTCGTGTTACGGCTCTTTTTGGGTCATCTATTGAACATCACGAAACTATCTGTTTAACCATCAGTCATGCCGAAAAACATCGTAAATTCAACAGCGACTACTTCCACGATAGAGATGAAATCATCGAAGTTTGGATGTCGCCCACACAATTTGCTGATGTCATTACCAGTTTCGGTCAAGGCTCAGGTACGCCTGTAACCATTCGTCACATCAATAAAAAGAGATTTCCACTGCCTGAGTATAGTGATGTCAAACGAGAATTCCGTAGTGAATTCGCTCAGAAAGCGCAGGAAATATCCACCGACCTTGCTACAGCAGTGCATGATCTCAAAGAATTGATGTTGAAACCGACGATTCCCAAGACGAAGCTTAAGGAAGTACTTTCAAAGTTGGAAGGCGCATCCATGGGTATTGCTAACAATATGCCATTTGTGCTCGGTCAGTTTCACGAGCAAATGACTAATGCTGTTACAGAAGCTAAAGGCGAGATTGACGCTTTTATTGCTCGTAAGATTCGGGAAAATGGTTTGACAGCTATTGCTCAAGGTGCAGTTCCTGTAAATCTTATTGATAAAGGAAAAGATATATCACATCTTTGTACTATTTGTCACGAAGTACCTGTAGATGTTGAGAATGGTTTTGATACTTGTCCAAATTGTCTTAAAACCAGAATTTGAAAGGAACTTTGTTTGCTATTTGTATCGTTCTGCCAATATTTGCTTTGACTATTTTAACGCTTGGTTATATTCTGTTGTATGTTCCTAATCTGCGTTACGCTGCTGTAAGCGTGGTTGTATTATATATCATTAATTCAGTTCTTTCCAAACAGTTGAAAAAAATGATGCAACCAGAGTATTATAAGAAATATAGTACTGTTCAGAGCTATGTCGTCCAGATTGTTTATCTCATTCTGTTTATTTACATGGCAGTGAAACTATGACATGGTTGGAAGAAGTTATAGAGGAATACATTCGTCCAGAAGTAAAGCTTCTACGGGATAATGGCTTCAATACTGAATGTTCTTGTCATCATGAGATGTATGTTCAATGTCAATTGATTCCTGATGGAGAATTACAACGATTACATAATCTGTTATTTAATACGGGTTATCGAAACTACATTATTGAGCAAAACTTAAAGGTTGTAGATGGTCATTCTTATCCTTCTATGAGGATTTCGTTTCTCGATAAAGAAAAAGTACCAAGAACTTGACTTTGATTTTTTATTTGTGTATATTAAAATTACTTATATCAAAAATAAACAAAGAAAGGTGGCAGTAAACAAATGACACGATTCCTTTTAAAGCATCCCATAGCTTGTTTGTGGATTGTTTGTGTCTTATTGGCACTTCGTCCGATGGTTCGTTATTATGATGCTGAAATAAACCGCACATACCATCCCGAAATTCAAGATAGGGAGCATAAAATAAATGTGGTCTATAGTGTGGCGGTTTCGGTAATTGGTGGGCCGGTGACATTGGTCGGTATTGCTATTCATGATTGGATAAACCAATAGATATCAAAATGTGGTATCGGGTGTTGGTCAGTTGTGAATGAATTTAATACTGAAGGCGAGGAAGAATGAGTAGTTTTAAATGTTTAAAACAACGGCTTAGTAATGGCAGTTTGTTAGTGCATACTCTTTTTGCAGAACAAGATCGTATTCGTCATGCGCGTGCTTTTTTTGAATTGCCATCTATTCCTGTAATGATGTGGGAGATTTTGGTACCAGCAAATGATAAGGATGGTAATGAAATTTCAGTTTCTTACCATCAACAATGGGATGATTTCGTTTATTCACTTTCAGAAGGAATGACATTACTCAAAACAGCCAAAGGTACTTGGATACATCCACAAACAAAAACTCTTATTGTTGAGCCAATGATACCAGTGCGTATTAGTTGTTCCAGAGAAGATATTATTAAGATTGCCAAATTCACGAAACAATATTACAATCAACATACAGTACTGGCGTATCAAGTCAGTATAGACGTACTTATGATTTAGGACTTGTACTATGCGTAAATCATTTAAATATCGTTTGTATCCTAACAAGGTTCAAATTCAGAAACTTGAGTTACAATTGAATGCAACTCGGTCTCTGTATAATGCTGCGTTGGAACAGCGTATACATCAGTACAAGTCTACACCCAAGTTTTGGAATGAGAACAAAAAGAAATATACGTCTTCTGTATCATCGCTTACTGCGTATGACCAGATGAGATTTTATCCAGAAGCCCGTATTTCTGACCCTGCTGGTCTTGGTCAAGTACCAGCACAAACTTGTAATGCGGTATTAGACCGTCTACATAAGGCTTACAAGGCATTCGAGAAACGTGTACAAGTAGGTGCAGGTAAAGCCGCAGGTTTTCCTCGATTCAAAGGACGAGATAGATGGGATAGTCTTGTGTATCCAACATACGGTTCTGGTTGTAAACTTGTGAAGCTCCCAAGTGGTAGATTCGTTGTAAGATTCTTGAACATTGGTCTTGTTCGTGTCAAGATAGACCGCAGTATTCTTGGGACAATCAAGACTACAATAATCAAACGAGAAGCAAATGAGTGGTATGTTGTATTTTCTTGTAATAATGTACCTTGTCAAAGATTACCTAATACCGACAAACAAGTCGGTATTGATGTTGGTTTGAACACCTTTGCTATGTTATCTACTGGACAGGCAATAGAAAACCCTCGTTGGTATCGTAAGGCGGCGGTTGCGCTAACCGAAGCACAACAAAGTTTGAGTCGCAAGGCCAAAGGCTCTAATCGTCGTCAAAACGCTAAAAAACGAGTTGTTGCTTTACATACCAAGATTCGTAGACAACGAGCAGATTTTCACCATAAATTGTCTCGAACGCTTGTAAATCAGTATGGGTTGATTGCTGTTGAAGATTTGAACGTAAAAACAATGTCTAAGCGATGTAAGCCAAAATCAAGTTTACCGAACGGATTGAATAAGTCTATTGCTGATGCTGGTTGGTCACAGTTTTTGAATCAGATTGCCTACAAAGCGGAAGAAGCTGGTAGGGTCTTTGTGAAAGTAAAAGCAGCAGGAACAACAAGTACATGTTCACAGTGTGGTCGTGTGCAAAAGAAGACGTTAGCGGAACGAATATATACATGCGAATGTGGGCTTGAAATAAATCGAGATTTGAATGCTGCTATTAACATCTTAAGGCTCGGTCAGAGCCAACAGGCGCAAGCCTGTAAAGAGACGTTCGTCTCACCGACTGACGGGTGTATCGAGTCAGAAGGGTCTCAAAAGTTTGGGTTAGCGGAAGCTATACAGATTGTATAGACTGGTGTTGACAGATTTGTATAGTGGTTGCAACTCGCACGTGTGTATGAGATGACAGCTTGTGGTAATCATCCTCATAGAAGAGAGTGTTCGTGTTGCAACTCGCACGTGTGTATGAGATGACAGGAATGCTGCGATCAACATCTTACGGCTCGGTCAGATGTTGCAACTCGCACGTGTGTATGAGATGACAGTTTGCTGAGATTCTGATTTGATTCATGATTCCCCGTTGCAACTCGCACGTGTGTATGAGATGACAGTCGGAACAGGAATCAGGCTCTTGAAAATAAATTTTCTTGTGAGCGTGAGCGGCAATCGGCAACTTCCAAACGAGATCGAGCGCAATTCGGGAAACGCTCTTGACAGAATTATTGACCGATGCGTAATGACTTAGACCGTGTTGACTTGCGAACACAGAACAGAATCGCAACCGAGTGAACGACAAAAATGTCATGTGTTATATTGTAGTATGCAAGGACACGGTGTCCGAGCCAAGAAAGGAGAGCCAAGCAATGAGCCGAATCGCAATTTACAATAAGACAAAGTATCAGAACAGGGACATCCGGCGTATCGTCTCCACCGTGATGAAAGAATATTGGAGAACTCACACGAAGCCGGAGCGGGTTAGCATCACCTGTATTTACCGACGAGTGCGGGATGGCTTTTGTGGCGGTTATGCCTATTATAATAGTGGGGTGGTTGTTCTCAAAATATCGAAGGATGCAGACCGAGTTCACTCGTGCCGGAAAGATGATGACCCGGCAATGAACATAGCGAGAACGCTCTTGCATGAGTTGTGTCATTGCCGTGGACTGAAGCATGGTGACATGGCAAAGGATGAGACGTTCAATGTTGAGTATGTGCGTGGCTTCTTTTTGCGATTCCGACAAGAGCCAAAACCGAAAGAAAGAACCGACGAAGCTAAGATCATCCAGTTGTATGACCGAAAGAAACGATGGTTCACAAAAGCAAAGAGAGCAGAGACGGCTATTCGTAAGATTAATAAGTCTCTCCACTACTACGAGCGCAAGATGGCTGCTTGCGGCACTACAAATGGAGAGCAACAACAAAGTGGCGAACACAATTCAAATACGACAGAGTGAGGCATCACATGCCTATTGTAGTTGATGTCGAGACAACAGGTTTGAAACCGTGGCTTCACGGTATTATTAGTATAGGTGCTGTTAATTATGATGACCCAACACAGTATTTTTATGGAGAAGGTCGTCCAAGTGCCAATGTTGAGATTACACAAGGTGCCTTAGATGTCAATGGAATGACAGTAGAATCCTTGAAAGCGTTACCAGACCCAATAGTAGTTGTATTATCTAATTTTTTTGCGTGGTGCCGGGAGCAAAATACATCACCTGTTCTGGCTGGACATAATTCGAAGTTTGACCTTGATTTTATCACACAAGAAATGGAACGTTGTGGTCTCAAGAAGACTTTGAATATATTCACGCATCGAGTATATGACCTGCATACAGTTGCGCATACGCATTATCGTCAGTGGAAAGGTTTCTGGTATCCCAAGGATATGTCAGCATCGTTTATCTATGAGAAGCTTGGTATTCCTAATGAGCCAACACCGCATTACGCACTTAACGGGGCAATTTGGGAAGCAGAGGCTATTGCGCGGTTAATCGAAGGTGTGTCGTTGTTTGATGACTTCAAAGATTATCCAGTGAAAGAAAATCCATGGGCATAAAGGAGAATTTGTCGGCATCGTTACCTGTGTGGACATGTGATTATTGTTACATACAGGCTTCTGGTATATTTTGTCCTCTTGGGTGGGAACTGATATGGGACGGTTGTGTATGTCCAGAATGTATGATGAAATTGAAACCTATTAATGGATGGTTTCATCTTGTCAATGGCGGCGCATTCTCCGGTGGAAAGCCAGACCCACGAACAAAACCAAAACAAACTATTGAACTACCAAAAAAACCATCCTGAATTGATACTATGAGCGACGAAATATTACAACCCAATCCAGAGTTTGAAAAAGCAATGGAAACTGCACGTGAAGAGATAGAAAGTACTATCAACAAATTACAGGAAGTAATAAATGCAGATGATGCTGGCAGACTTGTTCATGCTCATATTGGAGTTGCTGTTGCTGATGAGAAAGGAAATGTTTTCAACTTCAAAGCAGCATTTGGTAGTAAGCATGCTGTTGAAGATATGTTAATTCAGCTTCTTAATAAAGTCCATAATACTCCATTGTCGTGTGAATGTGGTTGTGAACAATTCGAATTGGTTGAAGAAGAGGATGAACTTGGCGAAATAGAAGTATCTGATAAAGGTGTGATTGTTAAGCCGCATGTTCCACCATCAGAAGAATCTAAAGAGGAATAATTTGTATGCAATGGGTTACTGGTAATATTTGGCAGTTTCACAGTATTGGAAGAGTAATCGTTATTCCGACGAATGCAGGGTGGAAAAATTCTGGCGAGAATGTTATGGGTCGAGGTTTGGCACGAGATGCTGCACAGATGTTTCCAGAACTTCCAATTATATATGGTGCCTTCTGTCAGGCATATCAACCACATCAATATTTCAAAGAATATCGACTGATTTGTGTTCCATCAAAAGGTCTCAATAAGAAGAAACCACAGTTGTCATGGAAACAACCTTCGGATATATTCATCATTACTGAATCCTTGATGTGGCTTGAGGAGCATGCTAATGAGTTTTCTAATACATCGGTATATGTACCAGTATTGGGTACTGGTAATGGAGAATTAGAACGGGAACCTGTTGTAGAATTGATGAATGAACTGCTCAAAAACCCCAAATTTATAGGTGTCCTGAAAGACTAAAAAAATCTTCCAAATCCTCTATAAAAAGAAAATATTACTACTAACTATTATACATGAAAGCAGCATCACATATCACAAAACAAGAATCGGTGTGGATACATTCCACCATGGGCATAACCCGCACACCTAATTATTGCTTTTCAACTAAAAAACTCACCTAATTACCTTATTGGTCATTGGGGAGAAGCTGCCCGAAGTGACTGATAATTACACATCTGTTCCACCAGTCACTTTAAAAAATAGTTCAGATTTCTCTTGACTTTTACGTTTTCAGTGTGTATATTGTTGAAGTATAAGGGAGATTCTAATGTTAATATTTGGAGTCATAAGTTAATGGCAAACTGCTTGCCTGTCACGCAAGGATTGAGAGTTCGATTCTCTCTGGCTCCGCATTAAATTTGGGAGTCCATTACAAGTTTGTATCTGTAGCCTCAATTGGTAAGGCATGTGGCTGTAACCCACAAGTAGGAGAAATCCTTGGTGGTTCGAATCCATCCTGATACACAAAGAAAGAAGGATACTTTTATGGAAAAATTATTTGTTGAAGACATCGCAACTATTCTGTATGGATTTCGTTCAATAAGCGACGAAAGTTATACAAAAGAAGCAGCTATTTCTGAAGCAAAAAAGATACTTGCTGCTTTAAAAGAGCGTGGTTATTCTATTGGTTCATAAAAAAAGGAGATATATCGTGTTCTTTTGTGTCGAAACTGGCAGCCGAGCGGAATACCCGTATTCGCCCATGTGCACAAGAAGCGAATGATTACTGGTTCGAATCCAGTCAAAAGAACTATTTTGGGACGTGATAAGGTATCAATCGTTGGTGAAAACTAAGACCAGTGTAAATTTGAAGTTCGCTACTTTGAATTGTTGATACTGGATGTGTCGAGAAGACACTTTGAGTAGACCTCTGACGATCTAATGAGAATATAGATTATTATCCAGAAGGTTCTCAAGAAAGAAAAGATACTTTGAGAAGTTATTTTGGAACTTCTAAAGTATTTCAGACAAAAGAAGAAGCTGTTATAGAAGCTTTTCGTATGGAAGATGAAATCATGACTTCTGATTTTCCTATTTTGGAATATGGTATTAGTTATATAGGAGAATTTGAAGCTTTCTGATGTATCTATGTACGCTGTGTTACCTTGGGTCGCATACACATAGATAGGCACCGAGTATGCGGGTGAGAGTAACACTTGTTAGAGTTACCTATCCTACTCTTGGCGGGAAATAGAACATCAGATTTTATTCCGACATAACTCAATGGCAGAGTACACGGCTGTTAACCGTGGAGTTGCAAGTTCGACTCTTGCTGTCGGAGCCACAACAGATTGAGGAACCTAATATGGGAAACAGAATAACCAAATTCTCAGCAGTTATTGAAGCCAAGATTAAAGAGTTGGGTGAAAAAATTGAAGGTGCGGAATTCAGATTTTCACTCAATGGTACACCCCATCTTGTAGTTACATTACAAAATTGGGAACATAGATTCAGTATCACGTACTTTGCGAGTACAGATACTTGGCGAAGTTTTTATCCTTACGCTGTAGTAGGAGCAATAGAACGCAAGAAGGATTTGAAATCGGCGGACGCTGTTGTAGCTCTATTTAATGAGCTTCGTACTCGTGAGAAAACTGATAAAAAGAAATAATTGCGGATTCATCTAATGGATAAGATGTAGGTCTCTGAAGCCTATCATGAATGTTCGATTCATTCGTCCGCAGCACATGGGTAGATTCATTGATGAAATAAAAAGAAATTCCATCTTAAATCAAATGAAGAGTTGGAAGCATTCTTTGAGATTGAAATTGAGCATATGAAAGTTTTACCAAAGTTTCCAAAAGGCGAATGTTATTTCTGTCATACTTTATGCTCGCAACAACTATGACAGAAATCCCAATTGGTTGTTGAAGTAGCAACGTTTAATTAGACATTGACCAGATGACCGAAGGGCTTAGGTAGTAGTCCGCAAAACTACGTATGTGGATTCGAATTCCACTCTGGTCTCAATGCCACAATAGTATAGTTGGAAGTATATTATCCCTGTAAGATAATGGCATCCGTTCGAATCGGATTTGTGGCTCCAAATAGTTCAGATTTACCTTGACTTTTGATTTACGATTATGTACATTACATCATGGGACTTAACCTTATATCAATGTTAATTGGAGCTTGGATTTATAGTGCTTTTTTTGGACATCCAAAGACTCCTCAAACTTCTCAAATGAAGTCAAAGGTCACTGTCGTTCCATTTGGTGAGATTATCTACCATTATGTGGAAGAAAGAAACGCCAGCGTAGTTTAAGTGGTAGAATTCTCGTTTCGTAATCGAGAGATGCTTGTTCAAGTCAAGTCGTTGGCCTAATAATAAGTAATGCCGCAGTAGCATAATGGTAGTGCACTGACTTGGTATGTCAGGTGGTGTGTGTTCGATTCACATTTGCGGCTCACAACAGGTATCGTCTAAAGAGAAGAAGACGCATCTGTAGTATCAGCAGATGAACCAGAGATTCAAAACCTCACCTGTTTAGATTTTGAAAAGGAGCGAAAGACATGAAGATAAAGGTATGGTTAGCATTACAACCCAACGGAGTAGTATTTGTCACCAAGAACAAACCGGAATTACAGGACGATGATTATCTCATTGATGACAGAGAGCATGAGTTTTTCATTGTCGGAAACAACGAATTTGGCTTGACAGAAAAAAGCGGATAGGTCGTGCCACAACGGAAATTAGGTGATGGCAGTGAGCCGCTACGAATGACAACGGCTTGCAGATAACGGTTGGGTATTTGTGTCTGTTTTGCCTTGCACAAATGTTCAAATTATAGATAGTATTCAAAATAGGTTAGTTTTGGTAAGTCTGACCTCATTGGTGCGAGGCCCAATCTTGAAAATTGGTTGAACGTCGAAAGATGTTTTGAGGGTTCGAATCCGTCACTTACCGCGTAAACAGGAGATTCTATGGTATGGACATATGATAAAAGAACAAGACATTTTACCTGTGGTACTGAACAAGATGGTTGTGGTATCTATTGGGACAAGGGAAATGGTTGTTGGTATGCTACTATGGTGATTCATGGTAATATGATTACTACGTATGGCCCTTACGCTTGTGTTTCAGATGCATTGCAAGATATAGAAGTCAGATTTGTATCCTTTACCGAAAAATACAAACATTTTGACAAAGGGTAAATATGGCTGAAAAAGTAACAGTGTTTGCATGGCATACCTCTCATCGAGAAATTAAAGCTATCAAAGACTCTGGTTACAAACACAATCAGGTTCTGACTAATGTCGATGAGTATAAAGTGGCACGAAACCTATTTGAAAAGGGTGTAAATGTTATTCTTTTAAAAGGTGCCCATGGAGAGATTTTAGTTGGAGCCTCAGATGACATTTTTAAGCAATGAAAAGCATAATAAACAACAGCGAAAACTTATTGACCAATATCCAACTGGTTTTAGAATAGTCAAGAATAACGTTGTGTTAGATAAGAATAAAAAGTCACAACAATTCTTTAGGTATCGTGGATACGAGTCTTTCGACCCTAATGATGGACGTAGTGAAATAAGATTACCAAAGAGGAGATAATATGGCAGAATTCTGTAGACAATGTGCAGAGAATTTATATCCACATAATGGTGGTGACATTCATAAAGGTGATTTTGTTGGAATAACAACAATAGAAGAAGAAGCACAAGGATTATATGCTGTAGTTCTCTGTGAAGGTTGTGGCCCAATACAAGTTGATTCAGAAGGAAATTGTATTACGCCAGACTGCTTAGAAAAACATGGTGTAAATGAAATATCGAAATCATAGAAATGCCCTTAGTTTAACTGCTTAGAACACTCCTTATTTTCAAGGAGAGATGTCGGTCGGATTCCGACAGGGACGATTTTCAAAAAACTGAACCTCAACGTTCTATGGGATGTTGAGATACAGGACATGGGAATAATGCTTGACCCATACTACAAGACGTTGTGGTAAAAACAAGCTGTTAGCCTACAAAGCAAATAAAGGACTCCTTCGAGAGCCAAGAGGCTGTTGCACTGTAGGAGACATACATTAGAGACAGCCTCTTATTGGGGTGATAACACTGGTGGTCAGTGTGCTGGACTGAAAATCCAGATAAGCAGGTTCGACTCCTACTTGCCCCACAAAAAAGTTTAGACTTCACTTGACTTTTACAGATGATATGAGTATATTACTCAAACAAGGAGATACATGAGTAATCTTATTCAAAAATATCTTACGCAGGAAGAAGCATCCATAATTGAAGCATCCATGGGTGAACTTCTGGTTCCGTCGCCTTGTGATACATGTGTATTCCAGAAAAGATGTGCTGACGAATTCTTAGCTTGTAATACCTTTTCGGTATTTGTTACCAAACAAGGAGATGAGCATCCTGAGTTGTTCTTAACAAATGGTAGTAATAGGAAACCAACACGAGAAATTTACAGAAAGCATTTTGTATACACTGGTCATCGACACTTGTAAAAAGAGCAGAGAAAAAAGAGATAGTTGTAATACAATGGGCGTGAAAGGATTCGACAGGGTAAAATTAGTAAAGAATGCAGGTCGGGGTTGTTACACCGTAATGTAACTAAAAAACACAAACGCAGAAGCTAAATCTTCTACGGCTTTCGTTGACGAGGCTGGTATTTTGGTCTTTGCAGACGAGAGTGAACTTGTGCCAGTAATGGTATAAGTTCGTGAGGTTCTGGTATATGGTCTGTTTGACACACCTCACAACGACAAAAAACCAGATGGTGGAGATGGCGAAACACGGAAGGTACAAAGCACCGTGGACTGAACAAATGCTTTGTTGCGGTTGCCTGAGTTCGTCGGGTTTGTAGTGGCACCAAAGAGTTCTAAGCCTGACTAAACCTGTGAATGATTTTTTATTAGTAGTACTTTGGACTCGGCTTCGATTGCCGACACGTCCACTAAGGTAGTTGATTTTTATGGTCAAATTCTGCAATGGTTGTAAACGAGATTCAGAGCGTAGTCAAAATGGTTTGTTTTTTAGATAACTTCAGGGTGTGGCTCAGTCTGGTAGAGCGTCTGGTTTGGGGCCAGAAAGTCGCAGGTTCGAATCCTGTCACCTTGACTGCAAGATAGAGGAGTCTGACCGTCCTCGCTTGACTCATAATCAAGAAATCGCAGGTTTGAATCCTGCTCTTGCTACACCACTCCAAGAACAGGATTCAAGGGAATCTTGATATTGGATAGTCGCTGATAATCCGACGATACAGAAGCAGGTCGCACCTGTAGGTTATCCCGTATTTATAGTCCCTTTGTGAGTATTTTTGCACAGTTCACTGTGCAAAAACCGCAGATAAGGGACTTAATAAAATTATGGTATCTTTCTCAGCATCTTAAGAGGTTCTATGGAAGGTACCACAAATGGGACGTGGGAGATGGTCTCCGGCAGGTCTCCAAAACCTGTGCAAATAGCGAAGAGGTTCGATTCCTCTACGTCCTGCAATGAATCATTGGACGACAATTTAAGAGAATGATTCAGGTAACACCCTCTGATTTAGGAACGACAAATGAAACAAGGCTCGAAACCTACTTCTCAAATCGTTCGCCAGTCGAGTGGAAAGCGGAGACAACTTCGCCAGAGGTTAAAAAAAGAAGTTCCCACTTTAACGGTCGTCATAATTGTGAGGCTGAATGGACAGTGTATCTGCTGCATAAGCGGTGGATGGGAACATAGTATAAAAATAACTTCCAGACTTGGGTCTTTATAACCCTCAAACGTTGGGTCTGGAAGTATTATGCCATCATAGTGTTAATGGATAGCACGTGAAGTTGTGGACTTCAAAGATACAGTTCGAATCTGTATGATGGTACAAAGTCATTGCATACAACGGACAAGGCTTATGCTGGACTATTCGGCGGAGACAATCCATAACCGCATAGAGCAATCCAGATGGGTAGCGCAGTGGTTGACCAGTGTAATGACTTTTTGGGGCCAGTAGCATTAATGGGAATGCGCCGCACCTGCAATGCGGAGGTTGTGAGTTCGAATCTCACCTGTGTCCACTCAATGGACAATGTTCTCATGTACGGTTTACTCCTGTCTCCCGTACACAGCATGGTAAGGCGGCTAAGTTGACTTTGGGTTCCACATTGTCCCTTTATTCTTTGTATTTTTAGTGGGTAGTGCGATGCCGATTAAATGAAAGGAGAACTTTATGAGCGAAGTACGACATTTGACTGGAAAAGACAAGTGCGAATATCCCGACGATGACTGTGATCGACCCGCAGATTCGATTGTGTATGATCGAGTTCATCGAAAAGTGATTCTGTGCGGCGATCCCCACGCTGAAATGGTGGTACACATTGATCGGCCCGAATATACCGATTACTGTCAGAATTGTGGATGTCGGCAGGGGATAAACTAAGCATGGCGCACAACATCGACATTGATGAGTTTACTCGTATTAACCTTGATGAACCAAGTAAATAAGATATACTTTTCCGCCTGTCTTTCAACGGTAGGAAGCCAGTCCGATATACTGGTAATAGAGGTTCGATTCCTCTTGGGCGGACGATGGCTTACAGACAAACCCTTGCATGATAGTAGCTTCGTTTGTAAGTGAACTTATGATATGCTGTAAGCCAGTCACAATTAGATTTGCCCTTGTAATGGCTCTGCCTTCTAAGCAGAACGTGCATAACGGATGAAAATGTGGGTTCAATTCCCATCAAGGGTACAATTCACAACACTAATTCACTAAAATAACAAATCACATAATTTAAGGAGATACTTATATGAAGAGTCAAACGGCTAAAGCAGTTAAGATATTTTCAGCCAGTTTGTTGCTTTTGTTTACAGCAGTTTGTTTGTATTGTTCTGGCTGTACACAAGCATCAGATTCAAACATTAATCCAATCTCCACTACTGTACAGTCTTTGGAGAAAGTAGGTGTTGTAACACTTTCTGCTTGGGATAATGGACAAGCATTTTTGTATAGTACTGAAGGTTTTGTTGGCGTGGTTCAATCCAACACCAATGTTTTACGAGGAGTTCCGGTAAATCAATTTCAGGAGCCAGTACTTTCATTAGTTAATCAATGGAATGACCAGATTGGTAACGAGCAAGGTAATAAAGAATTTGGCATTACTGTAATTAGTCCATACAGTGAGTTGCTTGCTCAGTTTGTCGAAGTTGGTGCAACATTCAGAATTGGAGTAGATGGTAATAGAAATATAACATCATTACGACCTGTTCCGTAAAAAATTATAGTGGGGTTGAGGTCGGCAGTAGCGAGTAACATCCAAGTTCGAGTCCTCTTTGGGGGTACGTACTTTTTAGGGATATAGGAGAATGGCTAATCCGCTCGGCTCATAATCGAGAAATTGAAGGTTCAAATCCTTCTGTCCCTACAGAGATTTTAAGGAAGGTATTATCGAATTCCCAATGACAGTTTGGGCAAAGTTGTATGACGTTTGTTCGAGAGTTAATTTCTCCCAAAGTTGCTGTTAATGGAAAATCTCGAATTGCTTTTATATGTGCTAATTGAACGTGTTTATCATATCCACAATTTGCACACGGTTTTTTGAGAATGTCTTGATTCCAATGTCGAGCAAAAGAACGAAGAGCAGATTTCTTTATCATCGCTGGAAGAGGTTTAACGTGTGTTCGTTCTAAATATTCCAGTAATGTCAGGTCACGGAGCCTTTTTTTTCTAAATTGTTTACGCCATTTTCCTTGTCTTCGATATTCTCTTGTTCCATTTGTTTGTTGTCTTTTTGGAAAAAGCCTGTTAGTAACAATAGCTGCACAAGAATGAGAACAGAATTTGTTTTTTCGGTGGCTATAAGCAAGCGGTGCATAACACTGTGCACATAAGTTTGGAGTTTGCTTGTATGTTTCTATTCGTATTAGATAACGTTGATGAGACATTGCCGCAGTAATGTGTTGTCCTTCGACTTGTCGTTGTTTGGAATTTGTCATGATGTAGTTATCCTTTCTATATAGTATATATATAGAGGGATATGACCAATATTTATAGTCGAACTGTATATTAAACGAGTTTGGTTTTCGATTCTATTTGTCGGTTTTTATGCTCGGTTGGCACGACAGGTTAAGGCGGCAGACTTATATTCTGCGTCAACGTGGGTTCGAATCCTACACCGAGTACAAACAAGTAGAAAGGCCATATGGAAAAAAGAGACCCAAGTTTCTGGCGACGAATGTGGTGCAGATTCTTTCATCTAAGTAATGGAAGAATGCTGATAGGTTTACCAGAAGTCAAGTTCAAACCCATTCGTCCAAAGTCGTCATTATATGAATGTCAAGAATGTGGAGAAAAGTGGATACTATAAGATGACAGATAAGAAGCGTAGCTATATTCGGACGTTTGTAAAAGGCGTTGTGTGGGAATTATTCGGATTGATTCTTATTTACATCTTAATACACTCTATTCAAACAAGTCTCACATATATCGGTATACGCATTATGCTGTACTTCATCTACCACAGAGTCTGGAAGATGATGAAGTGGGGAGCAAAGAGCGGAAATGCCACATTAGTGGAATAGGCTAACACATCTGCCTCTCAAGCAGAAGATTAAGGGTTCGAGGCCCTTATGTGGTACATGGAAAAGCCAAGCAGAAGTTTGATACGACAATTGGTTCATCTGGCTCTTAAGCATCGCAAAGAGCTTGTGAAGCCACAAGACAAAGAAACCGTCCAAACGAGCATTTGCATATCGCAATATGCGATATGCGATAACACGAAGAGACATACAAGTATCGGATGCATACAGTAACGCCCTTGTAGACAAACTGGCAAAGTCGGTAGGCTCAAACCCTACGGCAAACATTAGAAACGATTGTGGGTTCGAGTCCCACTTAGGGCACAAAGGGAGATACCATGGATACAATACATCGTTCAGCACGAACCTGTATCAAGCAGATACCAGCAGTGTTTAAGTTAGTAAACTGGTATCCACATACCAGCAATCTGGATATTGGTGGTGGAAAGTTCGAGGAAGCAACTAAATATTTGGCGGAACGAAGTGTAGGGAACTTCATCTATGACCCCTACAATAGAACATCCGACCACAATGCCAGAATGCTCGAACGATATGACTATGACACTGTTACTTTGTGTAATGTTCTAAATGTCATCGAGACATCTACTGGTATTACAGAAGTGCTTTGGTTGGCAAGACGACATGTGAAGGTTGGTGGTTGCATCTACATTTCTGTATATGAAGGAAATCGTAGTGGAAGACCTTGTATCGGGAAAACAGGCACATGGCAAGCAAACAAACGTTTACATGTATATATGAAATGGGTGCATGGAGTCTTTGGTGGTTGTCAAATCACCAAGATGTACAGAAAAGGTAGCGGGTTCAGTTATCTATGTATCAAGGTCTAAGTTGATGGAACTCGAACTCAAAGCGAAGATTGCTGACGACTTGTTAGGAACTGCTCAAAGCATAGCTGACATACTCCAAAAGTATGGATTGGCGTTTTCTGACCTCGAAGAGTTGGAGCACTATCTTTCGGAGAACAGTGTCGTAGAATGTGAGAAATGTGGTACGTGGTGTAACGATGCTGAACTGGCAGACGAACACAACCATGGTGTTAAGCATTGTGCAGAGTGCAGATGTTATGACTGTGAAGACTATTAACCATCCTTATGTGATACTCACTGCTCGGCAGCAAGAAGTACTTCGTTTGATGGCAAGGGACGGAATAGTATTAGCAGACGGATAGCAGAGGGACAATTGGCGATCCGAGAGTCTGAGAATTATGCGGTTACATGAAACGGAAAGAACTCGATGAATAATGGAACAACAGTAGATATGCGCGGTGTAGTTACAGCATTTGACCCAACTAAGTATAAAGGTCTTCGACAACTTCGGGCTTCAACAAATAAACAGCCAGAGCATCAATGTAATAATTGCAAGTGCAAAAGATATTCACCCTGCACTTGTACGAAAAAGGGCGACGAATAGAGTTGAACTTTCAGATTCGACTAAATGCTACGTTAGAGGAAATGGATAACTCACCTGACTTTCAATCAGGAGATTAGGAGTTCGAGGCTCCTACGTAGTACTAAGACCGTTTGGCGGATTTGATTTTACTCATCTTCGTTAAAATCACTCGTACCGCCTTCGTAGCCCAATTGGTAGAGGGAACGGTTCGAGAAGCCGTACAGTGTCAGTTCGAGTCTGACCGTGGGTACTATTAATACGAACGTTAAAGGGTAGCTTCTACCAGTCGCAAGATGAATCTGTATAAGGCTATCGGGAGTCGTCTGACCATTGCATTTGCTCTCATCGTCCAATGGATAGGATATGGATTTCCTAAATCTAAGATGAAGGTTCAATTCCTTTTGAGAGTACATAATTTTGCTCCTATAGTAGAGTGGTGTATCACGCTTGACCTACACTCAAGAGACCTGCGTTCGATTCGTAGTGGGAGCACCAAGGTGCTGTGGCGGAAGATAGACGCTAAAGCAGATTGTGCCTTATGCTTGTCTACGTCATCCACTTATCGGGGCGTGGTAAATCGAGGAGATAAGTTCCTTTCGGCCAGTGCCGTACTTTTGCATTGTTAGTTGTCGGTGCGTACAATAATTTGAGCGGGGTAAAATGAAAATGAGCCATAGAGAATGTGTTTGTAAATACGTGATGAGAGTTGATGATTCATACATTCCAGATTATTCAAGAATAGCTGGAACTGGTGATCCTCCGGGAACGCCACTGATCGGTGTAATACAGTACGAATGCCTTTGCTGTGGGACTCGGTGGGGATATGTCCCCGGCAATGCAAAGGTTGTACCGAAACCAGACCGAGATTTGCACGATACGCTTGTCGAGCGGTGACTATAAAATGCACCGCATGGCAACCAGCGTGACGGCGTAAGTCCGACGTTGCGAACACAATTCAAACATCAAAGGAGTGAGCAATGGACGCTTTTACACAGATTGATTTCATTCGACTAATTGCTTGGCACGAAATCAAAGACAGACGGCCTGATGATACAACTTGGCAGGATTGACTGTGAAGTGGAAAACTTAACTATAAAAACAAAATAATATGAAAACTACAAACTCAAAAAGTAAGAAGAAACCCGCATTGCAGCAAGGTGGTGTTAACTGGGTAGCGGTGGTTGACAAACTACCTGAATTAGGAAAAGAAGTTCTATTGTTTGATGATTGGAAAACGCATACGGGAGAGGAAAGGAAAGATATTAGGGTTGGTTACTTATCATCATTTATGACAATGAAAACAAGAGAAGGAATAAGCCATAATTGCGAATGGGAAGGAACGGAGTTTGCGTTCAATATAACGCATTGGATGCCACTTCCACCGCCACCTTGCAGTTAACGTGTGCGCCAACAATGCACACACCGAACTCCACGCTTTTTATGAATGAGAAAGGTGTTGAGTGAATTCTATGAAGAAATCTAAAAGAGTGAGCGACGTAAGCACGATTGTGAGCCGCCGTTTGCGCGCTCGGTTGGCACGGTGGTGGACTAAACTTAACTGCTGGGCTATACCAGCCGATTTCCCAAAACATCACGGGTTTGCAACAGAAGAAGAACGTCGTCAATTTATACGTGGTGCATTTACGGTTGTTGACAAACTTGCTGGACGATCAGGGCTTGCACTTTGGCGTAAAGAAAATGTGCGTAAGCGAAATGGCGGCTAACGTCCAGTCGGGTTGGAGCAGGCGAAGGGCTTGCCAGACGATGCTTTTCAAAACCAATTTGGGTAGGGCTTGCGTTAACCCGCTTGTTATACGCCGTGCGTGTTTTGCGGCAACGATTTGAGCAATGGAAAAACGATATCAGATAATATATGCAGACCCCCCGTGGACATATCGAAACAAGAAAACGGGTGAGTCTATGCAAAGCGGGGCAGAATACCAATACAAGACAATGACTGTTGATGAAATTTGTCGATTGAACGTGCGCGAAATTGCTGATAACAACAGTGTGCTTTTTCTTTGGGTAACCGTTCCGATGATGGAAGAAGGGTTTCAAGTTCTCAGGGCGTGGGGATATTCCTTCAAGACAATGCTGACGTGGCGCAAGATAATGAGTCTCGGAATGGGCTATTGGTTCAGAGGACAAACAGAGCATATCCTTGTTGGTGTACGTGGGCGTGTGAAGGCTTTTAGATGTCAAGAACCGAATTTTCTCCAGTTGAAAGCATTGCGACACAGTGAGAAGCCAGAAGAATTTCGCCAGTTAATTGAACGAGCGACGAAAGGATTGAATCCTCGCGTTGAATTGTTCGCCCGTCGAAGAGTTGACGGGTGGGATACATGGGGAAACGAGATTGCCAGCGATGTGCAGCTGGAAGTTGCCGCAACGCATGGCGTATAACAATGGCAGGTATCGAATCCTGCCAGCAACTCTATTTTTATTTAGATTTCTCTTGACTTTTGATTTTCGTTTGTGTACATTATGCCCATGTAGAAGAATGGCATATTCGGTAGGCTTAAACCCTACGTCGATGCGAGTTCGAGTCTCGCCATGGGTACAAAGTTATAATCAACCTTTAATGGTTGATTTTCAGAGAAAACAATCAAATAAGGTTGCATGATGAATGTTATAAAAGTAGTAATGACTCTTTTATTAGTTACTGCACTTCTTTGGTTCTGTATTGAATTAAACTCTCTTGTTAAAGAACATGGAACATATGTAACAGCAAAAGCTCAACGTATGCAATATGAGTCTCTATACAAGCTTCAACAACAGCAATTAGATTATCAAAATTATCAATTGAATAAATTAGAAGATTCATTAGGTTTACCACACGATTTTTCTAATGTGAATTTTTGGGATAAAGAATAATGCGGGTATCGTATAACGGTATTATAGGTGGCTTCCAACCATCGGACGTGGTTTCAACTACCACTACCCGCTCAAAAAAATAGGAGTACTTGCCATAAAGAAGAAGACGAAAGCATCAACTGGACTAACGGTTATGGCACCGCCAGTCGATAATAGTCTCCCTTACTTACTACCAAACGCTTTCTGTCGGTGGAACTTGTTAAATACAAGGTAACGTAAGTTGCTTCTATTTTGAACTCGACTTTGACCTTGATGTTGGTCGAACTGTAAAAGATTCATTTTGGCCTCATGGTGTAACTGGATAACATGCTGCGCTTCGAACGCAGAGATTTGAGGGTTCAACTCCTTCTGAGGCTACAAACCCATTCGGATAGGAGTGCCTATTAAGATTCGTATGGGTTGAATGTCGCACGATAGAGCAATATGAGACAGCTAAGTTTTTGTAGGTGTGATGTTAATGGTTAGCATACGGCGTTGCCAACGCTGGCGTGAGAGTTCGAATCTCTTCACCTACACAATGAAAAATCCAATTGTCATACGAATTCCGTATCTTTTTCCGAGGATAGTGATATATGTAGGTTCGTTGAAACCTCTCGGTAGAGCAATACTGTGTCATATATTCAAACATCATGCATATGTTGAAACAAAGAGATATGAATTGGATAACGGTTATGCAACGCAACAAATGTGTTTGTATTGTTTGAACGAGAAGTATGAAATGAAACACAACAGAGAAGTCATGGCTCTATCCCTGTAGGAATAGGGATGAGAGAAACGTCCGACCACACTAAGAATGAGCGGGAGAACTGGTCGTAGCCCTGAAAGCTACGGTCAGTTCGATAGTACCACCAGTATGTGTGCAACTGAAACAGCCAGAGGTAGACGCATTCTTTACCGATGAAGGCGGGTACAGGCCGCAAGAGAAATCATGACCTAAAGCAGAAGTTGGCGTAAGCTCATTGTGTTCATTTTTTGATATGTTCATTTTTTGTGAACAGAGATAAATAATGAACAGGATTGGCGAAAACTGTATGAATATACCAACTATAGAAGAATTCAGCAAAGCTATCAAAAATAAGATTGCTTCATTAAAGAACAGTTATGCATCTTGCTGGATTTGTACAGCATCGACTAATAATTGGGGTGTAATTCTTCCAGATGGTGATGAGGCTGCTCTTGGATTTGGGTCTCGTGGTGATGGTACTTCAAGATTGGTCTTCTTTCCTGTTTGTGAATGTCATGATATGGAAGATGAAGCCAATGTATTTACTGTAAGAATGTTATTATCTGTGAAACGGATGGAAATGTTGAATTAGTTCGTATGGGTTGCAAGGTCTCCTAAGTATTGACATTATTTGAAAACTTGCATGGAGAGGCGGCGAAGATGGTGCGTCGCAACGGTCTGCTAAACCGTGGGGGGCGAAAGCTCCCAATAGGGTTCGAGTCCCTACCTCTCCGCTCTATTTGTTCATAATGTCAAAGGACTTAAAATGAACTCTAATGCAATTAAAACTGCACAGTTAGGTATGCCATTTGGAACGGCAAATGGACGTTTACGTAAAATGATTATCTTTCATTTGCTTATTCTTCATAACGAGAATATTTGTTATAGATGTAATCGCTGTATAGAATTTGTAGAAGACTTGTCGATTGAGCATAAGACTGCATGGTTAAATAATGACCCCAAATTATTTTGGGATTTAAGTAATATAGCTTTCAGTCATTTAGCGTGTAATGTTGGAGAACCTCGAACCAATAAAACACATTGTCCAAAAGGACATGCATATGATAAAGACAATACTTATATACCACCAAACAGAAACAGCAGAATATGTAAACTTTGTAAAATAATAAACAAAAGAAATTTTCGTAGCCTTCATCCAGAACAAGACACAACTGCATATAGACAAGCTCGTGGATGGGGAGCAACAACTAATGTAAATAAAGAGTAACTGAATGGAAAAGAGCCAATTTGGAATATTGGTGTCCTTAATTGGGATTACGAGTTCAAGTCTCGTACTATCTGCAATTTGGACATTATGTCCAGATAAATGTCCAGAAAATAGACAGTATTTAATCAATTCATAAGTATCAAGACATATCCAGACACAAAGAGGATATCATGGAAGAAAATACAGTAACAAAATCAGCAGAAGAAATTAATGCAGAAATGGGTTTGGTTAATAGACCGGATATCAATGAAGATATTAAAGCTCTGAATCTTCCAGAAGGTACTGTTGCATTTGAATTAGCATTATTTTTCAATGATGGTTCTGTTCGATATATATGGAATGGAATGGACGGTGCTAAAGCACAATATTTATTCAATGGAAAGATAGAAAGTTATATTCGTGCTGATTTGAATAATGCCAAGTTAATCAAGAAAAATCTGTCTTCGTGTTATAAGTTTGTTAAGGATGAACAAGAACGAAATACGGAAGTATCTGGTCAGTCTGTTGCATTAACTCCTACACTTGTGGATACTCTTGTAGAAGCAATGAAACAAGAAGTTATAGAATCCAAACAGGAACTTGATGAATTACGTTCTAAACAGACTGAGGCTCTTAAACAGGAGTCTCCGTTTGAAGTTTCACCTAATGAGTAGTTTCACCAATTGATGAAACGCCTTATGGGATGAAATAAAATCGCCCCCATGGGGTAATGGTAGCTCACCTGCCTTTTAAGCAGCGAGGCCTCAGTTCGATTCTGAGTGGCGGCACAAAATACAGTTCGAATTTAAAAATACGTATCCATAGCTCAATTGGTAGAGCTTTCGATTCTTAATCGAAAGGTTGTAGGTTCGACTCCTACTGGATGCACCAAAAAGGAAGGTACTATGATGTTTTCATGGATTATTATATGGTTAATAGCTTTTGCAGCATTGTTTGTGTTTGCCTTATTTGATTATATAGGGTATAACAAACTTGGGCGAAATAATATTATGGTTACATTTTTTAAATGGGAAGTTAATGAATATCGAATCTATCAAACCATTTTTCAGATACTTCTTACAACAGTACTTTGGTGGCAGTTTAGTTGGGTTCCTGCAATTTTGTTTCTTTTCATGTGGGATGTATGGTTGGCAGATTTGCTTTACTATCTGTTCTGCTACATATTCAATTGGTACAATCATAAATTTGCATTTATGTTGGAAGTATTGGGAAACGAAGTTGTATGGGCATCGTGGACATTGGTTGGATTATTTTTACAGGCATACAATTTCATATTTAAGAAGATTTCACCAAAGATAACAAGAGTGACACCTATTTTTGGAAGAATCTTGTTGATTCAAGCAGCAATTGGTTTGATTGTGTCATTCGTTATAGCATTTATTTTTATGTAAAATAATTGCCTCATCGTTCAACGGAAGGACGGCACCCTTTGAAGGTGTTTATCGGAGTTCGAATCTCTGTGGGGCAGCAATAATAAGTTACGCTGACAAAGAAAGGAAACCATAGACATGGATTTCAAGTTTAGAACAACTGGTCTCTCTCGTGTTCATATTACTGACTTGGCACAATATATTAAAGCATATGTTGCTGAGTATCGACAGGAACCATTTTCTCTTTGGGTAGGATGTGATTCTCTTCCAAAAGATGCGGGATGGGCAGAATTTGGTATCGCTATTGTACTTTACCGTTATGGTAAAGGTGCACACATTGTTGGGACTATGACAAGAGAATATCATCGAGATGATTTCAAACGATTGAGTCGTGAAGTTGAAATTATCATTGAGATGGCTACTTATTTCAGAGATACTGGTACATTTGAATTACCAAATATTGTGGAGTATGACATGCATTTAGACTTCAACAAAGAGAAAGAATTCAAAAGCAATGAAATGTATGATTGGGCAATAGGATGGGTTCGAGGTTGTGGTTTTCCATGTACGCCTAAGCCAGAAGCATATGCTGCATCTTATGCGGCGGATAAAATAGTACGAAGAGAGTTATAAAATGAGGAGTCAACTCACAAACGGTTAACTTGGATGCACGAAGCGTGTGCGACCGTGACTCCTCAAAAATTTCAGGGTGTCGCCTAATGGTATGGTACCAGTATCGGAAATTGGAATAATTTGGGTTCGATTCCCAACACCTTGACAATAGTTGTAATGTGTACTGGCGTAGCAAATGATAGCTCTTCAAGTATAGTTCGTTCATTGTCCGCTCGTTTACTTGCTGGTCTTACACAAGAAGGTATACTTTCGCCTGCTTCTTGTGCTTTTTCCGCCAGTAACTTTAAGAGTAAGTCCTTCGCTGCAAATGCAATGTCACCATAGTACTTATTACTGCCCTCATGATGAAATGCAGACATGCTGGCCTTAGAAGCCAGTGCGAAGTAATAGTAGCGTGTAGGTTCGAATCCTACTGAGGGTACTATGAATCCTTCTTTCAAATACTTTTCTTTTTTCTTCTTACTTATACTCTGCACATCTCTCTTTAGTTGTAAAGGAGATATCGTCACTTCAGTATATCCTCAATACGAATTTAATTATGGCTTCTATATTAGAACCGATACAGGATTAAGTTATTTCGTATTTACGGGCGGTGATATTACAAATACAGGAACTATACCTCTACGGGTTGTACCTTATTTGGAAGTATATTTCACGCTTCAAGCATATGATAATGACAGACCAGACCTTGTGAGTACTGGACAAATTGGTCATGTAGATACATTTATTAATATTCAAGACCCACAATTTGTTTCTATAAAATCTGTGATTCTTCCTAATGAAACATTACAACACATGGCTAAGACAAAAGTCTTTATACCACCACTTGGTGCAACTGGTTTGTATCATCGGTTAAAATTCATTTTCATATATTGAAGGAAAAATCCATGCGTTTTTTTGTGAAAGCATTTCTATTCATTGTCATAATTCCGTTTCTTTCTTCTTGTTTTTATAGAAACGGAATTGATACTCGTGAGATGATATCACGTTATGTTATTGTATGGACAGATGACGGCTTTGGGTCTGGCGTACAAATAGGAAACAAATATGTTATCACAGCACAACATGTCGTAATTAATTGTAGTCATTGGGCTATAATTAATGATGAATTAATTGATAGTGTTGTATCTGTAGTTGATAGTGTTGAAGACCAAGCTTTACTAAAGGGTACATATTGTAAAAGTAAATCTCCTATTGTTGTTAATCAACATGTTTACTTAGGTGAAATTATTTATTGGATACAACCTTTAACATTTTATGACTCATTAAATGTACCACACTTGCACCTTTATCATAATACTGGTTATATCAATCGTATCTATACTAATCATTTCTCAATTAATCAAGCGATATTACCGGGAGCCTCTGGTAGTGGAGTTTTCAATACTGACGGCGAATTGATAGGTATAATAGAAAAGTCTGTTGGTATAGATAATCAAATCGTATATGGTGTAGCCGCTCAAGTATCGGCTTTTGAAACATTATTAACCAAAATACAAATTGCAAATAATATAGATAGTGCAAAAATCAGATAAAGTAACTATTAACATTGTTAAACTCAATGTTTACAAGAAATTGTAGATGTTGAGTTTTTTTTTAATTTTACTTGACATTGACACTTTCATGTGTTATATTGTGTCATAAAGGAACTTCATGAGTATCAAAATTTATCTTGTTGGTGGAACCCTTCGAGACCAGTTGCTTGGTTTATCTATTGGTAAAGATTTGGACTACGCTGTTGAAGCTCCAAGCTATGAAGCTATGCGTGACTACATTCTCGCCAATGGTGGTACCATATGGCAGGAACGGGAACAGTATCTGACCATTCGGGCTAAGATGCCAAAGTTGGGTGATGCTGATTTTGTATTATGTCGCAGGGATGGTTTCTATTCAGATGGCAGACGACCAGATAATGTTACAGTGGGTACCATCTACGATGACTTAGCCAGACGAGATTTCACCATGAACGCCATTGCTCAAGATGTCGAGACAGGAGAGTATATTGATCCTCATAATGGACGTACAGCTATCACTGTCGGTCTTATTCGATGCGTTGGTAATTCATTTGACCGCTTCAATGAAGACCCGCTCCGTATGTTGAGAGCTATTCGCTTCTCTATTACGAAAGACTTTCAGATTGTGAATGAGACGGAAGTATGTCTCTATAATGATAAGCTTATTAACAAGTTGAATACTGTCTCCGTAGATCGAGTACGTGATGAGTTGACCAAATGCTTCAAAGCAAATTCATATAAGACTCTCCTTGCTTTGAATAAGTTTGGGCGGTTAACATATACCCTTTTTAAGCTTTATCCACAACTATGGTTAAAACCAACAACTGAGGAGTAATGATATGAAACTTATAATAAATTGGTTTTCAATAATCACAATTGGTCTTGGAATATATCTTTGTATAACTGGTATGGTTGGATGGTGGACATTCATACTTATACTTTCTTCGACAACAAAACTGGAAACAACGTTCCAAAGAAAATGGTGAAATAAACAGACTAAAGAAAGAAAAAGTGCCACAAAAACACAAAGTAAATATAGAGTTCAATTTAGCAAGTCCAGACCCTCATAAGAAGATGTCTGATGCACAACTTGAGAAGTTCATTTTGTTTGCTGTAGCAGTAGCTGGTAAGACAGCAAAAACAATTGTGCTTGCAATAGACAAGTTTCTTGCTTTGGAAAAAGGGACATCTCCTTTCTTAAGAGTTCGACGTATGCTGGCAAAACGTACACTGAGAAGAAATCTTAAGACGGCCAGTCTTGGAAGATATGATGTACTTACACGATCATATGCAGAATTGGTTCGATCTGGTATCAATTTACGGATGTGTTCGGTTGAAGATTTGGAAAAGATTCATGGCATTGGAGCTAAGACGGCTCGATTTTTTATTCTCCACACCAGACCTAATCAACGATTGGCAGTACTTGACACACACATCTTGAAATTTCTCAAAGAGGTATATAATAAAGAAGATGTACCAACTTCAACGCCAACAGGTAAGAAGTATCTATATTGGGAAGAGATGTTCTTACGTTGTGCGGATAATCTCAAGATGAGTCCCGCACAATTGGATTATGAAATTTGGAGTCGTTATGCACGTAAATAGAAAGGGTAATCATGATAGTAACTGATCTCGTCGAACTACATAAGCCGTCCGACCCGATTTATCCAGAAGAATATGAATCTATATTTGCTCAATTGGAAGAAGAAATCAAGAAACATAAAAATGCAATTGGGTTGAGTGCTCCACAAATAGGCATCAAGAAAAGAGCTTTTGTATATTGGGGAGCTTCTGGCAAATTGGAAGATGCCAAGAAAGTCTTGAATCGAGTTGCTAATCCGACTATTATTCGTTTTGACCGTCCGATGATTACATCAGAAGAAGGTTGTTTGTCTTTACCTGATGTGTATTGTTGGGTAGAACGATATTCTCAAATTGAAGTTAGTGATGATGTTATGGGACATTGTGTTCTGACAGGGGATGATTCCAGAGTATATCAACATGAGACAAATCATCTTGATGGAATTTTAATTACCGATATCAATCGAAAGATCGGTCGTAATGAAAAATGTTATTGCGGCTCAAATAAGAAATTCAAAAAGTGTCATGGCAGATGAAATACAAACATCTCATATTGGTTGTTGCATTATTTCTTGTAGTTGGTGTCTTTGTTTCATTACTTGTAAGCTTATGTAATGGATGAGTTCAAATCAAATATTGCCAGCAAACTATCAAAAGCGTTATTTGAATTACAACAAATCTTAGATGAGTATTACTATTATGTCTATAAGTTGGAAGTTGACCCAAAAAATACTGGCACAACTCGGCACTATAGACCAAGAAAAGGATGGATATGGGTACAATGTGAAGAGTATATAAAGGAACATCCAATGGAACAATACCCCTTAGAATTTTTGAAAAATTTAACCAACCAAATGAAACAGCAGGAGAAAATATAAACCATGATGGCTGATCTAATGACCTTCGGCCCTATTGCTGCAATTATCGCAATGTGGAATCAAATACGTGGTTTTCTTCAACGGCTAACTTCATATGTTGTTGTTTCATTTGAGATACATGGAACAATAGCAGAAGCAACAATGGGATATCTATGGCGTAATTTCAAAACGAGTCGTATTGGAAAAAAACGATACATTGCCATAGATATATTTGTTAAACCAAGTAATCGTTATGAATCTGTGCCTTTTGAAAGCTCAGGTAAAGCACTAACATTTTTCAAAGGTTGGAAACCATTATTCGTTTCTCAAGGATTTAATAATAATGGAGACCCAAATAATATGCTTACTATATCATTTGTACGCGGCTTGTTTAATACAGAAGAGTTATTGATTAATGCTATAGATGAATATAATCATCGTAAACAAAATGCTAACGGGAAAACAAGATTTAGAATTGAAAAGTTGTTTGGTTCAATTCTCCAATTAAGAAATGACCAAGGTAATAAAACTACCGCTCCATCATCCGGCGACGAACGTAATATAAAGTCATTCGCAGAACTCGAAACTGGTATTCGTCCGTTAAAATATACGCTTTCTGACCTTGGTGCACCAACTTCAAAAAAGCCATTTGAATATTTGGCTTTGAATAACTCATTAGAAGAGATGAAAGTATTATTACAACAATGGAAAGAATCTGAACAGTGGTATTTAGACCACGGACTTGATTGGCGATTTGGAGTTTGCGCATATGGGTCTGCTGGCACTGGTAAATCAAGTTTCATTAGAGCCATTGCACAATTATTGGATATACCCATTTTTTCTTTTGATTTAAATTCAATGAATAATCAGGATTTAGTAAAAAATTGGCAATACATGCTTGAACATGCTCCGTGTGTTGCTTTATTTGAAGATATCGACCGTCTGTTTGACAAGGATGGTAATTTCAATGTTGGACATAAAATGAACCAAAATGCTATGACCCTTGATAGTTTACTCAACTGTATTTCTGGTGTTGAACAATCGAATGGAGTTTTAACATTTATAACAGCAAATGATATTTCGAGAATTGATTCGGCTTTAGGTATATTGAATAAACAAGGTGAAAGTACAAGACCGGGTAGAATTGATAAATTGGTTGAATTTATTTCACCAGATGCGACTGGTAGAACAATGATTGCAAATCGTATTCTCACCGAGTTTGACCCACTAACAGAGATTTTACCACTTGTGAATGCCTCTGAAGGTGAAACGGGTGCACAATTTACCAAGAAATGTGAACTATTGGCAATCAAACGCTATTGGGAAAGAAAAAAGGTTAAGTATGATACAAATACCTGAACTCTTTGGTCGAGAAACACGGTTTGATTTACTTCCTAACACGGTTTTCTTGGCGTATAGAGGAAGTATGCTTCATGGTACCTATATCCAAGGTCTTTCCGATAATGACCTTATTGGTTTTGTTACACCGCCTTTGACACATATCATAGGTTTGAATAATGCGCCGCCTGATAAATGGGAACAATTTGAACATCAATCATCAGAGGAAGATGGTGATTGGGATGTCATTGTTTATAGTATGGATAAAGTAGTTCGACTAATGCTTAAATGTAATCCAAATTTGATGGAAATACTTTGGATACCAGATAACAAAATTATTACTCGTAAATGGCAATATCAATTACTTCGATCTAATCGACATCTCTTTAGTAGCAAATTAGCTTATGAATCATTTGGAAAATATGCTCTTGGTCAATTACATCGTATGAAGAATGGTGGACATACACGTGATATGGGTGCCAAGCGCAAAGAGATGGTGGATAACTTCGGCTATGATACAAAGAATGCCAGTAGTCTCATTTTGTTATTGAGACAAGGGACTGAGTTCTTAAGGACTGGTGAAATAATTTGTGATCGTACCAATATAGATGCAGATTATCTTACAGAGATCAAGCGTGGGAAATATTCACTATCTGCTATTCAGGATATGGCAGAAGGTTTACAAAAAGAATTAACATCAGCTTGGTTAGCATCTACTCTACCTACACAGCCAGATAGAGAAGCTATAGATAAATTACTGATACAACTTATGGCTGGAACTTATTATACTGATATGTGTGTGAATTCAATAACAAATCAATAAGGCATATTATGAACGAGGTTCAATTTGAAACAGGATTTACACTTCCTGCGGCAACACATAAACAGGATGACCGAGCCTTTGTCTTTTGTAAAAAGAGTAAAGGGACTGGTAAAGATGAATGGCAATATTCATTAAATAAACCAGCAGATATCAAAACCGAAATGGTTGTAGACGTAGATGAAGCTTTTGATATTGTTCGCAAACGAAATATCATAATAGGCTCTCTTGAAGAATGAGTAAGTATTTGTTCATAGGCGATATCCACGGTGATTTAAAGTTGGTTCAATTCTTACTTGGAAATTTCTCGCAATATCAACTTTGTTTTGTTGGTGATATTATGGATTCGTTTAAATTCACACCAAGAGATCAAGTTGAATGTATGCGTTTAATTCTGAGTAGTGATTGTGGTTTAATCAGAGGTAATCACGAGGAATCGTATTTATATCAACACATGAGAGCTTCTGGTTGGAATCCAGAAACAGATTATTTATTACAACCATATTACGATGCTATTAAAGCTCGATCAAAATATTTTCTCTATTTGAAAGACCATCAATTATTGGTAACACATGCAGGTCTTTCAAAAGGGTTATGGGATAATGTAGGTTTGACATTAGACAAAGTAGAAGAAACCCTGACTACATGGTCATCGACACCAGTAGAATCTCCGATTCATTGGATTGGTCAATCGAGGGGCGGTAGAAGACCATGTTCTGGAATACTTTGGTGTGATTATAATTTAGATTTCGAACCTGTAGAAGGACTGAAGCAAGTATTTGGGCACACATTGTGGATAGACATACATAAGGATGCAGCGCGAGATGGTATTACAAACGGGATACGTTCCATCGGTAATAATTACAATATTGACTGTCTGCAAAGTGAGTATACATTTCTTGAATTTGATACAGAAACTGGTCTTTTTACTGATATAACTATTCCAGAAGAAAATGTAAAGAATTTTCATATAGCTACTTGACTTTTAAATTTCTATGTAGTATATTGAATGTGTCAAAAGTTGTCATCCAATCACTCAAAAAGGAGATTCTATTATGGCACACAAAATCGAGAATATGGTCAGCACAAAAGGTCTGGTACCGTGGCATGGTATCGCAACCGTTCTCCCACAACAACTGATTACCTCGGAAGAGATAATTCAGTACGTTCCCAATTTCAACTTCAAGGTCGAGAAACGACAGAACACCACATTTCTCAAACGAGAGCGCGGGCGCATTGAAACTATCGCTCTCAGCGACTCCTTTTCCAACGTCCGTATTAATCAAGATGGTACCGAGTCAATTCTGTGTGGGCGGGTTGGTCGTAATTACACGCCTATCCAGAATGTCGATGCCTTCAAGTTTTTCGACAATGTGGTCGGTAAGGGCGAAGCTATCTACGAGACGGCTGGTATCCTGAAGCAGGGACGTGCAATCTTCTTGTTGGCAGTTCTTCCTGACTTTATCAAGATTCTTGGTCATGAAGATGATAAGATTCGTCCATACATGTTGTTAGCGAATTGGCATGATGGAACCTCATCTCTTCTTGCAATGCTCACGCCAATAAGAGTAGTATGCAATAACACTCTTAATATGGCGTTGAATAATAATTTCTCACAGGTTTCCATACGTCATACAGCTTCTGCGGAAGGACGTATGGAAGAAGCGTCTCGTTTGATGGGTCTGGTCAATCAATACAATATGGAGATTGGCAAAGTTTTCAACAAGATGGCTCTTGCCAAAATTACACCAGACGAACTTCTTCGATATGTAAACACACTTCTTCCCATCAAGAAAGAAGCATCTGACCTCATTAAAGGGCGTGTTCAAGAGAAAAGAGACAAGGTTCTTCAACTTGTTGAAGTTGGGCACGGTGCTCAGTTGGAAACAGCGAAAGGAACTGTTTGGGGAGCCTTCAATGCTGTAGCTGAATTCATCGACCACGAGACTACATTCAAAACTCTTGATGCTCGTGCAGATAGCTTACTTTTTGGTACTGGTTACCAAAAGAAGCAACTGGCATTCAACCATGCACTGGTATTAGCTGACGACAAACGTCCAATCAGCAATATCAACGTGAACTGAACAAGCCCCACGGGGGATGAAAGTCCCCCATTTATATTCACAGGAGATTTTGTTATGACTTCGGAAAAAGACGAGAAACTTGATGTGGTTGCTAATCAACCACTACGTTCTGATAAGATACCATCGGAACCTTTTATAGACTCACGTGGAGAAGGTACAGAATTATATCCACATAGTGATAGTGCACTCAATGCAGTACAGGGAATACTGCGTCGTTTCAAAAGAGGGATTGTTTCACCAAATAAGAGAATTAATAACCAAACGAGTAAAAGTAAGAGGCGAGCTATTGTTGCCAGAAAGAAATTTCGTAAAGCTCAAAGACTTGCTCGAAGACATAATCGTGGAGTCAAAGGTCATACACAATTGCGTTCGTGGAGATAAACATGAAGTCAAAACAAGAAGAACATATCGACCAAAGTTATGATAATCCATCTTATCCTTTGCAGGAAGGATTAATGTATATCAAAAATGGCAAAGTAGGCGAAAAGTATGTTATTGTTGATTGTGACAAAATTATCGAATTGATAAGTATTGGTTTAGGTAATGTAATGGTTACTTATCCACCTATGTATAAACATGAGCTTATTTCAAGACATACAGAGGTGATTCCATACAAAGAATCAGAACATAAACATCTTATCAAGAAATCTATTGTGAAAGAAGAAGACGAGAAGTGATTTATACGGCGGGTATTCTTTTCTATGAACAACGTGTTTTTGATCTAAGAGTTTGGTTAGTTCATCCATCTTCTGTTATCAACGATAATAGTAAAGCTAAGTGGAGTATTCCTAAAGGAGAGATGGACGCTATTGATGAAAATAGTTTTCGTCATTGTGCCATTAGAGAAGTAAAAGAGGAAATTGGTATTGAAGCACAAGATAAAGACTTGTATTATCTTGGCTGTTCATTGTATAAACACGGTCAGAAGACAATACATGGTTTTTGTCATCCATATATCGGCTTTGGAAAGCTTAGTTGGGAGATTAATAGTTTTGCACCCTATTCTATTGAAGAAGCAAAAACGATAATTCATCACACTCAAGTTGTATTTTTGGATAGGTTACAAGAGTATTTAATTCAAAGAAAGGTAATCACAATATGACACATACACCTATATTGTATTTATTAATAGGTGGTATCTCCACAGGAAAGAGCACTATTCGTCGAACTTTGTCCTTGGGGCTTCTTCAACAACAATCAATAGATGCCCCACATAATGTCAACGAGATATGTCCTGATGAAATTCGTGCAGAAATATCCGGTGATGAATCTGACCAATCAGTAAATGCTGAAGCATGGCGTATTGCATATCAACGTTTGGAAGAAGCAATGCGTTTCAAACAAGATGTCATTTTTGATGCAGCATACATGGTCAAACAAAAAACTCGCCGTATTATGGCCGACTATGCAAAGCGATATGGATATCGTATTGTATATATTATCCTTGGTACTACGCTTGAAGATGCATTAATAGCAAACGCCAATCGTGAACGTCGAGTATCAGAAGATGTGGTGCGACGCTATCATAACAATTTTAAACACGCTTTTCCATTTGTGGAGGATGACCGACTATGAATAAAGAAATAACAGAAGTTATACGAGAAGATTATGAAAGAACTACTGGTAAAAGATGGTTAACAAATCCAGTTTGTCATGGTGAATTAGGTTTTGCTTCTTGGGAATATCAACTATGGTTAGAAACTCAACTATTCGAAATAAAACAAAGTTATATTCAACTTGAAAATTCATGGAATGCTATCAATGACGTTTTTTCAAAGATGAAGGATATAGTAGATTCTATACACAAAGGTGACCGTCAATGAAAATTCCAGCAACAATGCCATTTGTACAAGAAGAGACAGCCAACCGATTTTGGATTATAGGTGATGTCCATGGTATGGTTAATCAATTTCAAGACCTTCTTTTCAAAATTGCTGACTATGAGATAGCTCTTGGTAAAGATGGTGGAGCGAATGACAACTTCACTACAAAAATAGTATTTATTGGAGATATTTGTGATCGTGGTGAGGATTCTCTTCAGAGTTTACATCTTATGTTATATCTTCGAGGAGCAGGATTTACACAAGACCAACTTCTTATGCCATTTTTTAATGTGCTTGGAAATCATGATGAGAAATTACTTCGAGCACTTAATGGTAATAAAGTTCAACCAAAACATGGTCTTGATACAACTCTATTTCAAATTGCCGGTGTCGATGAGCATACTCGAAATACATATAAACGATTTCTTGCAACTACACCTTTAACTATTAAGATGGTTGCTCCAACGCAAACTGCTGTAGCTGTACATGCAGCCTTTTATCCACATTTTTATGGCTATGGTATGGTCAATGAATGGGGGCCAGCGAAGACAATGGAATATGCAATATACGGCCCTGTTCGTTCTGTCTCTCTTGAAGGTAAGCCAGACCGTATTGATTGGGAAAATAATTATGATGGGGAATTCTTTGTTTTCTATGGACACAAAATTGTAGGAGATGTACCTAAGTTCAGTAAAAAAGCTTGTGGAGTTGATACAGGCTGTTTCCAATCAGGTATTCTTACCGCAGTATCTTTTCCAGACTTGGTGACATTACAAGTTATTGGAAAACCTTCCTCAATTGTAGTATAATAACATTTCTGTTTATCTTATTATTTCTGTGTGGCATGGTATTAAACTTCCAAAAGAAGCTAAATACTGCATCTCATACGGGATAGCTCAATCTACTCTATATTAAGCAATTAACATAAGTTTCGTCATCGAAAAGATGTCATTGTAAGTGGCATCTCTTTTTATTTTACTTTTTTCTCTTACCCACTATAAATTTCGACCTCTCAGCATTACTTTTAGTGTGTAGGGTGGACATATACCATCTTCTTTTACATGAATTTTTAAAATGGGGTTCTCATATGATTTCAACTGCACAGGTTAACCAGAGTCTGCGTGAAATGTTGACTGAACTTGCTTCTGTCAAAAAGAGCGCACAGTATTTAATTAACAAACTATCTAATGATACGCCTGAATCCTTTACAGGTGCAGGTACAGGCGATATGTCCAATGAAGATAGTGCAAATCTTGGTGGTGTTGACATGACAGGTGGTAGTGAAATTGGTGCACCAGCAGGTACAGAAGAAGGTAAAGAAAAAGTTCCTGAGATCAAGACTCCTGAAGAGGCGAAGAAGACTGTTAATGAAGCTATCACAGACCTTAAGGCTGTTGTTGAGGGTATCGACAACATTACCGACCAAGGTGCTGATATGGAACAAAAGACTTCAAGTAAGACTTTCCGTTTGAGTGCAAAGGCACAAAACGAAATTGGTCTTTTGACACAGCAAGCTATTTCCGCAGTTGAGGATGCTCGTGGAGCAATTCGTCATTGGGCTTTTCTTTTGAAACGAAAATCAACATCAACTAAAGTTTCCAATAACTCCCCTCTTCATGCAGTTGTTCAGAACGTGAAAGAAGCAAAACAAGCATGGTCAGAACTTGGTACAGTATTTGGTACCGCAGTTCCACCAACAGGTGCAGAGTTTAGTGGTGATAAGGGTATTAATGGAGACATTAACTACTCCGCAAAAAAAGAAATCAAACACTACGAAGCAGGTAATGCAGAATTCCATACAAACAAGGCAAAGGAAGATGCTCTTCCAAATGCTGCTGCTGAACCTCGTTTGACTGATGAAGGTAACCCACATGAATTCGGTGCATATGTTAATGCCAAGGTTGTTAACAAGAACAATGTATTTGGTTCGGCTCTTGTTCTTCGTGCATTGAACAAGGACAAACAAGGTAAGTACGCTGTTGTAACGTGGGATAAATTGGCAAAAGCAGTTGGTGATAAGACCGCAGAAAATTATGCTATTTTCACAAGTCCAGCATTCTCACAGAATGTTGTAAATCATATTAGAAAGAATGGTATCGAGGCTGTTGCAGCATATTTGAATGCAGAAGTTGATACTATTGGTTTGGAAGCAACGGCAGAACGCGAACCAAAGGTAAAGGACAAAGCAAAACTTCGTGCATATTACAAAGATGCATTTGGTGATGCAGAGTTTGCAAAAGCATTAACATCAAGTCAGAAGACTGGTGCTAATCTTGGCGCAGGTATCAATGATGCTGCTGCAAATGCAGGTACCAAGAGTGGTGTTGATATGAACATTAACTACAAGCCAGAGGAAGAGTCGGCAAACGATGTAGAGGGTGGTTTGACTGGTGGTAATGATGCAGATTCAGTTGGTTCTGGTAAGCCAAAGACGGAAGCTTCAGTTGAAATACGCAGGGCAAAAGCTCGCGTAGCAGTTGACTTCTCTCGTTTGGCAGCAAGCCGTGGTATTGTGAAGTTTACAAAGACGGCTATTGCAGAGTATGCTCGTAAGGTTGTCGAATATGACGAAGCTAAGTTCGCAGCACAGAAAGAACTTATTGAGTCTATGCCAATCGTCAATGAAGCGGCTTTGAAAGAAGCTCGTATTCCTGATAATGAAGAAGTAGAACAAGGTATTCTTGCAAATACTCATGAAGCTGTTCGTAAACCAGATAACAAGAATGTTGATACAGAAGGTGTTGCATCAGAAGTAAGTACTGATGGTAAGATTACTCAAGCCGCAGTAGTACCACAGATGCAAACAACGTCTTCGTTAACTAAGACATCATTTGCACATAATCTTGATACGTATGCAAATCGTCTGCGTAAACAAGGACTCGACCCTGAACAAGAATCGTATCGAAAAGTTCGTCCGCATTACAGGAAAAAAGTGTAAGCGGTCAAAAAATCGTAAATTCGTTCAATCTCAAATGTAAAGAGGTAATATTATGAGTAAAGTATTAATGAATCGTGTGTTTGCAAAAGACACTTTCAAAGTTTCCGCAGCAACCATTACAACTGGTTGGGTTCCGGGTAACTTTTTCACATTAAACTCTCTTGGGGAAGCAGTATTAGCAGCAAATGACAATGCTCTCTTCATGGGTGTTGACCCTGCAAATACCACACAGTTGGGTCTTTCGACTCCGCCAACAGGTTCTCTGTTGACTGGTATCTATGGTGTTGGTTCAAAGGTTTATATCAACCACTCCGCAGAAGTTGCAGCAGGTGATCCAACTCGTGCATATGCACTTGATGTTGAAGCTGGTTCTGTTGGTAATAACTTGTGGGTCAACTCTCTTGGTAGGCTAACGCTTACTGGTTCGGTGGTTACAGTTGGTGGCGCAAGCCAGACAGGTTCTGTACAGGCAAAGCTTATTCAGGTGCCTAATGCAGCCAACGATTACACGCTTGGTATTTTGTTCCGTATCTAAGCTGTGCAAAAGGTCTGAGCGGGGTTCCCTTAAATCCCGCTCCAATATCGGTACAATAACTGCAAGTTTGTCTTGCAGGTAATATAATCACATAATAACATGAGAGGTAATATCATGAATAACAAGCCACAAGCAGGTTTTGCAACAACAGCATCACAGGCAACGGCTGCACAAGACGGATTCCAGACGTTTCAGGATGCCGTAAGCGTAGACCAAGTGTTTGATGCGTTGCAAACAGAAGCGGGAAGGCAAGCAGTTGGTGCTTAGTAATTTGGGCACCTAATTTCACTATATGCTGGAACAACTCATTTAATGTTAGCGGTACCCAAAGGGTAAAAATCCGAGAACAGAGTCAATCAGCAGGAAAGCAAAACTAAGATGGGAACGTATCGTTACAAGTATAGTAACATACTGACAGAATCTTTTCTTAATCAAAATGATATCAAGCAACTTTCTCATGTTGAAGTTGCAAGTATACTGAATATTCCTATAGACCCTATAATATTTTATAGAAAATCTTTTGGATTGACAACAGAACTTGCCGATATTCAACAACGGGCGGAAGTACTTCGATGTAATCCAATTCCAGAATGGCAATATGGTTTTATTATTGGCACTATTTTTGGAGATGGTAATTTAGATATTAATAAAAATGGTTCTGTTAGACTAAGAGTTCATCATTCGTATAAACAACAAGAATACGTAAAGATTAAAAGGCTACTGCTGAATAATCTATGTGTTCAAGATATAAAATATGAAATGAACGATGTTAGTTGCGGATTTTCTACTATACAACATCCCGATTTGAAATGTATATATAGGATGATGTATAATGAAGAAAAACGTAAAATTGTTACAGAAGAGGCGTTGGATAGGTTAAGTATACTTGGCCTTGTCTTTTTATTCTATGACGATGGAGCATTTGATAAAAATAGTTATTGGTTATCAACATGTTCCTTTACTTTAGAAGAAGTAAAACTTATTCGGTATTACTTCTTCAAAAAATTTGGAATAAAAACAACACCGATTCAAAAAAGTAATGGAAAAACCCACTATTGGTATTTGTATTTTGCGGCTGATACAAGACATATATTGAGCAAATATCTTTCTCGATTTTATGTTCCTTATTTCAAATACAAAATGCATAAAGAAGTTTTGTGCTCCTCAGAGACTATACGTGAAACATTTTGGTTGAATATACCAAAGTGAAGAGATAGTCCGAGCTTACTGGCAACAGTAAGAGTGCAGTAGAAATACTGTCACCGTCTGAATAAGACGTAACATATTGCAAATGGCAGTGCCTATCCGTGAACAATTGGACTACGTTGGTGTAGCCCGAAAGTTCCTCGAAATTGACATTCTGGCTCAAGGTCAGATTGTTCGTTACGATAGGGACATTAAGAAACAAGTTAATGCTTTCGTAGTTGCAAAGAAGGGTGCGGTTGATGAAGTTAATATCAACGCTGAGTTTGTTGAACCGACGACTTGGGAAATCTTCGCAGACGCAAACATCCGTCTGTCTGAGATTCAACAGAGGCGTTTCAACATTCTTGATCGTACTCAAGAAGCACTTAAGATTGCAGTTCAGGAACAGGAAGACTTGCAGTTCTTGGCACTTTTGAATGGTACAACGGCAGGTAACCTTGCCAATGTTCCTTACACAGTTGGTACGGCTGGTGCAAGCAAGATTTTCTTGAACGACTTATCTACGTCTATCATGGACTTCGACCTCCCACAGTACGCATTCCTTATGCGTTTCCGTTCGTTCGCAGACATCCGTGTTTGGTCGAACAAAGACCTCGACCCTGTATCTCTTCGTGAGGTATTGGAAACTGGTCTGTACGGTTCCATTTGGGGTATTGACCTTATTGTCAGCCGTCAGGTACAGCGTGGTTCAGTGTACGCATTGGCAGAGCCAAGATTCTTTGGTGTTATGCCTGTCCGTACTGAGCTTATGCTTATGCCAGACGATGCTCCAAAACAGGCAAGTATCGGTTACGTAGCTTATGAGGAACTTGGTATGGCGGCTTTGGTTGCTAACGGCGTTGCTCGTGGTACGCATTCAGGTACAATTACCCAATAACATAGGGTAATTTAATCTGTAATTTTTAAGAAACCTTCAAAGGGGTTAACCTTCTTAACGAGGGTTAACCCTTTTTGCGTTTTAATACTTCCTATCTTATGCCAATTAATAAATTCATTCTTGATAATTACGGCGAGCATACATGGGCAGCTAATAGAAATCAGGTATTATTACTTGCCGAAGCTGTTGATAATATTGAACGACTACTGCAATTTACTGGTGGTACAAATACTGTAGCAATTCAAGCTACTGAATTAATCTCAGCTTATGATGTTGTTACAATAGATGGCCGAGTAGCAAATTCTTCTGATATTTCAATGAGCGGAATGCTTGTTGGAATTGCATTGGAAGATATGGCTATTGATGAAATAAAACAAGTACAACAACATGGTTTTGTAGTTAATCCCACTTGGTCTTGGACAGTGGGTAATAAATTGTTTTTAAATGGAAAAGTACTCTCTAACGAACCGCCATCTACAGGATTTGTTCAAAGGATAGCGTTAGTTATTGAACCAAGCACAATATTACTTTCGTTTAATGAACCTATTATATTATGAGGTAATTTATGTCATCTCGAAAACCCCTTGTCTTAAACAACGGTCAAATTGAACAATTACAATTTGGCGATACTCTGGATGCTTTTGGCATACAGTTAGATTTGGTATTAGCTGGCAATGCTAATACAGGTTCTATTGTAAAAGGACAACCAGTTTACGTAGCTTCTGGTGGTAGTATAAACCTTGCCAATGCCGCCACTGCTGGAAAACAGCGTGTATTTGGTTTGGTGTATGATACGAGCATTCTATCAGGTGCCAGTGGAAGTATAATTACTGATGGTGAGTTGGAACAGAGTGATTGGACGGCAGTCATTGGTTCTACATTCCTTGTTCCTCAATCTGTATATTATTTGGATACAATAGAGGGACGACTATCCAATACTCCACCAGTTACCGGATACGTGGTCGAAGTTGGTCAAGCATTGTCTGCAACGTCTTTTGAAATTACTCAAAGACAACCAATAAAACTCTAAAATGACTGTTAGAAGACCAGTAGTTGTAGTTGATGGACAACCGCAATTATTACAATCCTCTGATATATTGCCGAATCATACCTTTTTTGATTTGACTATTGTATCTCAAACTGTGGCGTATGATACTACTTGGACTATTCCCGTTGCTCTTACAGAATTCAAAAATGGAGTATATGCCAGAAGAATGGTTAACCTACGTTATTTTGAACAATTTCGTATATGTAGTATTCAAGATATTGATGGGTTTTCTACTGCAAAATTACGAGTTCAATATTCATTAGATTCTGGTTCTACATGGCAAAGTCTGGAATCCACTGGAACACTTAGTGATATAAATGCAGGAACTGGCGGAACAGTGGTAAGAACTACCCCCTTTGTTACAATTGCGCCACCAGCGAAAACTGATATACTTCTAAGAGTTGTTGGATTCGGTGGAAATGGTAGTAAGAGTGCTGGTTGGACTTGGTTATCAATACAATTTCAAATTTAATCTGCGGTGATTACATGCCTTATCAATTATCTACTGAACAGTTATTTTTCGTAGACCTTTTACGATCAAGAATTTCTATGAGGACTCAATTAGCATCGGGTTCTAATTTTCGACTTCCGGGTCAATTAAGTAATGATGAGTTGTGGGAAGATTTTCGTATGGGTCTCAATTTTTTCAATACCTTTCCACCAATCATTACGACATTTACTTCTTCCGATTTATATGCGGGTGCAGCTAATCCTACAGATGAAACTGTATCTTCTATACTTTCTACACCAGTGATGATATGTGCTGAATTCTTTGTTTGCGTTCGTTTACAAATTTTCGAAGCTGGAACCCATTTCGAATATTCGGATAATGGTATAAGTTTAATGCGTAAGAAGCAACAAGATTACGCCGCAATTGCCAATGGTTCTATTCTTTCCTTTATTAATACAACACTTCCCGTTTTAAGAAAGACCCTCGCCTTCGAGCGTATACATCCGAAGGGTGCTTTTTCTGGTCAAACCTCTTTTCCACGAAGTCTTACAAGAGGTCTCAGAGGAACACGTCTTGGGATGGGTGGATAATTGTATGCCTAAACTTGGTTGTAAAAATTCTGAGGAAATTAAGCGTAAAATTAGTAGAGCTTGTACTGGTAAAAATATGGGTGATAATGAGTGCTTTAATGTCTGGTAGTAAGAATCCAAACTATAGTTTGTAATTATTTGGGATATATAATATGCGTGTCAGGAGTTTACTTTTATGTGTGCAAAAGAATGTGAGATAGAATCAATGGAATATTTGAATTTGCTTTTTCTTCCTCTGAAACATAACTTTGCTTCATTGTGGGAATTCCCATGGTTAAAAACAGCATTAACTGTTATAGCTTCTTTTATCACTTTTTTTATTCATTCAAATGTAATGGGTGTCGGTGTATTAGTTGGATTAGTGTTAATTGACCAACTAACAGGAGTATGGCTTGCTTTCAAAAACAATTCATTCAATTCAAGTGCATTTCGAAACGGTTTGATAAAGTTACTTATGTATTTCATTATCATAGGTGCTTTTCATTCTTTGTCATATGTCAGTTTATTTATTTTTGGTTGGATGGGTCTCGATACAGGAGCTTTAGCATGGTTGGCTATAACTGAAGTTATTTCAATCGTGGAAAATGCATGTATGATAGCAGGATTACCATTTCCAAATGGTCTTCTTGATAAACTTCGTGTTTTTGTGCACATGGGTAAAAAGAAGGATAATTAACTATGCCGAACATAGCGAACATCAATCTTGAACAACGAAACAATGCTGTTCACTATGATATTACGATTGATAAAGGTGCAATATTTAATTTACCCATCACTTTCTTTGCTCCGTCATCTTCTGCCAATCCTGTTTTTGTTCCTATAGATTTAACTGGCTTTACTGGTCTTGCACAAATACGAGATGGTTACAACAATCCGAATGTTATGGTACAATTCACTATTACATTTAGTGGTAGTAATCCAAATACAGGTTCTTCAGATAGTAATGGCGGTTTAACTCTTAGTCTTCTGGCTTCACAATCGAGACCTCTTGAGAGCGGTCTTCGTGGAGTATGGGACTTGTTTATGTATCCAAGTGGAAATGTTGAGCTTGCTGAACGTTGGTTAGAAGGCGAGGCTTGGATTCGTTCAAGTACATCACGATAAAGGAGTAGTATTATGAATACAACAACTACAATTAATACACTTGAAAAAGCAATTATACCTCGTTCAACACATAGCAAATTCATGGTGTTGCTTTCTATAGTTGCCATTTTTGGTGTCTTTATCACGTTTTCATTTGCTATTGAATTATCTTCATTTGCAATAGCTCTTGCAAAAGCAGGAATGGGTATTATTCTCTTTTGGCTCATGGATTCTTTTATGATGAAACAAATAGATACAGTGGGACAGTTAAAGAAGGGTAATATTGCTTACGGATTATTTTTACTTTCTTTGGCAGTAGTTATTGGTTGTGCAATTATAGCATCATAAAACATGTATCGGTATATTATTATATTGCTGTTTTCTTTGTTTTGTATATCCACATCCCATGGTCATTACAAAACAGCAGCACATCTTGATACTGCAAATACATATGTCGGTACTGTCGAGGCGACGGGTCATAATGATGGCGTAAATGTTGAGAAATTTCTTCGTTCGGTTGGATTAGAAAAAGGGTATTCTTGGTGTGCAGCGTTTGTATCGTATTGCCTTACAGTATCCCATTCTACATTTCCAATTCGTTCTGCATTAGCACAGAAGTTCATTACGAAACAATCCATAAAGGCGAACGACGTTTTAATTGGCAAAATCAAAATTCCGTCTGGTTCGCTTGTAATATGGAAACGTGGAACAGGGCCACTTGGTCATATTGGATTTATACGCAGGTGGGGTACAGTATCAGGAGAGACAATAGAAGGGAATACGAGTTCTAATGAGGTTGGTTCTCAGTTCGAGGGCGGTGGGGTTTTTCAAAAAACGAGAACTATCCAACCATCAAATTATTTCAGAATTTGTTACTTTACATTGGTAAACTAACGTATGTTTTAATTGCAGCTTCTTTATAGGCTTGAGCAGCTAATTCAGGAGTAGGAAATAAACCGAGATAAGTTCCTTTAATCTGTGCTACCCATTTTCTTGCAGTTTTATTGTACGAGACACCTTTGAAACCAGATGTATTATTAGATTGAATTTTAGGTGGTCTTCGATTGTTGGCCTGTTCTTTAGATGTAGCCCATTTTATATTACCGGGAAAGTATCCTTGTTCATTATCAATTCTGTGGATGGATAGCCCATTAGGTCTTGGATACATACCGTTATCTTTAAGATATTGCAAGAAGTTGGTAAAGATTAACCAAGGTTCATAGATACCAAGCTCACTATAGCGTTTGTAATACCGATATCCTTTGTAAATGCATCTATGAACCATATCTTTCCACGACCAATATTCTGGCGACTTCTTAGTCTTCGTGGAATGTCCATGTTTGAAAGCTAATTTATTTCCTTGTAGTCGTTTACTTGTTATTTCTTTACTTAGACAACCACAAGATTTAGTGTGGTTTGATTTTAGACAATCAGAGCGAACAACTATTTCTTTACCACATTCACAACGGCATTTCCAATAAGACTTATGTCGTTTATCCACAAAAGCAAACTCAACAACAGTTAGTCTGTTGAAGGTTTTCCCTATGAGATTCAATCGTTTATTCATATATACAATATACACATTTTCTACATCAAAAGCAAATTTTTTTCGTATCACAACATTCACATTAGTACAATAGGTGTCGCTATGAACAAATTCATTACAGACATAACTATCAATGTGGTTACATTGGATGAAAAGGGGAATCCTATTCGTACTGATGCTTTGGAGTATAATACCGAAGAAGGTGAAGAAGTTGTGTTAACTCAAGAACAGCTTCGTGATGCCATAGACACATTATTTGAATATGTAGATACACCATCTATACAAATACCAAAGGCGAAAGATATTAAAGAACCTAAAGAAAAAAAGAGCAGTGGGTAATACATTTCATGACCATTACACCTCGAAATATTTCTTTTGGATACGACGAATATCTGGGAATTGATCCCCTACATATTCAATATATTCGTGATACTTACTTGGTGTTACAAAGAATTTCGCATACACCAATGTATCTTCTACAGAAAGCAACTGGTGGTGTACCTGTAGGTTATGCCAGTGCACAAATAGCACCGTTATCAGAGCAATTTATATTATCCAACAATCAATACAGATTAATAATTTGGGGTGGTGGGTCTAATCATCCTGACACACGTCCATATGTTAATAATGGACAGGGAAATATTGGTATTTATGTCAATGGTTCTCGTCTTACACGTGTGCTAACCCCCGATGACATAATTGCCGATACTGAAATAGCAGTAGTGGAAAGAAAAGACACAGACCCACATCGTGTAGAAGTAGTCTTCAATGTTGGTTTTACTAATACTACCGCGGTTACATATCATTATACAACATGGGAAGATGGTGTTGAAGACCTTTCTGTAAAACGAGGGGATTCTATTAACCAATCTTTATTTGGCTGGCGACAATATATCAACAATTTTTGGAACCTCGTTCAAAAACCAAATCAAGTATTGGTTCGTCTTCCAATCAATATTCATGATGTAGTTATTAGTGATGAGGGTAAAGTAATTATTGAAAATCGTGATTCTCATATGGCTTGGACTCCATATGTGAATGACTTTGATGTACTAATACTCGATGCTGAGGATAGTCCTGATGGAATAGAGTATCGGTACGAAATTGTTAACTCCACAGACTCTGTAATCCAACGACAACTTGTATCTCAACGTTTCAAGTTAAATTTGCTTGAGAAATTCGACCAGCGTTATGATATTCCGTTCATAAAGTAAACCTATGGGTGTCTTCAAAAATATAACTGGACAGAAATTTGGAATGCTGTCGGTTATGGGACACTTGTTGGCGGGTGAAACAATGTCCTGTGGATGACAGTACATACTGGCACAAGAATCAAAAAGAAAATGATGACTATAAAGATAGGTTGGCATTAAAATACGGGTTTTCAATAATTCGTTGTGTAGTTGAGAACACGGCTGCTGTTTCTAAGGCAATCGAGTTTTATAAACACAGTATTCAAAAAGCCTTAATATTAAAAGGTGTATTGTAATGGATAAACTATTTTATCGTTTTGAAAAACATGGAAAAGATACATTTGTAGAATATCTAAGACGTTGTTTTAGATATGGTGGTTCATGGACTAATCGTGAATTGGAGATAGTTTCGGTAGATAAGCCAGAAGGTGAACTTGTCTTCGAACAATTTTTTGAAGAGCCTGAAAAGTATCCTTTGATAACCGTGGGTTCTTTAGGTGGTACGTCTGTATCACTCGGTTTCAATGACCAAGTAGATAACACTTTTGATTTCACATCTCCACTTGGTACTCGGTCGTTAGCTTTAGTAAATTTTTCAACCAGTACTCCATTTGCTTTTAAATTACCATCCAATTTTACAGGTTCTTTGGGTGGATTTATTACAGATATGGTATGGAAAAATGGTGAGAATGTTGAAGACATCACTATCAAACTATTTCAAAATTACTTTACTACAGGGTCTGTACTTCTTGCATCAGGTAGTATTCAGAGTTTTGATTCTCTTACGACAAGTACATATTTCGGTGGTTTCTATTCATATCCTTTGATTCAGAATGGTCAGGACTACTGGATTGAACTTACACCAAAATCAGGTTCAGTATATCGAATTGCTATAGATACTACGTACAATGGTGTTTATTCTTCCATAGCCTACTCAGGCAGCACTCCTATAGGCACTCTGGTCACTGGCAGTATTTATGGCGGATTACGTTATTCTCCGCTTATGCGAATGGGTGGTGCTCAAGAATTCTCCATTATTATTCGTTGTTCTTCAAAGAACTCTATGGAAAAAGCACAAAATCTTGCAGATTTAAGTGAAATATACATTAAAATGGGACAGTATGGTGCATTGAGTCGTTCAAGCACTAATGAAGCCAAACTCAATTTATCCAGATTATTGGTTGATAATGTACCTTTCCTTACCAGTAAAGGTATTTCTATTAAAAAAGTGGCAAAGGGAGCCTTAGAGAACCGTAAGCGTGGAGATAATGACATAATTTTCACTATTGGTCTTACTGTTGATATACGTACCGAATGGAGCCTTGATTTTGAAGAACAAACTATTAAAGAAATCAATACTCATGGCGCAGTTACTGGGTTTTGATAAGACCATAAAAAATCTCATTATACCACTATAAAATACCTTACAAAGTGTGTATTTATAGTATGTAACAACAGCTATTATAACACCTAATTATTTGGGATACACTACCAAAGTCATAGGAGTAATCATATGTCTCTTTATTCTCCACCAAAAGTCGATGTCAATGTCGTTCCAAATCCACGCATTATTAATATTGCTGGTGAGGCACGATTGCCAGCCATTGTCGGCATAGGCCCTGTTGTTCGCTATGTTGTTGATGAAGCTGTACAAAGAGGTGTCGGCGGTACTGATGCTCTTGCTGCGTATCCATCCACGAATGTTGTCATTACAAAAGTTGCAAAACGTACAGGCTTGGTAAGCGGTAGTAGTCCAGATGCTATTCAAGGTGTGAATGGAAGTCTTTATCTTCCATCTGGTTCTATTCCAGCAGGTGGTGTATTTCCAGTTGCAGGTTACTTTGGAAGTAATGGTTTGTATACTAATGGTATAATTTCTTGGAATCAAGAAGCCGCAGCAGTTACTACAGGTTCGGTTCCAGCAACAGGTTCTGTGTATTATGTAACATATCAATTTGACGTTCCTGCATCACAATTCTTACCAATGACATTCTCCGACAAGCAATCTCTTGTTGATTTCTTCGGTGAGGAAAATAACACATCGGGTAGCTTGACAATTGCTGCATCTATTGCTTTAGAAAATGGAGCACCTGCTGTTATTGTATGTCAAGTGTCTGGTTCGTTGGCATCATTCTCTGTTGCAAATTATCGAGATGCTATTGATAAATTGCGTAAGAAGAGTGCTATTGAAGAAGTTATTGCTATTTTCCCAAGTGGTTCTCTTCCAACATCGACATTCCGTAACGATGTTCAGACATATTTATTTCAGCATACACAATTAATGAATCTTAATGGTCGTTGGAGAGGTATGTATTATGGTGTATCGTCTCCATTATACAATCCATCTGAAAGTTTTGACCTTATTGGAGATTCCAGTGTATCAAATTCTTACATTGGTAAAGCAAAAGCATTTTCGCATGAAGATGTTGCTTTAGTTGCTCCATCTGTTGTATGGAGATTTGACAATAATAATATTCGTATAGAACTGGATTCGGCATACGCTGCATGTGCTATTGCTGGTGTTCATGCTGCACAACCATTGCGTTCCATTCCAATAACTGGATTCCCGGTAACTGGTATTAATATTGAAGAAGATAAGTGGGATATGTTCCAGATGAATTCTCTTGGTGCTGGTGGTGTTTTGGTATTACAAAACATTGCTGGTCTCATTACTATTCGTGATGCTATTACGACTGATAGTACAAGTGCTGATACACAAGAGATTTCTGTAGTATCACAGCGTCGATTGGTTGAGCGTACACTTTCCGCTAAGTTGTTTGAGGTTTACACCAATAAAGGCAAAACGATTAACCCTTCAACGGTACGTGATGTTGAGGCAACGACTCGTTCAATTCTCAATAGTTTACGTCAAGCAGGAGAAATATTTGGATATGGTATTAAGGATGATCCCAACACTGGTGAAACCAAGATTACTGCAATTCAGGATGTAAATGAACCGCGAAGAATTAACGTAACATGCAGTATAAAATTCCTTTATCCAATGAAGTTTATCAACATCGTGGTTTCGACCTTCATATAAGAGTATGTCTGATAATAACTTACAAAATATAGATTATGTAATTTGTGAATTGTGTGGACGCAGAAGTAAAAGATTGTCCGCATCACATCTTAGACAAATACATCAAACTACTTTGAAAGATTACAGGCAAAGATTTCCAAATGCTATTACTGTTAGTAAAAAATCCTTTGAATTAAAGTCTTTTAAGTCCTCTACTGTACCAAAGAAGAAATATAAGCCGTGGTCAGAAGAAGCCTTGTATAAGCATAAAGTACGAATGCATGAAGTTTTCCAAGGATCGAAATGGAAAAGTGGTGTGAAGAGGGGTGTCGAAACTCGTAAAAAGTTATACCCGAATTTATCTAAAGATAATTCAAAAATCTTGAGAGCGTATTGGAAAAGTCCGCAAGGTAAAGATAGACAAAAAGAACTTGCACAATCTACACGTGGTATTAAACGACCAGAAGTTTCAAAGAAACTCAAAGAGTTTTATCAGACAGATATTGGTAAACAAATTACTGCGAGATTAGCAAACAAAAGGCGGGGTATCCCACGTTCTTCCGAAACTCTTGCCAAGATAAAAGCTTCAAAAGCAATTAATGGCTATCGTGCACCACAGAATGTAAAAGACGCTGTTAGTAAAGCACAAACTGGTAGAAAGCATTCGCCAGAAGAGATCGCAAAACGAAAAGAAAGCCTCAAGCGTAGTATGCAATCTCAGAAGTATTGGGATGCTCTTCAGAAAGGTCTCAAGCTTCGACCTAACAAGTTTGAACAAAAGATTGCTGCTTTTCTTCCATCAGACTTTCAATATACTGGCGACTTCAATCCGTCTGGTATGTTCAAGTTTCAAGATGGTCGTAATAAGAATGCCGATTTTACGTTGTTTCCATCTCGCACAGCCGTAATTGAATGCTTTGGTACCTACTGGCACGGTAAACATTTTGAAGACCTTGAACCAGCCGACCATGAAGCCGACATTGTTAATAATTATTCAGCAATCGGTGTTACTTGTCTTGTCATTTGGGAACATGAACTAAAAGACATGCTACATCTCAAGAACAAAATTTCACAATTTGTAAACTATGTCTCGAAGGAGAATATCACATGTTAAATTTCAAAAATCATACTCAAATTCCAAATACTCAAAGTGTGGTCTCCTATAGCTACACAATTAAATCCCAAGGTGTAGAAATTGGTACACTTCAAGGATTTAATCCTACGGCTAACCGAGCAGTCGAACGTGTTCGTGAAATTCTAAATACGTTGGAAGACACGTTTGAAATTGTTCCGGGTCGTTCTGAATTCAAAATCACTATCGACCGTATTGAAACATACAATAAGAACGTTATCAAAGCATTAGGTTACAATATTTTTGGTGAATCAATCGCTCAAATTCGTGACCCAATTACCATTGTTGAACAAATCACAGGCCCTAATGGTGAGTCTCGCCAAATAGTATATGACCGTTGCTGGATAACAGGTTGGAGTAAGACAGTTGGTGCCGGTGAAATTACAATTAAAGAAAATGCTACGTTAGAGTGCGAAAGAATTTTTATGAGTAATAAGTAATCCATTCTTATATTAACGGCACTTTATATTTTAAGTGCCGCTCCTTCCTTCATCTTACCTATAGGTTCCTCTATGGCATCCATTTTGAAAATACTTACAGAACTCACAGCATTAAGTCCTAATGGGATAACAGTGCTTAAACCGTTTCGAGCTTGGTTTGGACTTCCTTTATGGAGAGGTAGAACGGTTGGATTGCGTCTTTTGAATGCAGGAGAACTCGAACAATCATTGGAATATATCAACAATGCTTCTGTTACGGCTCAAGACCAAGCTCTTAAAAAGGAAATTGTTGCTCGTACCTTATGGACAGTAGATGGTTCTAATGTTGTTGTCAAAGAAGATTTAGAACAGTACAACCAAGCGCATAAAACAGAACTATCTGACCTTGAGTATAAACGAGTTTTTGTTAATGATTTTGAACAGTATTTAGTAGACTATCTATACTCGCTCTACTCAGAACTGCAACAAAAACAAGCTCGAAAAGTAATGGGGATGCAGATGTGTGGTATTTGTAAACGCATAGACCATATACTTCCAGAGGGTGCTCGTAAACTTAAGTTTAGTACAGCAGAATTCCTTTGTATTGATTGTTTGCCTAAGATAAGTGAAGAAGACGCATTTGAATTTGAAGAACAAGAATTAATTCCTGAACCGAAAAAAGACGACGTTCAACCCACCGCAGCATCACCTCAAAACACGCCTACTGTAAGGACTCCTGCTGATTTTAAAACTCAAGATGAATACAGAGACTATCTTATTGACTTGGCAGAAACACATGAAAAAACAACAAACACGGTTTAATGATTTCGATATTGAAAAAGTATTATTTCACAATCTGGCACCCGAAGTAAACATCTATCCTTTTCGAGCGTCTTGCAATGAGCAACTTCAACGAATGAATTTTCGTATACAGCTTTCTTCACGCCATCTTGATAACAACAGTACTCCACTTCATAGTCGTCTCTCCAAAGTTATTGTAGCTATCAAGAATTCGAAATTGACCGAACCAGAGCTTTTTCATTTTCTTTCCACTACTAATATGCCTCTTGTTAACCTAATCTTCGCAGAAGTTATACGAGAATTTTCAAATTGGAAGACTTTTTTTTATGAACACTTGGCAGATTATACCAAACAACCTATTTCAAAATTTCAATGGGAGATTGCTCAATCTATTGGTATTAATGCTATAATGACTCTTCCAGTATCTATGGAACAGCAATTGTGGATAGCTTATGCCAGTGCATTCTACCGACAGGAGGAACGTAAATTCGTAGTAGATATAGTAGAGTCTATCAAACCATGGTTAAATCAGGAATTGTATCAATTTGTTGAGAAAGTTAAAGAAAATAAAAAGACCAATGTGGAATTTGAAGAACACAAGAAACAAATGTTGAGCGGTACCTTTGGATTACCAGAATCAGATAAAGCTATCATTTCTCAGTTGGAAGTAGCAGAACAATCCAAATCACAAAATATCGAGTCGGATAACGACTTGGATATTATCAAGTAGGATTATATGGCAAAAGAAACAGAAGGCGGAAATCTTGGGGAGTCGTTAGCTCTATCAGAAGCCGGTCTTGGTACTATGACGGCTGCGGTTGGTATTCTCTCTCAACTTAATAGCCTTTTATATACTATTTCTAAAAATCCATTAGCAGCACCTTTGGCTGTTATTGGTGTAGAAAATCAAATTGGACGTGTTATTCAACAAATCAAAAAGTTAAAAGAAGAGGCAAAAAGCACCAACCAAGAATTCTCTTTGATGAAAGACCCACGAAGTTGGATGGCCCTTGGGTCACACGTACTCGCTATTGGTCTTCGTTTAAGGTCTATTCGAGATGAGGTAGAAAAGACACGTGTATCTCTTATCAAAATGGGTGGGGAACGTGGCGGTACAGCATACGGAACTGGTTTTGAAGGAGCTATGGGTTTAACCAAGGCGCAAATGTCAATGCAATACACCTATGGTAAAGAATTTGCAGATCAGTTCAAAAAGACAGTAGAGCAGATGCAGAGCAGAGTTCTTCGGGAAGGTATGCCAGCGACTCGCCAGCAGAAGATGTTTGAGGTTATTACAGGACTCTCTATGGCAACCGGCGTGGATTATGGTCGTGCTATTAGCGTCTTACAAGACCACATGAGCAATTACAAAGTCAGTAGCATGGAAGCTCTATCTGCGGTTGATATGATACGCGATGCTTGGAATAAAGGCGACACAGCTATCGGTAATTTGAATGACAACATTGAAGCTGGTACTCAATTACTGACAGAGTTTGTTACACAAGGCATGCGATTACCACAAGCAACTCAAGCCATGCTGGAAATGAATCAAGCCGCTAATCAATTAGGATTAACTACTGATAGTATGCTTCAAATGTATCGTAGTACTGCTGGTCTTAGAGAGTTCGGTCAACAAGGAATACAAAATAGATTACGATTTACTGCTATGGCACAACAACTCATGCCTAAAGAAATGAATGCCATGTTATCTCCATATACAAAACAAGGGCTTAGGTCAGATGAAGCTATGTTTGCTATGCAACGTATGGAACCCGGAAAATTCATGGGTTTCTTGCAACAATATGCTCGTAATGTTATTCCTACAACGAAGACGGGTGATATTGATTGGATTGCCATGTCAAAGAATAGCAATCAGATGATAAAAGAGTTCCAGATGTTGGGAGTATCTATAGAAGATTGGGGTAAGCTTCTTCGTGGAGAAACTGTTAATATTAAACAGCCAGCAGATTCTTTAAATGATAAATTAAAACAGATTGCTGATAATGGGTTAACTCAATTCGATTCTAAACTCAATGCCATATTAGAAGCAGCAGGTACATGGCAAGAGTCTTTGGACTCTATGGCAAAAAGTTTAGGTTTAGCATCTATAGCTGCTGATGCTGCTGCAATTGCGCTTGGTGCTGTAACTTTAGCGGGTGGGTTATTGGCCGATATTCCACGTTTATTCGGTCGTTTAGGTGGTGGGGGTATATTAGGTGCGTTAGGTAGCGGCGGAGCAGGCGGTACTGGCTTTGGTGTTGGTACTTCTACTGTAATGAGTACATTACCTTTTGAATCTACTGCAACAGTGGCTTCAAAATTTATGCGTTTTGCAAAAATAGGCAGTCGTGTTTTAGGTTGGGCAGGAGCAGTTTACAGCATTTACGAATTGATTGATAGTATCAATGCAAATGCTCCTGTAATCCAAAAAACACGTACAATATTGTTAGAAGAAGAAAGAAAGAAAAATCAAGGTTTCTATACTACACCCGCAGGGACACTCGCTCAGGGAACCCCAACGCTTCCAGATGTAGAACATATGTCTATAAAAGAACGAGCACAATATTATAATGACATGCAACAAATGGGGTCTGTACCAGCATCAGAAAAAAATACTATGGCTCCTTCTACAGTATTTCCAACAAAAACGAGTAACACTCCTATATTTGGAATGAGAGAACCTATTGTGAATCAAGTTAATATTTATGTAGATAGTGAAAAAATAGCTGCTCGTGTAAAAGAACAAATTAATCATGACCAAACCACTACACCCAAAGCCTTAGAGTAATTTTATGCCATCACGTATCCCTATTAAAATATTCCGTCTTCAACAAACGCAATTTGCTATACTCGATAATGCACCAACACGTTTTGTTAGTAATGTAACTACAAATGATATTACTACATTTCAAGATGGAAGTGAATATATCGCTATAAATGAAACTCCTGCTAATCAACCGTTAGCTCAAGCAATATTAACAAAAGTATACACTGACAAATTAGGAAAATATGTTATTCTTGATGGAGCTAATAAATTATATATTAGAACTCCTGCCATGGCAGAAACAATAGCCGATATTCCTGTTGTATTTGAATTTTATGTCAACCCTCAAAGACTATCACCCAATTATTCCAAAATTGTTTCTGAAATTCGTACTCGTGGTGGATGGGAAGTTCAACATTGGGGTGATGCTTTAACTGAACTTCGAATAGAAGGTAAATCAGGTGGTATGCATCGAAGAGGAAATACACCTCGTATTAATAGAGATACTACAGTAGCTGCTATAGAAAATGCATCTGCACAAGCTCAAGAAAGCGGTGACGGTTTACGAGAAGGACAGGATGTTACAGATACTGAAGCATGGCGAAGACTTCTACAACTCAAACAGTTGTATGATATAGACCATGCTGTACGTAACCAAGAACAATTAACATTATTGGGTATAGCAGTCTACGATTCTTTTTACGTTGGATATTTTACAAGCTTTAGTGGGCCTAATCAATCTTCGGATTCACCTTATCAGTTTGATTATGCTTTCACAATGAAAATACTTTATGAAACCAATGTGTCCACTTTCAGCCCCACAATTAAAAATGCAGTAACGGCTGGTACCACATTTCCTTTTAAAGACTTAAATCAATAATAAGTTATGGCACAGACCACTCACTATTACCCAGACGCATTGGTAGTGTTCTTAAAATCATTTCGAGAGATAGAAAATATTACTAATGACGATCTTCTTCTATTACACACAAAAGAGATAGCATCATTGAATGTAACACTAACTGTTGCGAACAATCCCGGAACATTTTCTATAACTATCAATGATGTTGCCAACAGATTTTCTTTACCAGATAATCCAACTATAGAGATACCTAACTTGAAGTATAACTCTGACTTTCAAGTCAAACGAGACATATCCCAACGTAGCTTTAAGTCTACCAAAAAAGGCGGACAACGCTATTATGAATTTGATGGACTCAAGGATGGCAAATTTCCTTGGCTTACATTTCAATGGGGCGTGCTGGTATCCACAGACAGAAAATTTCGTACACCAATTCATTATCGACGCACGCCTGATGGTAATGTTGTAGAACGATGGGCATTTGATGAAAATGGAGATGTCATTACCGTATCTGATGATCTATCGGAAGAGGATTTCCAAAGTCCAACTACCAATGGTAAAACACTCCCATTTACGGTGAAGAATTCAGCAGGACAAACAAAAACACGTTTGTTTACTTTGTTGAAGAAATCTAATGTAGATTTTTTAAGTAAATATCAATTGGGTGTTACCAAGACTGTCGGTCGATGTAAGATCGAACCTATGGATAGAGTTGCTATTTTCATTTCAAAGCGTTTCACTCAAGACAACACTGGAAACTGGAAAATCAATCAAGTACCAAAGACTGAACTTGTGCGTGTATTCACTGGATTAGTAAACACTGTACAAATGGGTTATGCCGATTCAGGCGGCAATACCATCACAGTGTCTGGTGAGGATGTAACCAAATGGCTTAAACTTTCTGTTGTTCCAACAAACCCCGTTGCTGTTATAGAAGACCAACTACATGGTAAATTATCAATAAGTAGTAAAGAAATTTCAGTTACCAATATTTTTGCAGGGCTGAGTGCGCCAAATGTTATTCGTTTTCTTACATTAGGAACAAAGGGTCTTGATACTGCCACAGCCGCACGAACTGGTTTTGATGGACGAGGTAAAGATTTTCTTGGTGTTGGTTTGTATGTGATTGCTGGTGAGAATACCACAAATAATCAAAACATTGTTTATGACAATACTACAGACTCGTTTGTTGTAACGAATGATGCTGTATCGGGTGCTTCTAAGAAAGTTTCCACGATAGACGTTCGTGGTATGATGGGAACACTTTTTACCAAATCCGCAGTACACGTTATTGACCCCACCATTACTGATTTAGATTATTACCTTGCGTACAAAACTAATTTTATGTTGCCTTCAGAGTTCCAGACCGAGTATATGAATCGTAGAGATATTTGCTACAAGGTCGCTGAGGACTCTAAGTTCAACTTCTACGCCGACCGTAATGGACATATTTGGTTTCATCCGCCTCGTTATTCTAACGGTTGGATTCTTGCAGCAGAGAACGACAAATTACCTATCATAGAAGACGATTCTATTATCAGTTACGGTTTTGTCGAAGATGACACCAATGTGTATTCTGTTGCTGTTGTAGCGTCTGAAGCTGGTATTTCAGCAAAAGGTGGTGTACAACCTCCGGGACAAATTGGTGACGCTTTAGGAAGAGGTTTTTATGCTGACGAACTACTTATGTATAAGTTTGGTGTAAAAATTCTGACTATGACAAATCCATTTTTAGCTTCTATTGATGATATAGCCAATGCCAGACCTTTCTCTTCTGACCAAGCTAATTTCTATGCGAAGAAACTGCTTCAACAATTGATAGCTAATAAACTACAAGGACAAATAACTATTGTAGGAAGAGCCGAAATAGAACCCGGCTTTCCGGTTTATATCCCCTTCCGTAACATGGTGTATTGGGTCGAAACGGTAGAGCATGCTTTTACATTTGGTGGACAACATACGACTACACTTCATTTGGCGTATGGACATAAACCGTGGGAAGAAATTTCAGAAATACTAACACAGGATTTTGATATCATGCATGCTACAGACGGTCATATTCGTATTGTCAAAAATGATGACGCTAATCAACCCAAGGTTGATAATACTGGTCTACGCCAGTCTGTACTTACAGATTCTTCGACTCTATTGCCAGATACACAAACAAACCCAACTACTATTCCAAATAGACCATAATGCCTATAACCCGTAACATACGAAAGAATTCCGACCTTAAGTTTGTTATGCTTCATCATTCAGAACATTTTCAACCAGTGAGTGGTAAAGACATCAATGCAGCATTAGTACAAGAAGGGTTGTTTGGAATACCTTTTGACATTATTGTTAATGTTAATGGGAGAATTGATCTTAGTCCACGTTGGATTCGAGCAGCAAATCCTACACAATACATCGAGAACGCACCTTTGTATTCGGTGTTTAAATACACATTACATGATATCGCAGATGCTTGTTCTAATCAACAGATGAATTATCAAGCTTTACACATCGTGCTTCTTGGAAATTTCGATATTAATCTACCATCTATTGCACAGATAAATACATTAGAAAAATTGATAGCTCTTGTTAGAGATAATGTACCTTCAATAACAGACATTTTACTACATAGTGATGTTGTATCTGTGTCGTGTCCCGGTATTCTTTTTCAAGACGCTATACGTAAAGACCGATTGCGAAACATTTTATTACCCGATACAAGGGATACACATTTGTTTGAACCAAGTCTTAATTTCGAATTGTTAACAGAACAGTTTGATTATCCTCTATCTATTATATATACAGAAGATAATATCTCCTTGTTGATAGAACACTAAACAGAAAGAGTTTTTATGCCAAAAATTTCTCAATTACCAGAACAACTTACTTCTGCATCTGTAGACCCGGCTCAGGCTTATCTACCAATTGTAATTAATGGTGTTACTGAAAAAATCAGTTTACAGGTTATATCAGACCTTATTGGTGGAAGAACAACAGGTGTTAATGTTGGTACTGGTGCTGGAATTTTTTTACAAAAGGTTGGTACCGATTTACAGTTTAAGACCTTAACAAGTGGAAGTAACAACATAAGCATAATTCAAAATGCCAATGATATTAAATTGGACTTGGCAATCACGTTTCAAAATGTGGGCGGTGGCGCACAAATTTATAGCGGGTCAACGTAAGGATTAAACTAATATGGCTGTTAACTTTCGTTCGCTTGTAGGCTCTGATATTGATGTCGTACAAAATCCAAATGACATTACGTTATCCAACACCAATTACAACCCATTCAGTACTTCTGGAGCATATGCCCTATTGTCGCCTCGCGTAGTATTAGGTGCATCTACTTTCGCAGCCAATTGGATTAATGCGTCTACAGTAAAATTTGGAACTGAAACTTTTGTGTCTCCTACAGCAGCACCGGCACAGGCCAGAGATATATTTTCATATGCTCAATTTGTTTCAGCAACTACGGCAAATACAGGTACTGGTATTCGTTCCTCCGGTAGTATACCACTTACGCAGTATGCACATTTTACAAAATACAAGGTATTCTTGAGATTTGGAAAAACAACTAATAAGAATAATACGAGAGCCTTTGTAGGTATTGGAGCTATGGCTAATGTGGCGTTTCAAGGCGCAACCATGGCTACTGATCCTTCCGGTTCTACGAATCTGTTTGGGATAGGGTACGACAATGCCGACTTAGCAAGTGGTAATTGGAGTTTGTATTATAACGGGGCAAGTGGAAATGCTGTTAAAACAGAATTAACATTACTACCAAGAAATACAAATGACATGATTGATTTGTTAATAGAATTCAATCCAGCCTCCACTCAATATACTATACAAGTATTTAGAATAACAGGGAATCCTGCAACATCAACACAAATAACAAGAGCAGGAATATTTTCAGCAGTAGTTACGGGTTCTCTTCCAGTAACAGGATCAAGTATAGGAGTTCAATGCGCCGTTGCAAATGCTTCGGCAAGTGGTACAGGAGAGGGCATAGCTATCTCAAAAGGTTTCATTTTTCGGGGTGTATAAATGATAGCTAATTTAAAATCATTGGTTTCTTCTGATATAGATATCCTGCAAAATCCGAGCGATATTACCCTGAGCAACCCTCATTTCAACCCATTCAGTCTAAGTGGGGACTGGGCATTATTGTCTCCTCGTGTTGGTATAGGTACAAATTCTCAAGGAGCCAATTGGATTAATGCGCCTACAGTTAAACTTGGAACTGAAACTTTTATTTCTGTTACCGCAGCACCTGCACAAGCAAGAGATATATTTTCATATGCTTCGTTCGTTGGTGCAACTGGTGCAAATGTTGGTAGTGGAGTAAGATCGTCAGGAAGTATTGTACTTTCTCAATATTCACATTTTACAAAATACAAAGTATTCTTGAGATTTGGAAAAGGCGATAATAGGAATAACACAAGGGGGTTCGTGGGTATTTGTGCCGCAGCCAATGTAGCGTTTGCTGGTTCTGCTACCATAGCGAGTGACCCTTCAGGCTCTGTGGAGTTATTTGGAATAGGATATGACAATGCGGATTTGTCAAGTGGTAATTGGTCATTATACCATAACGGCGCAAGTGGAAATGCTGTTAAAACAGAATTAACATTACTACCAAGAAATACAACTGATTTTATAGATTTACTTTTGGAATTTGATCCAGCAAGCACAAGTTATACTGTTACTGTTTGGCGGTTGGCGGGAAATCCATCTACATCCACTTTGATTACTCGCACACAAATCTACAACGCTGTTGTCACTGGGTCTCTTCCCAGTACTGGACAAGCAATTGGGGTTCAGGTTGCGACAAGTAACGGATCGGCTACTGGTATTGGAAGTAGCACTCTGATAGAAAAAGGGTGGGTATTCCGTTCTTGAAGAGCCTCTTCGATGGCTTGAGCAGCTAATTCGGGAGTGGGAAAATAACCGAGGAAGATTCGTTTATTATTGATTGAGATTTGTGCTATCCACTTCTTTTTAGCTTTATTGTACGAGACACCTTTGAATCCAGATGTATTATCAGAACGAATTTTATGTGGTCTACGATTATTGGCTTGTTCTTCAGGAGTAGACCACCTGATATTACCGGGAAAGTATCCTTGTTCATTTTTAATACGGTCTATAGATTTGCCTTCAGGACGTGGATACATGTTATTGTTTTTGAGGTATTGTAGGAATACTTCAAACTTCAACCATGGTTCATAGATACCGAGAGAATTATAACGAGGATAATATTTCTGTTTTGAATTAGTACAACGTGTTTTCATATGGTGCCAAGTATAATATTCTGGTGTACGAGATAATCCATGTTTTGTTTTCAAACATCCACAAGATTGTGTATTACCAGATTTTAAATCTCTGCCAGCAATAATGATTTCTTTATCACAATTACAACGACATAACCAAAGACTATAACCATACTTGCTTATACCAGCAAATTCAAGTACGGTTAATCGTCCAAAAGTTTGATTTATAAGATTCCGTCTTTTAGGCATAGTTACAATATACGTATTTTTAATATCAAATGCAAGGGGTTAAAAAGTGCAGGTAAATTTAAGGTCGCTAATAGGCAGTGACGGAATAGTCGTTTCAGGTTCCGCCAATACTATCGACATATCCAATGACTCTAAAGAGAATTTATTTGCTTATACGACCAGTGAAGGATTTATTTTTTTAACTACTTCCACCTATAATCTTAACATAGCTCATAATATGTCTGCTGCCGGGAGTAATTCTATTATAGGAACAGGTGTTGGTACGTCCGCAAAGTCATTATATTACATGGTTGAATTTGCGGGTGTTGGCGGTGGTTTAACAAATACGTATCAAGGACTTGGAACTGGTTTTTGGTTTTCAATGAATTCCTTTACAGTGTTTACATTGTATCGTGCATTTATCAGGTTTGGTATTGATGCGGATCGAACCGGGATTAAGGCATATGTAGGGTTACATCCTACATCAGGTTTAGCAGGAAGTGATGCATCTCAGCCATCAAGTATTCTAAATTGTTATGGGATAGGATATGATACAACAGACTCAGTTTCCGGTAGCACTCCTAATTGGTTTCATATGCATAGTGGTGGTGGCACTCCTGTTAGAACTGATACTGGTATACCAAGAGTAAATGGAGATATCTTAGAAGTACTAATATCGTTTTTACCAGACAAATCACGATTTGGCATGGATGTTTGGCGTGTGACTGGAAATCCGTCCACAGGCTCGGTTACCAGAACACTTGCATATTCAGCAGTAAATACAACCGATATCCCGACAGTAGCGAGACTTGATGTCCACGTTGCCAACGGTTTGAACGTCGCAGGAAATACTCCCCTGCTTGCAATAGAGAGAGTTCATCTCCAAAAAATCATATAATCTTTATGCATATACGACGACGAAAAATATATCCATTACAAGCCATTAATCCACAAGAGCATTTATCTCGATACAATCGTCCTGCTGTTATTAGTTCAGTCGATACTGATAATGGTGTTTGTGTTTTGCGTTGGTTGGATCATCCGGGGGGACGTGTAAATGTACTTCTTACACAAGGTAGTTGGGGTGAATATAATATGCCTATAGAGGGGGCAATAGTTCTCGTTCAATTTGACAAAAATGACCAAGCTCGTATTGTTCGTTACATTAATTTGAATCAGGTACAACGTCAAAAATTTCCTTCCGAAGGTGGAACAGGAACATTACCTAAACTTAAAGCAGGTGAAAAATATTGGGAAAGTGTTGGTGGAGCGTACATCTATATGAATAGCACAGGTAAGATTTCTTTAGTATCACCTTTTGATGATATTTTTGAAATAGACCCTGACATTAGTACTATTCGTGCTAAAACTGTTAATTGGAAAGTAGCCTCGGCTGCTGGTACAGAAACGTTTGGACAAGTTAGACGATGGGTACAAGAAGGAACACAAGGTACTAATAAAGTTATTTCTGATGGTATTCCAACAGTAACATTTCCTGATGGTACTCCTTTAACAGAACTTAATCTAACAATTACGGACAAATATCAAGCTTCCACGCCTATATGTAAAGTAACTATAGGAACGGTAGTTGATGACGAAGGTAAAGTTCGAGACAAGGACAATGCTATTGTATCAACCACCAGTGGTTCAGCATTAGCTCTTAAGCTGGAAATTCAATCAAGTGCAGGGTCACTTCTTGTTACAATTGATAAATCTGGTAAACTCTATGTAACTGCACCAAGAATAGTTGAAACATGTGATGATATTCGTTTAGGAAGTGAGAATGCAACAGAAAAAGCAGTGTTGGGTAACACGCTTAAATCTACATTGGAAAGTCTTATAGATGCTATTAATTCTATTACAGTTACCGCACCTTCGGGCGGTGGGCCAACAAGTACACCTATCAATGCAGCTACATTTACCAGTATCAAAAACAATTTGACAACCATTTTAAGTCAGAAAGTTAAGTTAGGGTAGGACTACAAGAACGGGTAAGAAATGCTTATATTTTGAAAGTAGACATAGTAATTATGCTTAAAGATATGTACATACGGACAAAAAAAATTAAACAGAAACTTAGAACATCAGAAAAACATCTTTCTGAAGAGACTAAAAGAAAAATAAGTATTGCCTTATCTGGTAAACCTCGTTCTGATAAAATCCGAGAAAAAATTAGAAAAGCTAATTTGGGAAGGGTTTTTTCCGAAGAACATAGAAAAAATTTAAGCCTCACACATTTTTGTAAAACTCTTTCTGATGAACAGAAGAAGAAAATAAGTACTATTCGTCAGAAAGAAATCGAAGACTATTTGGGTTGTAAGTTCGTCATCATTTGGGATATAGGTTAAACAATGTCTTCTCTTGTTGATAATATTGTAGCAGCAACAGGCGCATCTCGTTGTTTAGTATCTGTATTGGTAGCTCTATCGTTCCCACTTAGAGCTTCATTAACAACTTTTTTACAAACCTATAGAGCGATTCTACTTGCAGAAAAAGCAAAACTTGTTGGCAAAACAGCACAGGCAGACGTAATTGCTCAACAATTAGGTATTATTGTAGCAGCAGGTCGGGCAGCATTAGCTCCCTTCAATACTATTCTTGGTGCAATACCTTTTGCACAACTTAGTAAATGTGCGGGAGCAACTGAAGACCTTCAACACGTTGTAGACAATACTCCAACCGCTATTCCATCAAGTTTTATTACTCAAGCTGCAAATATAGATGGATTTGATATATTCACTGGTGTTACCGATTATAAAAGCATGCGTAACAAATTAGATGAATTAGCGTTTCGTTTACAACGAGCGTTGACTGTTTCTGACAAGGCCAGTAAATTATCTACAAGTATAGACCGTTCTCTTTCTGTAATTGATACATATTTAGCAATCTTCTCAAGGATGCAATAGATGGATGCGCAATTTAAAGTTACATGTAATCATATATTGGGTAATCCACTTCAACAATTTATTTTGTTGACTTGCCCTCGTTGTCTTGGTAAAGGTTTCTATAACGCCTATCAATTTGGTACAGATGGTAAAATAGTTACGGTATCAGGTGTTAATAAATTGATACAACAGATACAGAAAATATTGACAGAAACAAAGAGGCCGTCCGGTTATGGTTTCGACTACAGTGTTCTTTCTGGTGTAATTGCTCCCAATACAATAACAGCAGTTAAATCTGAAATTGTACGATGTATAGAATATTTGAAATCTTCTCAACAACAAGAAAAAAAAGAGGGTTTCATTTATCTTCCAACAGAAGAAATCAGTACAAATGGACAAAGCATTACTGTACTGGATGCTTTTGTTACCGAAACAGACCCACGTGCAGTTACTGTTAATGTTTCTGTACTTACAGTAGCAGGAGCTACTGCTGGTGTGACAACTCAACTCAAGAGGTAAATCTAATGGCTCGAAACTTCCTCACTATCGTGCAAGCGTTTAAGGATTTTATTAGAAGTAAAAATTCGAAAGCAGAATTATCTGAAGGTACATTTACAAAAGACATTGTAATTGATGCTCCTGCTAAAGAGTTTGAATTACTATATACTCGTACTGACCAAGTATCCAACGAACAAAGTATTTCTACTGCCAGTGAAGTAGGTTTAGAAAAAACACTACTAAACTTTTCCAAGGTAGTCAGGGGTGCTCGACGTTCTCGAACTACAGTACGATTTTTCAAGAATCAAGCACCATCTTCTAATATTACTATTCCTGCTGGAACACTTGTTTCAACACTACTTTCTGATACATCGAACGCAGTACAATTTAGAACAGTGCAGTCGATTACTATGATAGCGGCTCTTGCATTGAGTTATTTAAATTCTACTACTGGTAAATACGAGATTGCTGTTGATGTAGAAGCAGTAAACGGTGGTGCAAATAGCAATGTTGGTGCTGGAACAATTACTGTTATTAATGGGTCTATTTCAGGTATTGATGGTGTCTATAATCCATTTTCAGCAACTGGCGGCCAAGATAAGGAAACAGCTACTCAGATGCAATCTCGTCTTAGTACTGCTTTATCTGGTACAGCACTTGGTTCCAAATCTGGTTTTTTGTCGTTTATTATTGAACAAGATTCCGTAGAGGACGTACTGGTTGTTGGAAAAGGAGCTACTGGTCGAGGGGATATTGGGGCTGTAGATATTTATGTTAAAGGTAAGTTGTTCAGAAATTTTGCTGATGAATTTTCAGACCCATTCAGTCCATATCCAGATTTTATTTTTACTAAGCAACCAGTAATTGCTGCATCTGTTACTTCTGTATTGTCCAGTGTTAATGGTGCTCTTCCTACTTCGGGTTGGTCAGTATCAAAAGATGTTGGGGCATACGGTGGGTCTACTATAGCTCAAGATAAATTGCATTGGATAACAGCAGTACCTAATACTTCTGGTTCTATTGTTGTCAACTACCAATATAATGGTATCGTGGAAGATTTGCAATCACTACTCAGCAAAGATAATCAAGATGTTGTGAATAGTAATACTCTTCTTAAGTGGGCAACCGAAATACCTATTTCGATAACAGTAGCAATTCGTATTTTACAAGGGTTTACAGGAAGTGATGTAACATCATTAGTTTCTTCTGCTATAAATACTTTTTTAACAAATAAAGGAATCGGGGAAGCGGTGAATCAATCAGATGTTATTAGAGAAATATTAAATACTGTTGGGGTCGATGATGTACTTGTACCTCTTACTACTTTTCAATCTCAAGATAGTACTATATTGCAAGATAGTAATAATAATCTAATTATACCGCAACACGCTTATGCCAGTGCTGGTACAATAACAGTGAATTTATTTTAAGGTTTTATAAAACGGAGCGCAAAACCCATTCATCGCTTTAGCGTGGATGGGATGTAAGCGACCAATGAAGAATATTCACAAGTCATATAAATACCGAATTTACCCGACAAAGGAACAAGAATCCTTGTTGAGTAAACATTTTGGATGTGTCAGGTATATTTACAATCACTTTCTGAATGAACGAAAAGAAAAATATCAGGAGCATAAAAAATCACCGAACTATTATGCACAGGCAAAAACACTCACAGGATTAAAAAAGAAAAAAGAAACGGATTGGCTGAAAGAAGTGAATAGTCAAACATTGCAACACGCATTAAGACATTTGGATACTGCATACTTAAACTTCTTTCGTGGCAAGGCAAAGTTTCCGAGATTCAAAAGCAAGAAAAATAAAAATAGTTTCACTATACCACAATTTGTAACAGTTGAAAATGACAGATTGAATATTCCAAAGTTCAAAGAGGGAATTAAAATCAATCTACACAGAAAATTGGAAGGAGAAATAAAACATTGCACGATTAGTAAAACACCAACAGGAAAATATTTTGTGTCTATACTTTGTGAAGTGAAATATCAACCGAAAGAAAAAACAGGCAAATCAGTTGGAATAGATTTAGGTCTGAAAGATTTTGTGATAACTTCTGATGGAATTAAATATGAAAATCATAAACACTTAAAACAATATGAAAAACAATTAGCAAAAGCACAAAAACATCTTTCACGGAAAGTAAAAGGTTCAAATCGGAGAAACAAACAAAGGATGAAAGTTGCAGTATTGCACGAAAGAACTGTAAATGCCCGATTAGATTTGTTGCATAAAATATCTACTCAGATAACCAATGAGTATGATACGATATGTGTTGAAGATTTGAATGTGAAAGGAATGATGGCAAACCACAAACTTGCAAAACATATTGCTGATGCAAGTTGGGGAACATTCGTAAGGTTGCTTGAATACAAAGCGGATTGGAACAACAAACAAGTTGTAAAAATAAATCGCTGGTATCCGAGTTCTAAAACTTGTTCAGAATGTGGTTGGATACATCAGGACTTGAATCTTTCTGAAAGGGAATGGACTTGTGCCAATGGACATAAATTGGACAGGGACATAAATGCAAGTAAAAATATCCTCTTAGAGGGATTAAAAATAATATCGTCAGGAACTGGCGATTACACTCGCAGAGCCAAAATAAGACCTCAACTTGTTGGGGCGCAGGCTTTGAAGCGAGAAGCCCATTTGTCTTTAGTAAATGGATAGTTCATGACCCTTGAAGCCCAACCCATCGCCTCTGGCGTGGGTGGGTAGTTCACGTCACGTTTAAAAGATTTCAAACATAGTTATTTAGGATATAGGTTAAGAATATGTCTATATACATAAAATGGCAGACAACAGCCCCCGATAGCAAGGAAAGATTTATTACAAATCTTTTTTCGAATTTATCTTCACAGTGGTATCCACAAAATATCATTGGGAGTACGTTATATGATTTGTTAGATATGTATGCATCAGAACTATCATCTGGTTCGTCAGAGATTACACAAACATTTAATGACTTGTTCATAGAAAATGTTCGAGATGGTGTAATACAGGGACATAGTACATCAAAGATGTATGAAAACTTTGGCATCCTGTTGGGAATAAACAAATTACCATCTCAGGAATTCTCACAATTTAATACTGGTTCGATACTCAATTCATACCGTACAAGTTTGAAATTTCTAACATTAGCTTATACAGAAACAACAACACCAGATGCACTAACTCGTATTGGACAAGCCATCAACGGTATTAGCCCCGTAATTATCGAACCCATCGACAACTATCCGGGCTGGATTTTATCAAATTTTTCAGGGTCGGTCATTGAAACGTCGTTCAATTCTGCGGCAAAGAAATTTTATGTGATGGTAACTCCTTCTTTCGGACGTTTTGGAAAAGTTATTCCTATTAAGGATGCGTTGGTTGCAACAGGCAGTACTATTTCTTTATCATATAGTATTCTCGGTTTGAATACTATTCTAAAACAAAACTCGTTTGAACAAGCGGGGGTGTTACTCTACTTCTTCATACCCTCTGGTTCATCAACACAAATAAATGATGTTAAAAATGTTATTGAAACAGCAGTAGACAATGTTTTACCAGCATACATTAAACCAGAGATTCATTATTCATTTGATTTTGTACTGTGGCGACCAGTAGCCCCTGCGGTTGATACAATGGTTTCAGGTTCGAATATTTTTGCTGTTAACAAGTATGGTTGGATATACAACGCCAATCCAACCAACGTTACAGGTTCAGTTTTCATTACAGACGTAATTCAAATACCATGATTTCAGGCTCCTTTAATATAATTCCTGTTACTGTTGGTTTTGCTGGACAACTTTGCAGATTTATTTGGAGTTCATCAGGAGCCAACTATGCTATTATTCCAAGTGTAGGAACAGTACCACCAGACGGCGAGCGTTTAGTATATGTAGCAAATTCACAAACATATACAATAACATTTACTGATACCGTTAATACGTTAACTTTATCAAAAATGGTTACTGCAAATAGTGACCCTACTGTTTTTCTCAGACAAACAGTTGATAATGCTACCTCAATTCTTGTAGTAAGAAATGTACAGGAACACTCATTTAATCAAAAAAGACCACCAAGTTCGGGTACACCATCATACATAATTAGTAGTTATTGGATTCTACCGCTTTATCTATTGAGCGATGAAGACTTTGCAGTTATAGCAATACCAGCAGTTTAGGAGAATCAATGTCGAGACAATTAACACGTGTTATTTTGAAGGTAGTTGCAGGTGTTTATCAACCAGACACAGGGCATACTGTTACAATTAAAACAGATGAAGGTGTTCCTGTTTTAGTAACAACCGCCGTGGAATCTCCTGCAAGTAGCGGTAATTATGTCGCTGCATGGTCAGAACAGGAAAAATATGGTTTCTGGTATGTTGATGGTAGTATTAAAGCTGAATGGGGCCGTGTCTGGCTTGGTTCTGTTGTTGGTAATGTAAACTTTCTTACGAATTTTGATATCACTGGTGCTTTAGACGTTAATGGCACATTTCATCTTACTGGATTGATGAGCATAGATAACTCTAATTTAGTAACCAACCTTAATGCTGATCTTTTGGATGGACAACACGCATCAGCTTTCTTACTAATTAATTCCACCGGCAGCATCAAACATTCTGACTTACAGAATTTATCCTATGCCTCATCTGGACATACTGGATTTGCTGGATTAGCCGTACCTAATACATTTACACAAAATCAGATTGTAACTGGAAGTGTAAATGTTAGTGGAAGTGTACATATAACAAATACGCTTCAAATACATACACCAGTAAATTCAGTTCTATTACAAAATCCAAACTGCGGTGTTGCTATAGGTACTATAGGAGATTTCAAAGAACTTAATGTTATTGGTACATTCCACTCAATACATGCAAATGGTTCGGAATCTGGGTTATTGCCAACATTAAATGGAGACCTCATTGGCGGTTTTGGTGGACGAACATATGATGGAACTGCATTTCAAAGTAGTTCACCCGCATCTATTCATTTTGATGCTATAGGTGACCAAAGTCCAACCAATTGGGGACAAGAAATAAGTTTCTGGACGACACCAAGTGGAAGTGTTACTCGTGCAAAACGTGTGCGAATTAAAGACGATGGTAGTCTTGTTCCACTTGCTGCATTACAATCAGACTTTAATGGTGTTTCCTATTTTGATGGTTTGGATGGTGCGTCTTCATCTATTCATATTGGAGAACAATCATCTTCTGGTTCTGGAAACCTTGCAAATGTTAAATTACAAATAGTGACTCACGGTACTTCTCAATTTGCAAATCATCTCATGCTTCGTTCCGAAGGAGATGCTGCAAATCTTGGTGGCTTCTTACAATTACGTCACAGCCGTGCTGGTTTAGTATCACCATTTGCAGAAGATCAACTTGGTGGTATTACTTTTGGGTCTTTATTTTCAGGAGCGGGACGCTCTGGTGGAGCGTTGCTTGCATTTGCAGATGGTGCAGATTATACTACTACAAGTTTACCTACAAGAATAGAATTTAGAACTGCGTCATCGGGTAGTACAACAAGAGTAACACGATTAACTATTAAACATGATGGAAAAGTTGGAATTGGTATAACTCCTACAGATTTGTTGCATGTCAACGGCACATCCAAATTACAAGGTGATGTGCAAGTAACTGGAAGTGTAAATGTTAGCGGAAGTGTAAATGTTAGTGGAAGCTTTGCTGTTGGTACAAATACAAGTGGTATGCTTTGGGACAATAATTTTACAGAGTTACATATTGAAGAGACTTTTCCTACTACACTTTTCCATGGTTCTAAAATATATTTGAGTGGTGCTGGCCCTCAAATGAGATTTGTTTCAATATCCGATACTCCTACGGCTGGCCCTATTTTATTCTTACAGCATAGTAGATTAGGATATAACCCACCACAATCTGGCGATAGATTAGGACGTATTCTTTTTGGTGCATTCACCGACACAGCGTATAGTCAGGCAAATTCTGTTGAAATTTTTGCAAGAGCTACAGAAAACTTTAATTCAGGAAGTGCTACAACAATTGGTTCAGAATTAGTTTTTCAAACGACAGCAAATGGTTCTGCAACACGCACTAATAGAATGATATTGGATAACAGGGGCAACTTACAGTTGTTGAGCGGCAACCTCAGTATCACGGGTTCTATTCTCTCATCGGGGTCTATCAGATTTACACCAACATCACTTCTTGCAGGTGCATACTCTGTTGTTGGAACAGATAGTATAATACTTGCCAATGCCGTATCTGGAAGTATAGAAATTCAATTACCAACAGCAATATCTGTAAAGGGCATGTGGTTGAATGTTAAAAAGACAGATGTAAGTGGTAATTTGGTGAATGTAAGCGGAAGTTCTGGGGAATTAATTGATAATGCTGCTGTACAAAGTATCGCTACGCCTTACACCAATATAACAATTATTTCGGATGGAGCACAGTGGTGGATAATTTAAAATAGGAGCAAAACAATGTATACAATTCTCATAATAGGGGGAGGGTGGAATAATATGAGCTATTTCCCAACAACAAATATTCAATTCGCTGATTCCACTTCAGTAGATGCTTTTCACCGTTTACGTGTCAGCCAGTTATTATCTCAAGCAGAGTATAGCACTCAATACAACAGTGGGTCATTATTTTATCAAGATCAATTATCTAATGGTGGCTTTACCACACATTTACCAAATCAATCAGCCACACAAATCTCTACTACAACTACAAGTGGTTCATCAGTTATTCGTCAGACGAGACATTATTTCAGATACACGCCCGGAGTAGGTTTAAGTATTACTCTCAGTAGCATCATAGGAGCTAAGAAAAATAACGTTCGTCAACGTTGGGGATATTTCGACAGTAATAATGGTATATTCTTTGAGCAAGACGGTAGTAATCTAAAAGTAGTTCAACGAAGTTTCGTAACATCTGGTTCTATAGATACCGTTGTTAATCAATCCTCTTGGAACGTGGATAAATTAGATGGTTCTGGTGTATCTGGATTCAATTTGGATACATCAAAAGCCAATATCTATACCATTGACATCGAATGGTTGGGAGCAGGCAGGGTACGTTTAGGCACATTTACTGAAAAAGGAATGCCAATCATCTGTCACGAGTTTAGAAATGCTAATTCATTGACTACACCATATATGACGACAGCAAATCTACCTATTAGATTGGAATTGACCAATACAAATACTGCTGCAAGTCAAACAGATTTGGTTCATGTTTGTTCAGCAGTAGCCAATGAAGGTATAACAACGCCTGAAACTTCACAAATATTTGAAGCCTCAACTGGCGCATCGCTTGTAGCAGTAACTACAAGAGTTCCAATTCTGTCTATTCGTCCAAAATTGACTTTCAATAACATTATCAATCGTGGATTAATTACAGCATTAGAAACAGAGATACTGGCTCAGACAAACGCAGCCTTTTGGGAAATTGTTTATAATGGTACACTATCTGGTGCTAATTTCACAAGTGCTAATTCAGAATCAGTTGTAGACGTGGATGTATCAGCGACTACAATTACTGGTGGGTTAGTGATTGCTTCTGGATACGTTGTTGCTGGTGCTACAGGTATTAAAGGACTCTCAGTTGGTGAATTGTTCAGCAAATTACCTTTGACGTTGGATATTAATGGAATAAATCCAATCAATTTATCACTTGTTGTTACATCTACAAGTGGTACAACTAACGTAGGTGGAGCGATTAAATGGAGTGAATTAATCTAAATGGCTTCGATATCTTACAATTGGTTTTATGATTGGGCAGCAATAGCCAAGAACGATGCTTATTATACTGTAGAGGTTCGACAGTACAATAGTCAGTCCATTCCAGATTCAATTCCTTGGAAGAGATATGACCCCATATTCCCGATTCCTCTTTTAAATCTGGCAACAGATGGGTCAGTTCGAGGACATTGGACATTTGCCGTTAATCATCCAACACAATCAGTATATGACATTTCTGGTAATCAAGCTACATTGATTAATTCTAAGACATCAGTTGAAACTAACAATCTATGTTGTTCTCGTAGAGATAATATTCTTGTTTTGGGCGGTGGTAGTACGGGATACAATCTATCTGCTACAGCCTCATTACCAAGTCTTGCTTTTGACAATGTGAGTTTTGCATGGGAAACTTACATTTATGGTATAGATAATACTACAACTAATGTAGATAATTCTCCATTTACTTCATATTTATCGTTTATTCGTACAGGGTCTACCGGACAGGGTTATGCCGTGGAATTTGATTTTGCAGGACAGTACATTCGATTTACTGTTGGTTCAGCATCTATATCAGGAGTTGTTACTGCATCCATAGCTCCTTTGTTGTTAGAGAGTGGGTTCCCGCCTAACTATCATTACTTCGCAGGCTCCTTTATTCATGGGTCTGGATTATTTCTGTATATAGATGGAGTTCAACAAGGTTTTACAGCATATACTGGTGGAATAGCATCAGCAAGTGTGCCTTTCAATGTACGTCACGGTGAAAATATGTTTGTCGATGAGTTTGTTATCTACGCCGGAACATTGAACGAGAATCAAACGAAATACAACTATAATCTAACAAAAGAACGATTAAGATATCTTGGTATGCCATCAGGTTCGTACTACCCATTCCACCAAGCTCGTTTCACTATATTTGCCAGTGGTAGTAATGAGTTTGAATTGCACCAGTTCTCCATTCGAGGATTACAAAACACGAGTGCTTCTATATTTGATACAAGGCTTACAGATTTATATGCTCTTCCCATTTTTATTGGAACGTCTGGTAGTTCGGGACAACAAGCTGGACAAGTTATTGTTTCATCAACATAAAAGGAAACGTCATGAACAAAACACTATATTTTCCAGATATGAGAGTTAATGAATCGGATTTGAATAATACCGAACAATCACGAGCAAGTGCTATACGACAACAATTTGCATTTATGCTTGCAAAGTTTTCACATCAATATACAGGTTCTATTGCAACTATCATACAACAAACGTTAGCAGATCAAACCCCAAATCCATTTTCGTACAGAGGTATTGGTGGGGGGTTTAATTCGGATTACCTTCTTCCAATTACAGGTTCTCTTTCTCAAATTAGTATTCAAAGAGGATGGGGTATTACTGACAATGCAGACATTTGTATTCTTACAGGGTCGATTACTATCAATCAAGGAGATAATGATTTTCATCGTATATGGGGAACACTCACTGATGGTCAACCAGCATATGTAACAGCAGAATACCAAGAAATGTCTTCATCGGTAGGTAATGATAGTAGTGGAAACATATATTATAAGCGATATACTGGCGATTTTCTTATTCGTGTTTCTGATACTTATCCATCAGGTTCTAATCAGATTCCTCTTGCACAATTTACTGCAAACGGTAATCTTATTACGGCAGGCACATTCCAAGATAAACGAGAGTGGGCACGTCCATGGGCTATGGCAGAATCTACATTGGTGAAAAATTCTCCTGTTCCATCACTTAGTACAGTAGAACAACATATAACAGCAGTAGGTACTGGTACTCCTTCTACTACAAATCCTCATGGAATGGTACTAAGCGATTTAGTTTCAGGAAGTATTCTTAGTACAGTTATTCATAAAAATGTAGGACACCCGGCAGGCAATGAAGGTAATAGGGCTTTAAACACTGTTTATCAAAATACAGCAAGCGGAAGTATGTTTTTGTCTGTATCTATCGAATTACTAACCGTGGCTACAGCAGCACCACATACAATTGAAGCTGCTATTTATGTTGACCGTGTGGACTCTTCATTTAATAATAATGACATTATTATTCTTGGTCATACATCATTATCTAAAGACTCAGCAACAACTGAAGCATACTCATCATATCAACAACTAACGGCTATTATTCCACCGGGTGCTTGGTATAAAGTTTATGCAGCTACATTAGATGGTCTTGGAAGTTATAGTATAATTCATTGGTCTGAACAATTATAATTCGTCCAACGTTTTGGACGGCGCGTAGTTCAAGCACGTTATAGTAGTAATCAGATTCGACGTTCAAACTTGAGGGTAAAAGTGTTGACGGTCAGATAGGTGACAAGTTATTTGAGGTGGGTGGTCATTACTGGCATAATAGACCAAAAGACATACTAAATGATGACATCAAAGAAAAGCTTGCTCTAAAATATGGATACCCGTTATATAGATTTCGAGTAGATACTGTCCAAGACGTACTTCGAAAACTACGGCAATATAACTCAACTTTCCTCGCTTTGTTCCATGCGACTAAACATTCCCCGCTCAGTTTGACGAGTGTTTTGCAGCAGAATACCTTTCAGTAACTCAGTATTGTCTGTTTTTCCCGAAAACAAGTTCATAGCTAATGAAAATTTCTTTGTTTGACCATACTCAGAAAGTCGAGCTAAAGCGAAATCTTTTCTGGATGTATTTTGTTCTTTGGCTACTCTTACCTTATCTTCAATCACAGTTACAATATTCTGTAACACCTTTGTACCATCTATCAATAAACTCACTACAGGTAACATCCAAGCGACCGTTTCTTCGTCGTACTGTTCTGTCATATTCTTTACAAACTGAACATACGAGGGGCAACCTTGCTGAAACCAGATTTCCGCCAACGTGTCTGTAGTAAGATTCGACTTTAGTCTATGACGAGCTAAGTAGGAATCGCATTTGATTTTTACCAACGTTTGTTCGTTGTCAATACGGACAACCCATCCCTCGATGCGTTGTTCAGTTGTTACACGAGTCATGAGGTCTTCCAAACCCCGTGAATCTAACTTGTACCATTCAACAAGAGGAATACCAACAGCATCCGAGACTATCTTTAATTCAGAAAGTGTCAGGTAGGTCATTGTAGAGTGATTAACAGCACCTACAAGGGTTAGCTCAGGTTCAGGATACTTTAAAACTATAGGGTTGTTGGGAGTAGTCCACTCTGTTAATAGCGAAAGACCATTAAACAGTGAAATGTCCCAAAGACGTGGATACTTCTGCTTAAATATTTGGTCAACTTCCCATCCGTTGTCAAGATGTTCGTAACCGAATGAACCACGAGTACGTAACATGATTTTGCCCTCGTGAACACTTCTAATCAATAATGAACCGTCCATTTTGATTGTTGCAACAGCGTCATTTTTTGTAATAGCTTGAACTATATCAGCAACCGTTGTAATAAAACCTTGTGTGCCCATTCCAAGATTCCAAAATTTACCGAAGCCTTGAGAAACAGTTTTACCGTCCAGAGTCTCAACACGTGAACGAAACCAGAGATTGTCGGTCTTCCAAGCATAGTTAGATACGGCAGTCTCTCGTGTAGGGGTAATAAGACGTAAACCATTTTGCTCAGAAACGTTGAAATTGGTAGTGTCAAAATTCATTTTCAAAAATATCCTGCATATCACTTGACATTGATGAAAAAAATGTGTATATTGATTTTATCTTCGATGTAGAGACTCCTGTCCTCATCATACTTCAATATATAATTTTCTATCTACAAAGTCAAGCCTTTTCTAATAATTCTATATTTTTCATGCAAACATAACTTAGTTTTTAACCGCCGTAGTTAAGCTGTAGGCAGATGTCAGCAAAACGAGAGTCTTTATGGCTTGTGGGTCAAACAAGTATGAATAGTGTTAGTAGTGACAGAAACTACTGTGGAGCATTACCCATCCCGTCCACGCAATGCAAAAAGGGGGGTAGGGGGGATTCGACTTGTGTTCGCTTCGCTCTCAATTTTTTCTGTCAGGTTGTTGAAAAACACAACCCGACAGCAATAATAGATATACCAACAGTTTTTAACAACAAAAAGACCACCGAATATTATGTTATGAATGATTTTTATAAATCAATAATTCAAGTTGAGTTTCCAAAAATAAAACTTAAATTCAAAGATGACTCAATTCTACAGAAGTTATTTCAAATTATAAATTTTAACTATAAAAATACTATTTCATGTTCTAAAAATTCTATCTGGTTTCCTTCAAGGAAGTCTTTTAATGGAGTCTCTAATGAGACCATAAATGAGATATTGGCTCATGAATACGTTCATCTGGTTCAACGTAGAAATAACCAGTTACATAATTTATTGGGTTCTTTACCTGAATCAATTGGATTAGCATTACTTTTGATTGCTTGTATAATAGGTATTAGTGAATTTGGATTGCTATTTTGGTTTTGTGGAGTAATAGGTTTTCTTTTGACATTACCAGTAGCTCCTATTTATAGACTGGAAAGTGAGTTTGAAGCTTATAGAATGTCTATTCTTGTTCGTATTGTTCAATGGAATGGCAAATTTAAACTTCCAAAATCTCATTATGACCTTTTTCAGGTATCAGATGCTATGTTACGAGATATGCTCGATGGATTGTTCTCTAAAACCTATAATGCTCAATGGTCACCAGCGTGGCTTAAGATTCGATACTTTGAGCGTATGAAGAAGTGGCGAGATGAATGTATGTTGAATTATTTTGTTGAAAGACTTGCATTTGACAATAAAAATGTTTATATTGATAGTGATGCTAATATTTACTTTCGTATACTTCGTTATTTTATAGCACATTCCGAATACGTCAAAAATCCCACTTAATTTAATAGGACAAACTTTTGGACGACTAACTGCTATTTCTATTGTGGGTCGTCGTCGTGGTGGTCTTTTATGGCAATGTCAATGTATTTGTGGTAATGTTGCATATGTTGTAGCTGGTGCATTGGCTTCTGGTAATACAAATAGTTGTGGTTGTCTACGTAAAGAAATAGCAATACAAAATCATTTTCAAGTTGGAGATGTCTTTGTGATTGTGGAAGGATAAAGGATGTAAGAGGTCACAGCCTTACATCACAAATAACTAAGTCTTGTGGTTGCTTATCTCGTGAATTGTCAATAGACCGTACTGGCATAAAACTACTAAACAAATTGATTCTTTGAAAGACAGTATTGCCTTACAACATGGTTATACGATTGTGAGAATGTTAGTTAACACTTGTCGAGATATAGACTTTCAATTTAGTAAGTATCTACCTTCTTTGTCTAAACTTTTTAATGTATCAAAATCCAGCGCATGTCAATGAATCTCTGGTTACTCGCAATAACACTTTTTATTTCTGGAATCGTTACCGATTTCATGTGGGCAATTTACATTCAGAAATTATCTGAATGTAAACGTACACAAGATTCTCTCAAGCGCAAGCTTCTCTTACGAGAAGCTGCTTTCTGGTCAGTTGGTATAGGTTTGTGTTCAATCTTTTTGGTTGAAGGTATCATTGTTAACTTCTATGTTTCATTGATATGGTTGGTAGGTCTTTGGCTTGGTACTTATTATTCCAATACTTTTGAATCATTTTTCAGAAAACTTTTTGGACAATATATATGATTAAGAAAAACATTAAGGCAATACCTAATCTTAAACCAACAAATCCAAAAGATATTATTGGTAGTGATAAGATGCCACTCCATCTTTGGCCTAATACGGCAACAATGTATGGTGTTCTTGGTCTTCTTGAAGGTATGCTAAAATATGGTCGTACTAATTGGCGTATTGCTGGTGTACGAGCATCCATATATTATGATGCTGCTCGTAGACATTTGGATGCATGGCTTGAAGGTGAAGATTTTGCTCCTGATTCCGGCGTTCATCATTTGGGACATGTGTTGGCATGTATTGCTATTCTTATAGATGCTAAAGAGGCTGGTAAACTTATAGATGACCGTCTGTATCCAGTTAATTATAGAAATACTATTAACTATTTAACGAAAGATGTTAAACGGCTTAAGATTTTATATGCTGATATAAAGCCACATCATTTTACTATTCAAGACGTTATTAAACCTGTAAAACAACAAAAGAGACGCAGATATGGTAAATCTTAATGAATATAAACTTTCTGCATATGGAACAAGCAATAGAAAAAGGCTTTCAACAATTTGATATAGAGGTAAGGAATAATGCGAGCAGTAGTTGATACATTAAATAATCATTTTGGACGACGTATTAAAGATATTTCTTCTGTTATTTCTAATTATTATTACAAATAGTGGGGCTACGTATGCGTAGATACAAAATTCTTTTTGTTACGGATGATATAAGACTAAAATCTGGTGTTGCAATACAGGCGTATATGCTTATGAAAGGTTTACTCAAGACCGGCGAATACGAAATTGTTTCCATTGCTGGTTCTTTGATACCACAAAATCCAAATCCAACTACATTTGAAGGTATTCGTCTGTATCCCTGTAGTAATGGATATGGAGACCCAAATTTGTTGAAGGCGGTTATTCAAAGAGAGCGTCCTGATGTTACAGTATTCTTTTCCGACCCTCGATTTTTTGTATACGCTTTTACTTTGGATAATGAGATTCGTCCATTTACCAAATTCGTATTTTATCATACGTGGGATAATGAACCATTTCCTGCATTCAACAAGACGTGGTATGCTGCGTGTGACCGTATTGTTATGCTCTCTCGTTTTTCTTATGAGTTGATGAAAAACGGTGGTGTTGATGTAGATTTTGCTCCACATGGTGGAGACCCTTCTGAGTTTTATCCATTGGAACCACAAGAAGTAGAAGCTGCAAAAGATATTATGTTTAAGAACCTTCCAGAGAAACCAGACTTTGTAGTGCTTTATAATAATCGTAATATTCCTCGGAAACGTACTTCTGATGTCATTCTTGCTTTCCGTCGATTTTGGACGAAACATCCGAAGTCCGCTCTCATTATGAACACCGTTGCTGTTGACCGTGATGGAAATGATTTGGGCATGCTTCTCAAACAAGTTGAACCCAATGCAGCACCTATTATTATTAACCAAAACAAGGTTACTTCTTCGGACTTGAACAAGTTCTACAATGTTTCTGATGTGACTATGAATATTGCGATAAACGAAGGTTTTGGTTTGTCTTGTATGGAATCACTTCTTGCAGGTACACCCAATATTGCAGTAGCAACAGGTGGACTTACTGAGCAAATGACTGATGGTAAACAAGAGTTTGGACTTTTGTTGAAACCAACAGTAAGAACCATTTTTGGATTAGTTGGAAACCCCTATATATTTCAAGATTTTACTTCTATTGAAGCAGTTGAGGAAGCTCTTGAACAAGCATATCAGATGAAACAAACTGGAAAGCTTAAGGAGCTTGGTCTGGCGGGTCGTGAACATATTATACAAAATTATCATATAAATAGAACGGTTGCAGCATGGGATAAGATTCTAAAAGAAACTGTTGTCATGCCTTCAAAGTTCAAACGTTATACTGTTACTACAATGTAAAGGAGTATTTAATTATGATGGAAAGAAAGAATTTGATATGCCAGATGCCTGTGTTTTCTCTTAGTGGATACGGATGTCATGCTCGTGACATTGTTATGGGACTTTTTAATAGTGGCAACTTCAATATCTCAATTATTCCAACCGGATGGGGTGGGTCGAGTACCATACAGCCAGCCAAAGATGTAGATGATGCATTGGTATTCATGTGCAATAATCGCATCTCAGATGGTTCTGAGTTTGCATGGGTACAAATGGGTGTACCACACGAGTTTAAGAGAGCATCTAACACCTGCAACATCGGAATTACTGCCGGTCTTGAAGTTGAGCAGTATCCAGCGAAGTGGGCTGCATATTGCAATCAAATGAATGCTATTATTGTACCATCGACCTTTGTTAAAGACCGTTTGATAGGTTGTGGTGTTACTGTTCCCGTGTATGTAGTGCCGGAGGGTGTTGATACGAAGGTATTCAATGATATTAATCCTTTCAAGATTAATAAATTGGCAGAAGAACCTGAAACGGAAGTTGTTATACCTACACCTACCTTTTCTTTTCCAACTACATTCAATTTTTTGACTGTTGGACAATGGCTTCCGGGTAATGTTGGCGAAGACCGTAAGAATATACCTCTTACTATTCTTGCCGTTTTGGATGCTTTTCCCGACAATCCAGAGGTCGGTATAGTTGTGAAAACTTATCTTCATAATAACTCTTCACCTGACAAATATGCTCTTATTGAAAGAATGAGTGAAGTTTTGGGCACAAAGGCTGCTGGTCGAGTACACTTTGTCCATGGTACTTTAACCGAGAAGGAGTTGGCAGAATTGTATCATCATCCTCAAATTAAGGCTTCTGTATTATTGACTCATGGAGAAGGGTATTGTTTTAATGGTGAAACTAATATAATAACAGATAGTGGTTTGAAGCCTATAAAATCAATTACAGAAATGGATAGTGTTGTAACTCGTAATGGACGGTTACGAATGGTTAAGAAGTTAATGACTCGACACTATTACGGTAATATGTATAGATTTATTACAAATTCTACAAATAGAGCAAATGAATCGTGGATTACTCCTGAACATCCAGTATTGATTCACCGCCACTCTACCATACAATGGAAAGAAGCCAAAGATGTATTACAGGATGATAAATTACTTATGCCTAAGTTCTGGGTTAATTCCCGTGGGTTTAACAATATTTTACTTAGGGTTTCCAATTATGTTAATACAAATCATAATTGTTACTTTGTAGATAATGGTAAGATAGGTAAAATGTTTGAGACAAAATCAAAAAATATTTTTCAATCGTCTTCGGACAATGTAATATCAAATCTTGTCAATACGAATGCTAACGTCGGTAGATTATTTGGTTATTATCTTGCAGAAGGGCACTCTACAGATGGCGGTACTGTAGGGTTTACGTTTTCTCAAGATGAAGATAAGTATGTTGATGATGTGTTGTTTATATTAAAATCCGAGTTTTTAGTTAATACAGAATCTATATCTATTCATAAACCTATTGATAAGTTTGTAAATAAAGTATTTGTATCGTCGCCAGTGCTTGCCGATTTTTTGTTATCGTTGTTTGGTACAGGTGCTAAAAATAAGGATATTCATCCAGACTTGTTATTCGGATCAAAGGAATTTCGTCTTGGTTTGCTGTGTGGCTTATTAAGGGGGGATGGTGGTTTTAGCACTAATCAGAAGTCTTTTGAATATTCGTCAATTTCAAAAGGACTTGCGCAGCACGTTCGACTTTTGTTGAGGACATTTGGTGTGAGAAGTAACATGTATTCTCGTACATCAAAGCAAGGGTTTTCAACTGATAATGTTGGATATCGTGTGTGTATATATGGGGAAGATGTGGATAAAGTTAAAAATATTGTTGATGGAGTTGATGTACCCATGGACTACAACGCGGCGATGAATTTTAGGAAGGATAGTATATTGATATCTGATTATTCGGAGTTTACTATTAAAGAGATTCAGACTAAGATTGCTGATGAGGTTGTATACAATATATCTGTGGATGAGGACGAGACTTATTGCACAGAGGATTATGTTGTTCATAATTGTCGTCCTTTGGCAGAAGCTGCTGCATGTGATCTTCCAATTATTGTTACTGGTTATTCTGGACATATGGATTTTATCAATAAGGATTTGGTAAATATTGTTGAGTTTCAAATGGGACAGGTTCCACCAGCGATGTGGATGCCAGAACTTCTTGGTCAAGGTCAAACATGGGCATATCCTGACTTTGAAAAGGCAAAGAATCGTCTTAAGAGATGTCACGATGGTTACAAAATTGCCAAACAACGAGCAGAAGCCCTCGGTAAAGACATTCGTCAGAACTGGTCGTTGGAACGAGCTTCGGTTATTTTGAATGAAGCAATGCAGAACATTCTTACTGTGACTAATACTAACATTGCGCAGGTCGGGAGAATTGTCGTTTGATACGAGTACTTCATTATCTGCTCGTCGTATTATCTGAAAGAGGATACACATGCCTAAAGTTATCGTTGTAACGCCTGTAATAAACAACCTCTTTTACACCAAACTCTTTTTGAAAAGTCTTGAACGACAAACTTTCAAAGATTTCTCAGTTGTTATTGTAGATAATGGTTCTACGGATGGAACACGAGAGTGGATATCTGATACATATTTGAGAGATAAGTGTGCTATAGATGATACTGGATATATGAGTATTATATCACATAATATATCATTAGGTCTTGTATTAAACAAAGAGAATCGTGGGTACGCTGGTGGATGTAATGATGGTATTTCTATTGTAAGAAAGTATTACCCTGATGCAGACGTTCTTGTTACTAATAATGATATGGAGTTGTATTCCAATTGTATTGAGGAACTTGTAAATTTTGCTGATAAGAATAGGGCTAATAAAATAGGTATTCTTGGCGGGCGTTTACTCTTTCCAGATGGAAGAATCCAACATGGAGGAGCTTTTATCAACGTGTATGGATGGGGGCAGCATAAATTAGCTGGCGTTATGGATAAGGATTTTGTTGAAGTCAATCCTGAAGAACAGGAATATGTTACAGGCGCATTATTTTATATTACTAAGGAATGTTTACAAGTAATGCAGGGTTTTGATGAGTTGTTCAATCCTGCTTATTTTGAAGAAGTAGATTTTTGTACTATTGCTCGTAAATATGGTTATCGTACTTTCTATATTCCTACTGCTAAGACAATTCATTACGAAAATAAGACTTCCAATGAAGTTTTTGGTGGTGTAGACAAGGTAAGTCAATTGTCTCGTGCTCAACAGCAGAAGTACTATCTCAAGCATGATCGTCCAGCGTCAGAGTATGTGCCTACCAGTGACAAGAAGGCTCTTATCACAGGGAAAATCTATGGTGATTGGTCATTTTCCATAGTTCTTCGTAATCTTGCCAAGGGTTTGAAACGAAATGGTGTTGATGTATCTATTGCTCCTGAAGAATATCATCAACCGATGAATATGGATGATTTTGAAATACAAGAAATGATTAAGAAACCCAATGATTATTGGAATAGAGTCGTTATGCGTTCTTCAGAAGGAGACCATCAATATTTAATGCCACCGGGGTTAAAAAGGATAGCGCATACTACGTTTGAGGGCACTCGACCTCACAATGGTTGGGTAGACCAATTGAATCATGTAGACAATGTGGTAACAAATAGTACTTTTTGTCAGAATTTGTTGATAGAGCGTGGTGTTACTACTCCTATTGATATCATTCCAAATCCAATTGATACCAAGATTTACAACCCAACTCGTATTCCATTGATTATTGAAAAGCGTCGTAAGTTTGGATTCTTGATGATGGGTGCTTATGGAGAACGTAAGAGTGTGGAGTTGGCTCTTCGTGCATTTATTACTGAATTTAAACCTGATGAAGACGTATTTTTCTCTGTTCATATGTTGAGTTTGTTCTATATTTTACAACAGCAAAGATTGGATGCTCAGACGTGGTTGAGGAATAATGTTCTTGGTGGTAGAGAGTTGCCGCATGCTCCTATTTATTTGACTTCCAACTCATTCCATCCGACTATGGTACCTCAGATGATAACGGCACACCAGTGTGGAATTTTTCCTTCACGAGCAGAGGGGTTTGGTAATTTTTTAATTGAGGCGGGAGCTTGTGGGATACCAGTAATTGCAACGAATTATTCTGGTATGACGGATTTCATAAGTGATGAGGTGGGTTATCCATTAAGTTATCGCTTGGAAGACATGCCACTTCAAGTGCTTCCGTATTTTAGAAATTATATTGGTGCGAAGTGGAGTTGTCCTGATATTGAACACTTACGTGTTTTGATGAGACATGCTTTTGAACATCCAGAAGAAGTCAAAGTTAAAGGTGAGAAGGCACGACTAAAAGCATTGAATTATGATATTATTCCAGTTGGAAAACAGTTAAGTGAGGTGATGTTTAGTGGGTAGGTATAAAGACTTAACAGGACATAAATTTGGTAATCTTGTGGTGCTTAAAGATGTTGGTCGGAGAAGAGGTACTGTTGTATGGCTATGTTTATGTTCTTGTAACAACATTCTTCTCGTTTAATTAAATTGTTTGGAGTTCCAGTATGAAAATCTTTCATATACTTCCAAAAAATTTGATTCCATCTGGTGGTATCAAGGTTCATTATCAACTTTGTCAGTTAGAACGTGAACTTGGATATGACTCGTTCATTGTTTATGACGATATCCTTAAGGTTCCTACATGGTTTGCCTATAATGTTCGACATATCACGACCGTAGATATGCATCGGATGGCTGATAAGAAAAAAGATGTTATTGTCGGATGGGAAGATGTTGAGCCATTATTACGTTCAGGTTTTTATCATAAAGTGAGTTACATTCAAGGTGAGGTTTTTGTTAATAGGGCTAATTTATACCATGGTATTACGCTTTGGTTCAGTAATGATTTTAACCGATTGGCGGTGCCACATTTAGCAGATAATGATTGGTATATTGTTACTCCTTTCATAGATAAGTCTGTGTTCAATTACTCTGTTGATGAGGATTATACGAAACGTAAATATATGTTTTCCATTCAGGAACGTAAAGCTGGACATGAGGCGTTCAACAAACTTCGTGCCGAATTGGATTTTCCATCGACTGCGTTCCTTCAAGATATTTGTCAAATGCATTTCATTCAGGATTGTCATGAACAGGATTTTGCAAATCAACTTCGAGATACAAAGATTTTCATTACACATACGTACCCCGAAGGTTTTGGACTTCCTGCTTTGGAAGCAATGGCAAGTGGATGCCTTGTTGTAGGTTTTACAGGTGGTGGTGGTAATACATATATGGAGCATGGTTCTAATTGTCTTATTGCTTCAAAAGACGGTGATTATAAGACTTTGGGTAGGATGCTTGAAATTGCTCATAGTATGGTAATACATTGTGATTCCAAAGAAGTGAGAGAGTATATCCGTTTAGGTTATTTAACCACAGAACGATATCATAGAGTACTTACTAAACAGCAACTTGCAACAGCGTTGAGTTTATTTGAGGAGAAAGCATGAGTTCAACAAATCGTTCTGAGGCACGAAAGTCTCATGTATCTGATTACTATGTTACACCTATTCTTGATATTGTGAATTTCCTACATAATATTGAAGAGACAGAGTTATATAAGAAGTTTGTTTGTAAGGGTGGAGATTATGTTCTTGATCCATGTGCTGGTGGCGATAACTCACATCTTATGAGTTATCCAGAAGCACTAAAACAAGTTTTTCCCACTGTGGATGTTTGTACTATAGATATTAGGTTGGATTCGTTAGCTGAAATAAAAACTGATTACCTAAACTACGACTTTCAAGACATGCAAAGACCTTGTATTATTATTACAAATCCACCTTTTAATATTGCGCAGCAAGTTATAGAAAAAGCATTGTTGGATGTTGTCAAGGGCGGGTATATTATTATGTTATTACGGTTGAATTTTTTTGGTAGCAAAGGGCGTTTTGATTTTTGGAAAAAACAAATGCCTGTATTGTCATATGTTCATAGTCAACGAATGTCTTTTACGGATAATAAAAAAACAGATTCGATTGAGTACATGCATTGCATTTGGCAACAGGGTGTTTATCCAGAATTTGTTAAAGTGAAGGTTATATAGTTGATGAATCAGTTTTGTCCAAAGTGTGGGTGGTTAGGTGAAGAGATTAAAGGTCTTGGTATAGGAGAACTTGTTATAGAACCTACTCTACCTGTTGAATGTCCTGATTGTAAATCTGTTTTAGAAAGGACGAAGGAGTATTGGATTCCTATATACGATAGAGAACTGGATAGAGTGTATTTTGAGCCTATATCAGTTGCGCAACGGAAACTGAAGTCTTTTCCAGAGAGATATTTTCCTGTTCCTGATAATGATACTACCTTTAATATTAAGATTAATGGGGAATGGAATGGAATTCCTATTGGACGAAAGATACAAGAGAAAAATGAAAGTCTTAAACGTAAAGTTTCAGGTTATGAGCATGAACAGCGAAACGTTAGGGCAGATGTTGAGCGACAACTAAAACAAAAAATTGCTAAACAAAATACAAAATGAAAGGTGTACGACCATGAGTATAAAGAACGAAAAGCAAGAAGCTACTGAACAAAAGGGTGAAACTGTTGCCGAGAAGTACTTTGATGCCATTGAACCCAAGGAGATTGCCACTAAGTTGATTGATGCTGGTAATTTCAATTTTCCGACAAATACGCCTATTCTGTATGTCTTTATTGACAAGGCAAAGAAGTTTTGGGGTAAGTGTCAGTTGGTATCTGGTGTGCATCAGTTTGCTTCTGGTTACCAGTTTATGATTCAGTTCAATTATGCGATTTGGCAAACATTAAATGAAAATCAACGGGGTGCCTTGGTGTGGCACGAGCTTGAACATGTGGGGTTCGATTCTGAAAAAAACAAGTACTACTTAATACCGCACGACGTTGAAGAATTTTCTCGTGTAATTAGAAAATATGGTTTATGGCGAGAAGATGTAAAAAGGTTTATGGATGAGGGTTTAAAAGCCATTACGTTGACAGAAAAACAATGATATGAGAACATTAGATGCATTGTTCGGTATGAGGTTGATAATAGTCGTGTTGTGGATATGATATTACAAGAGTGTTGTAGCAGTCTCATTAAAGTTTTCAAGCTGAAAGGTATTTTATGAATGTCCATCCAACTTTAGGTGCATTCACAGCGATTTACAACGCAGAAAAGTTTGATATTCCTTTTGTAGAATCTGTTGAGTCTGTTATAGATATTGTCAAGCAGTTTGTTCTTGTTGAGTGTTTTAGTGAAGATAACACTTTTTCTATGTGTCAAGACCTGCAAAATAGGTATCCCGATAAGATAAAACTTGTTCGTCGCCCTTGGATTCTTCATTTTACAGAGCTTGCGTCGGTGTTCAACTTTGCAAAGGACTTTCTCACAACAACACATGCATATGAATTGCAGTCTGATGAGGTAGTTCATCATGACAGTCTTGATGAATTGCGGATGTTGCCAGAACGTATGCTACTTGAACATAAAACTGGTGCAAGAGTTCATTTTACACATTTTCTTCAATCTCCATCTGTAACATTCCCTTTTTGTTATGAGACATTAGTACGTGTTGTGCAACAAAACACTCCTTGGCGTACCATTGGGGATGCAGTGCAACAAGCCTACCAAGATTCTTATATACCAGAAGAAAAAGTACTTGACACAACTATTCAGGTGTATCACTACGGTAAAGCTCTTAAGTCTCCCGAAAAAGGATTTGCAAAGGAAGTAGCCTTTATGGAGAACTTTAGAGATTTGGGCTTTCCAGACCCTAAAATGAAAGAGATGAAGGCTAAGATTGGAGAACGCTGCGATTATCTTTACTTATTCAGAGACCACGTTGTGAATAAAACTATCAAGAAATTTACAGGCACTCACCCCCATTCTATGGCTGCACGTATTGCTGCATTTAAGGATGCGGGGTATGAACAATTTGTTTCAGAAATGGAAAATAGTTTACGTATCAATTTTGAAGAAAAATCATGATTCAATGTTCTGTTTGTTTAACTATATTTACAGAATCTGAAATTGAAGGTATAAGTGAATGTCCAAAATGTGGAACAACACACATACCATATAGAGTTGGTAATGACATTATTATTACGTTAAATATATTAGAGGCTCGTATTCTTACAATGTGGGCGGCTAATTATGCAGAAACATTTGCTACTAAAAATCCAGATTCTGCTCGTGCATTAAGTAATATTATTGACAAGTTTAGAGAGCTAAGACAAGATATCTGTTGGACTATGGGTGATGAAGTAAGAAAGTTACGAGAAGCGTTTGGAAAAGTTGAAATGACTGATAATGAAGGTAAACCAAAGGAGCCGCTACTATGAACCAACCACTTAATACTATTCCACAACAAGAACTTGTCGTTCAAGCTGTTGCAAAATTGCGTGAATACTTTCAGGAGCATAAATTTTCTGAAACAGAAGCTGATGTACCATGGCAAGTAGGTAAAACACTTAAGGATGTTGTTATAGAATATCAAACAGATTATGGTACTCCATTATGGGAAAATCAGTTTTCTGTGATTTGGGGACAAAAAGTTCGAAGTTTCTTACGACAAAATGGTTTTGGTGAAAATTACTTACAAATAGATAATTTGAACGATTTTTGGATGAGTTTTGTGAAGGAAGCGATACGTGTCTAAAGAAAACGATGCAATACAATATAGTCGGGCTATCCATTGCAATAATCTTACCCATTTAGGCATTACTGACCTTGATACTTTCCTCAGGATATCTAAAGAGGACTGGAACTTACGAGCAGGACATGATGCCAGTTCTTATGTTTGCGCCTCACCACGGGCATCCGAAGAGCAAATAAGGGCATCTGGTAAAGGTGATGTTATTCGAGAATTTATACCGAGGATTAATGGTTATAAAAGCGATGTTATAGTAGAATTGGGGGCTGGTTTTGGACGAATGACTATGTTTATAGCCCCGTTTTGTAAGAAATTATATGCTATTGATATTTCTGGTGATTTGTTATTTCAAGCAAAGCAGCGACTTTCAGGTTCTGTATATCAACATGTGGAATTTATTGAGACGGATGGTATGCATCTAAATACTGTACCAGACAACAGTGTTGATTTATGTTATTCTTATATAGTTTTTCAACACATTGTTGCCGCAGAGATTGTTGTGTCCTATATTCACGAAGCATGTAGAGTACTTAAGGTAGGCGGTGTTTTTGTATTTCATGGTAGAGATGTTAATGGTGTTACGGATGTGACATTAGGAAACACTTGGCATGGCTTTAGACTTGGGTCGAACTTTGTTAGGGACGCAATTCAAACAACTTCTTTTAAGATAATAAAAGAAGAGGGACAGAATACAGATAGATATTGGTGCACGTTAAAGAAAGAAGATAATTGAAACCCTTGGCTATAATAGGTAGTCGTTTTGGTAGATTACTTGTCCTTTCTAAAGTAGAGAATCCAAGAAGTACTAAATGGTTATGTTTATGTGATTGTGAAAAAGAGATCATAGTTAAAGCTCCTTATCGGGATGTATTTTCACCAACATGGAGTTTCATAGCTTCTGTACATAGAAGTTTACAGCTAACGCCGGTGATGTTAGCCGACGTTGCCTGAAGAATCTCCCGATTTTAATCGGGAGAGTGTCAATTAGAGCGTAGGCAAAAATAAAAGAGGTATTGAATGGGAAGTAGTCTCAGTGTTTGTACGATATGTCAAGATGAGGAATATGTTATACGATGGTATTTGGAAAGTATGGCGCACATTGCTGCAACATTACCTGACCTTAAAGAAGTTGTACTTGTCGATGGTGGAAGTAAGGATAATACAATTGATATTATTAATTCGTATAAAGATAGAATACCAATTCGTTTATTTGAACGAACGTGGGATTTTACACGTGCTCAAATGAATTACGGTATTGACCAATGTTCAGGAGATTACATTTTTGTACCAGATGCGGATATGACAGTAACAACAAATTTTTCAGCTTGGTTCAAATCTGGTGAACATAAGACCAGTTCTTATTGGGATTTTATGCTTCTGTTTACAGCAAGGGATGCCTATCATTATTTCAATTGGCCTGTCGGCCCCTCGATGAGATTATTTAAAGCTGGAAAACGTTATGATGAAACTCGAAAGTATCATGTTCATCTTGAAGGACAATACTCTGGTATACCAGTCTGTAAAGAGGTTATTATGTTTGAGAACAGTATGCGTGTATCTAATGAGGCTGCTCTACTTCATCGTGGTGAACGTAGACAAATTTGTAGGGATGATATGACAAAAGAAGGTGGAGACCCCGGCCCACCAGATAGGTTTTTAAATGCTCAACGTGCTTCTTTAAATAACCCGGCTCTTGTTTTAGAAATACATCAATCTATTAAAGATATTATTCTTCCGAGTACTAACGGTTGATATTTAATGAAAAAAATTCTGTTAATTAATGTTAAAGACGAGTGGCTAACAAACGGTGGAGATCGGCCAAGTTTAGGCACATTATATTTAGCAACTTGGTTAAAAAAGCAAAATGTAGCTGAACCACAAGTAATTGATTTGAATCATGGTGGTAATGATGCTTTAGTAAAAAGATTAGAAGATTTTAAACCAGATATTATTGGAATCAGTTTGACTACACCACAATATGAAGAATCTCTTTCTGTTGCTACAATAATTAAACAGATTACTAATGTACCTATTATTGGAGGTGGGCCGCATGTAACAGCAATGCAAAATGTTCTTAAAATTCCAGATGTACTACCAAAACATTTGTTTGATTATGTTGTTTTTGGTCAAGGAGAATCAATTTTAGAAGAGATGTGTCGGCACGGTATGCCACAAAATAGAATTTTGATTGGTAATTTTATTCAAGATTCTAAAAATTTGGATTGGTTACCGATGCCAGATAGAAACTTTGTAGATTTGAATAGATATTCTTTAACAATTGTTGGTAAACGAGCGCAACCGTTAATGACAAGTTTTGGCTGTCCGTATCATTGTACCTTCTGTTCTGAACCAATTTTAAATAGTGAATATAAATCATTTTCTCCACAACGTGTTGTTGATGAAATTAAATCATTGAAAAAGAAAGGTATTGATGGTTTTATTATTTATGATGATGTTTATAGTATTAATGCTAAACGTGCTATAGAGATTGCAGATTTGTTGATAAGTAAAGAATTAGATGTTGTTTATAGATGCACTACTCGTGCCACTGATTTTATTCGTTATCCACAATTGGCAAGTAAACTTAAAGAAAGTGGTTGTGTTGAGATTTGCATAGGTTTGGAATCTGCCGACGATAATATATTGAAATTAAATGATAAAGGAATGACAGTTGACGCTAATAGAAAAGGTATTAAAGCTATTAAAGATGCTGGCATAAAATGTCTAACTTATATGATAACTGGTTTACCCGGTTGTACATATGAAACGGAACAAAAAAGTTTAGAATTTGTACAAGAAACAGAAGCTGACGAAGTTGGTTGGTATATGTTAGCCCCTTTTCCTTCAACGCCTTTATGGGTATTTAGAGAAAAGTATGGTGTTGAAATTTTTGAAGACGAAATTATAGCTAATAAATGGGATGTTGCTCAATGCCGTGCTAAAAATGAAGATTTACATTGTTATATAGATTATAGTAAAACTGGTGGTTTAAATCGAACGCAAATAAAAGAATTATGGTTGGATAAACGTAATCAAATAGATAAGTGGTATAAAAGTCGTGGTCAAAAAACAATTCAAGATAGTGAAAATAAAATTATGGATAGTGTGAAATAATGCCAATACTCACTTAGTATCTAAAGTAGAATATGGAAAATAGACAAACGGTTCGTGATATACTTACAACTACATCTATATACAAAGGTGTAGTTGCTCTTCCTTATACTTCTGATGAGTTTATAGATGGTAGTTCCATATTAGCAGACTTACTTTATCAATTGGAACCTAAACGAGTTGCCGAAGTTGGTGTAGGAATAGGTATGACTACTCGGTATTTATGTAATTTTCCTTTTATTGAAGAGGTTGTATGTGTAGATACTTGGGATGCAAAGTCGGTGGATAATCCTAATCGGACTATGTTTGAACAGTTTTTGGCTAATTGTTATCATTCTGAAATTTGGAGTAAGGTATATCCACTGCGGATGACAAGTCTTGCAGGAGTGGAAGAATGTTCTGCTTTAGGCTTAAGTTTTGATATGATTTGGATTAATGCTGACCATTTAACTACAAGTGTAAAGAATGATATTGTTATGTGGATGCCTTTACTTGCTCCCGGTGGATTAATTGGTGGTGGAGCTTGGGGTTGGATTACAGAACCGTATAATGTACGTAAAGCTGTGATTGAATCGGCAGCCATAGTTGGTATGAAAGTAAATTCTCATGGGAATATGTGGTGGTATACTAAACAAGAGAAAGAGAACGTATGAATGTTTTAATTACAGGTGGTGCTGGCTATGTAGGAAGTATTTTGGTTGGTAAACTACTTTCTGCTTTTACTGAATACAATTTGTTTAGGGATACTCCTATTTCCTTTGATGAAAAAAGTCATCGGCTGGATTTAACAAAGCTCGTGGTCTATGATAACTTGATGTACAAACAAGTTTGTTTGACTGATTACATGTATGTGAAAGAGTTTCAATTTGTGCATGGTGATGTACGTGACCATAAAACCTTGTTGCCATATATTCAACAAGCTGATGTTATTATTCCGCTTGCTGCTATTGTAGGTTTTCCTGCGAGTGAACGAGATAGACGTTTGGCAACAGAAATTAATTTTGAACAAATTCAGTTTATCCTTAACAATACTTCTTCACAGCAGTGTATTATTTTCCCAACAACGAACAGTGGATATGGTATTGGTGAATCAGGTGTGTATTGTACAGAAGAGACACCTTTAAATCCTATTTCTCATTATGGTCGAACGAAATGTGCTGCTGAACAAATATTGCTTGATAGTAGTCGAGCAATTACGCTTCGGTTAGCTACGGCATTTGGTGTTTCTCCAAGGATGCGACTTGATCTTCTGGTAAATAATTTTGTATATAAAGCTGTTACGGATGGGTATATTGTTCTTTTCGAAAAGGATTTCAAACGTAATTTCATTCATGTGAGAGATGTTGCCCTGACATTCATCTATATGATAAATAAGTATAGTCAATTTGTTGGTCAGGCGTTCAATGTAGGTTTGTCTGATGCTAATCTTAGTAAATTGGAACTTACAGAACGTATTCAGAAATATGTACCTAAGTTTGTTGTAAAGTATGATGATTTTGCAACAGACCCTGACAAGCGAGACTATATAGTATCTAATGCTAAAATTGAAGCTACAGGTTGGAGACCTTATTATACTTTGGATATGGGTATTCAAGAGCTTGTGAAAGCGTATTCTATTATTGGTCATAATAACAAACAATTCACAAACCTATAAGTTATGAATCTTTCTGGTAAAAATATATTGGTTGCTGGCGGTACAGGAATGATTGGGCAATATTTAGTACGGTTGTTGTTGGAAAAAGGAGCAAAAGTAACTATAGCTGCACTGGATTCTCCTGAATTGGTACCTGACGGAGTATCTTATATGCGTCTTAATCTTAAGGATGCTGTTAACTGTGTTCAAGCGTGTAATGGTATGGATGTCGTATTCAATCTGGTTGGCATCAAAACTTCTCCTAAGATTATGAAAGAACGTCCAGCAACAACCATGTCTTCATATTTTCAATTTAATACTAATATGCTGGAAGCCGCTTTTCGTAATGGTGTTGAGTGGTATTTGTATACCAGTTCAATTGGTGTTTATGGAGAAGGGCAAGTTTTGAAAGAAGACGATGTATGGTCTACTTTTCCATCCAAGAACGATTGGTTTGCGGGTTGGTCAAAGCGTATGGGTGAACTTCATGTGGATGCATATCGAATTGAATATGATTGGAAGAAGGTGTCTATTGTTCGTCCAGCAAATGTTTATGGTCGGTTTGATAATTTTGACCCCGTTACGGCAATGGTTGTTCCTTCTTTGATTCATAGATTATTTAGTGGGGAGAACCCATTTGTTGTATGGGGCAATGGTTCTGCTATACGTGATTTTATTCATGCCAAAGATGTAGCTCGTGGAATGTTGTTTGTTGTAGAGAATGAAATTACTAAACCCATGAATCTTGGTAGTGGACAGGGTTATTCTATCAAGACTTTAGTCGATATGTTACTTAAAGTAAGTAAGAAAGAGGATATACTTGTTGCATGGGATGATACAAAACCTACTGGTGATGTCAGACGTATTCTTGATACATCGTTTGCTCAGTCTTTAGGTTTTAATTCAACAATATCTTTATTGGAGGGTTTACAGGATACTTACACATGGTATGAGCAGAATCAAGAATTGTTCAAGAAACGATTTGATGTATTTAAGAAAGGATAGATTCTATGAGTTTCTTTACTGGTAAAAATATTCTTGTTACTGGTGGTGCAGGACTTTGCGGACATGGTATTATTCGTCGGGCTTTAGACGAAGGGGCTTTTGTATATGCTACTATTCGTGGTGATAGTATTACATATAGTGATTATGGTGATGGCCTTCCACGAGTACTTTTATCTAAAAAATTTGATATTGTGCATCCTAATTTAATGCTTATGCCTTGTGATTTGTTGGACTATGCTGATTGTCTTAAGGTTGCTAAAGGTATGGATATAGTTTTTCATGCTGCTTCATCTACAGCAGGAGCGGCAGGTCAAACCGATGCAAGCGTTGTTGCTAAACTTGTACGAGAGAGTGTTATACTTGGAACTAATATGATGTCAGCAGCAGTTGAAAGTGGTGTGGACAGGTTTGGTTTTATAGGCAGTTCTACTATGTATCCAGATTTAGCATTTCCTGTTCGAGAAGAAGCAGGTTTTGATGGAGACCCGTGGAAAGGCTATATGGGTGTAGGGTGGATGAAGAGATATCTTGAAAAAGCTGCTGCTTTCTATTCTACATTAGGTCTTACCAAGTTTGTATTGGTTCGAACAACAGCCGTGTATGGGCCTCACGATCATTTTGATTTGAAGCGAGGACATGTAATTCCTGCTCTTGTGTTGAAATTTACAAACAAGATGAATCCTTTAGAGGTATGGGGAGATGGAAATGATGTAAGAAATTTCATTTACATTGATGATTTAGTTGATGGTCTTTTTCGTTTAGTGGAGAAGGGAGATAATTGCAACCCTTATAACATAGCAACAAGGGAAGTATCTACGGTTAATGATATCCTTACTGCTCTTACTACTATCTCTGGTTTTCAACCGAAGATAATATATGATAATACTAAACCAAGTATGATTCCTTATCGGACAGTTTCTGTTGATAAGATAGAACGTGATTTTGGTTGGCAAGCCAAAGTTTCTTTAGCAGAAGGTTTGGCGAAGACAGTTGCATGGTGTAAGGAGCAAAATTATGGTAAAGCTTAATATTCTTAAGTTACAAAAGATGAAGCTGGATAAAATACCTGTTGCATGGGTGACAGCATATGACTACCCTCTCGCTTTTGCTGCTGAACAAGCTGGTGTTGACATGATTCTCGTTGGTGATTCTGGTGGTATGTGCCAATTAGGTTATCCAACAACAAATCCAGTAACGATGGATGAGATGATTATTTTGGCGAAAGCAGTTCGTCGGGGTGCTCCTAACACATTTGTCATTGGAGATATGCCACAAGGTTCTTACGAACCTTCTGATGAAATAGCAATTTTGAATGCATTACGTTTTATCAAAGAAGCCGGTTGTGATGCTGTGAAGTGTGAAGGCGGTCAACGTATGGTACCACGAGTAAAAGCTATGGTTGATGCTGGTATACCTGTGATGGGACACCTTGGACTTACTCCCCAAAGTACTCAAACATTTGGTGGTTATCGTGTACAAGGTAAAACTGCTGTTAGTCTTGGTGGTATTCTTAAAGACGCAAAAGCACTACAAGCAGTGGGAGCTTTTTCTATTTTATTGGAAGCCATGCCTAATCTTTCATCCAAGTTTATTGCCAAGGAATTACTTATTCCTATTTATAGTGTCGGTGCTGGACTTGATGTTGATGGACAGTTGCTTATTATTCATGACTTACTTGGGTTGTATCCTCAATTTCGTCCGCTTTTTGCTAAATGTTATATTCCACAAGTTATAAAAGCATTCACCAAGTTAGTTTCAGGATATGGTATGATTCAAAAAGGACGAGAAGAGCGTATGGATGGATTTTTGCAACTTGCCATACTTGCTATTAAAGCATACATAGATGAAGTAAAACAGCGATTGTTTCCTTCTACTGAATTTATTTATCCACTCAATGAATTAGAATCTATTGAAATTCAAACTTTTACTGGGGAGAGTCTGTGAAAGTAGCTGATTACATTATTCAACGTCTCGCTGAGGCAGGTATTGATAAGATGTTTGTGGTATATGGTGCTGCTAATGGAGATTTGATTGATGCTTTCACAAGAACTGATAAGACTTCTTATGTTGCTGTACTCCACGAGCAGGCAGGGGGGTTTTCCGCAGAAGCGTATTCGCGTGTATCTGGTAAATTTGGAGTGGCAATTGCTACAAGCGGCCCCGGTGGAATGAACTTAGTAACTCCTATTGGTAATTGTTATTATGATTCGATTCCATGTTTGTTTATTACTGGACAACCAAACTCAAAGTTCTTACGTAAGTCTACATCTATTCGTCAGAATGCTTTTCAAGAAACAGACATTGTAAGTATTGTTAAACCGATTACTAAGTATGCTGTTATGGTTAAGAGTGTGTCTGAGGTTGCATATGAATTGGACAAGTGTATTCATATTATGCTTACAGGTCAACAAGGGCCGTGTTTGCTCGATATTCCATTGGATGTTCAAAAAGCAGAGATGCCAGATATAGTTCTTGGTTATTTTCCCGCATTATCACAGCAATCAAGTTCTGATACACAACAAAATGCTTTTGTTGAAGAGTATCTTGCAGACTTGTCTAAAGCAAAGCGTCCAGTGGTTATTGTCGGTGGTGGTGCTCGTGGAGCTAAAGAAAAGGTTCGAGCATTTATAACAGCACTTGGTGTACCAGCATTTCCAACTTGGAATGCATTGGATGTGATAACCTCTGACTTTCCTTATTATGGTGGGCGTATTGGAACATATGGTGGCGATGGACGGAATATTGCAATTCAGAATAGCGACTTGTTGCTTGCTCTTGGAACACGTCTTTCTGGTCGTATTTATGGTGGTGTTCCTTCTTCATTTATGCGTTCTGCGAAAAAATACGTTGTTAATATTGATGATGGTATTTTCAAGGAACACGATGTGAAGTTTGATAGGACTCTTCAATGTGATATTATACCTTTTCTTGAAAGAGTGTGTCGGAAAACCATTCCTTCGACAAATATGTGGGAACAATGGATGCAACAAGTAGACCGATGGAAACATCAATATTCTGTGATGAAGTCGGAATATGCTTTACAAATTGAACCCGTTCATCCATATGTATTTGCTAAGGTTTTATCTAAAGAGTGTAATGAGCATGATATTATTGTTACGGATTGTGGTGGCAATGTTGTTGTCATGAATCAAGCATTTGAGACCAAATATGGACAACAGTTTTTTTCCAACAATGGTAATTCTCCAATGGGTTTTTCTTTTGCTGCTTCGATAGGAGCATGGTTTGCAAATAAGAATCCAAAAGGACGAGTAATTTGTGTGATAGGTGACGGCGGTATGAATATGAATATTCAAGAACTTCAAACATTGGTTAATTATGGAGTGGGTGTGAAAGTATTTCTAATGAACAATCACATCTATGGTATTACGAAAGCCTTTCAAGAAACTAATTTTCAAGGACGCTGTGAAGCTTGTGGCCCCATAGGATACCACCCCCCAAATTTTAGAGCGGTAGCACGGGCATATGGAATTAGGGCTGATTATTTATTTCTTAACAACATAAAGATTATGTCTTCTGTTATTAAGTCTGTTTTAGAGACTCCTCAAGATAAGCCTGTAATATGTGATGTTAATTGTCATGAGTTTCATGAATATCAACCAAGGATTTTTGGGTGGAACACACCTATTGAAGACATGTATCCATATATACATCGAGACGAATTGTTGGGTAATATGGTTGTTCCATTAGCTGAAGGTTATGATTATCGAAATCCACATTATCCTGATGTTGTAAAATCCAACGTCCAGACGGGAGAATAAAACTATGGCCGTGTTTAGATATCCATTAGCACTTCAAACTATTACACCAACCGAGATAGACTCTCTTGTTGAATGGCTTAAAGAGTATCCTCGTTTGACCAAAGGTGCTTTGACTATTGAGTTTGAAGCGTTATGGGCACAGTACATCGGAACAAAGTATTCTGTGTTCGTTAATTCTGGTTCGTCTGCAAATTTGTTGATGGTTTATGCAGCCTTACAAGCAGGTAAGTTGAAGAATAAGAAAGTTGTAGTTCCTGCCGTTGGTTGGGTAACAACAATAGCTCCTGTTATGCAATTAGGGTTGATACCTATTATGATTGATGCTGACCCAACAACTTTTGGAATTGATTTGGATGCTCTTGAGAAAGTTTGTATTGAGCACAATCCCGCTATTGTTATTTTTGTTCAAGTTCTTGGAATACCTCATCGACTCAAAATTATTGAACTACAAGAAAAGTATGGATTCGTCTTATTGGAGGATGCATGTGCGGCTCTTGGTGCTGAATATTCAGGTGGACGAAAAGTAGGTACTGTTGGAGATATGGCTTCTTTTAGTTTCTACATGGGACATCAACTCTCTACAATTGAAGGTGGTATGATAAATACAAATGACGAAGAATTGTATCATTTGTTATTGATGTTACGTAGTCATGGATGGGGAAAAGACCTTTCAACTTCCGTATATGATAATTTGATGACATCATATAACATTGATGATTTTCATCAACCATTTACATTTTTTGTACCGGGTTTCAATGTACGTTCGACAGATTTACAAGCGTTTCTTGGTACAGAACAAATGAAGAAAGCAGAGTGGGTAGCACAGCGTCGATATATGAATCATATCCGTTATGCCAAGAATTTACTTGGAGTAAATGGTTTACGTTTTCAAACGTGGGGTATGGGAGATAAACCAGCAAGTATATCTTTTGGTGTATTAGCATCCGATATTGAACATAGAAAAAGGATAGTGAAAGCACTTGATGATAATGGTGTTGAGACCAGACTATTCAGTGCTGGCAATCTTGGATTACATCCTTTTTGGAAATCACAGTACGGAGAATTTCATGGTGCTGTTGCTGATTGTATTCATGATTGTGGTTTATTTTTACCAAATTATCCAGAATTGACTTTGGAAGATGTGGACAGTATTAGTAACATAGTAAAGAGTGTGCGATGAAGGCATTGATTACTGGGATTACGGGAAGCGGTGGAAGTTACTTGGCAGAGTATTTAGTCGATAATGTACAAGACCTTGCTGTTTATGGTACATCTCGTTGGCATAGTACAACACACAATCGAAATTTGGATAAAATCAGAAAAGATGTTAATGTTCTTGAATGTGATTTGATGGACTTGGGGTCAATTGTGCGTATTCTCAACCAAGTGAGACCAGATTATATCTTTCATCTTGCTGCTTACGCTAATGTTAGAGCTTCGTTTGATACTCCTCTGGCTGTACTACAGAATAATGTGATGAGCACAGCAAATTTGTTTGAAGCAGTTCGCATGATGGGTGAGATGTATCCATACCGACAACTACCCAAAATTCAATTGTGTAGCTCGCCTGAGATATACGGGGTAGTAGGTAAAGAAGACATACCTATCAAAGAAACATGTGCTTTACGTCCAGCTAACCCCTACGCTGTGTCTAAATTGACTCAGGATGCGTTAGGAGATGTTTATTATCGCGCTTTTGATATTCCTATTGTCCGTACACGTATGTTTACCTATGTGAATCCTAAGAGAGAGGACTTATTTGCAACATCATTCGCTAAACAGATTGTTCGTATTGAAAAAGGTCTACAAGAAGAACTTGTACATGGTAATCTGGATTCAGTGCGAACGATAATTGATGTTCGAGATGCTATGTCTGCATATTGGGCTGCTATGCAGTACGGTCAAGTTGGTGAAGTGTACAATATTGGTGGAGAAAAAGTTATTACAGTGCGTGAATTTTTAGACCTTCTAATTTCAAAAGCACAATGCCCAATTGTTACTAAGTTTGATACGTCACTTTCTCGTCCTGTTGATGTTACATTACAGATTCCTGACACGACAAAATTTCGTGAACATACAGGTTGGAGATCACAGTATTCATTTGAAGAAACAGTAGAGTTTTTATTAGACTACTGTAGGAGTGTTTATGGAAGTCGGTAGTATACTCATTATTCATCCAACTCGTAAAAGACCAAGTGAAGGGATTGCTACGTTACATCGTACTGTGAATAATATGACCAGTAAAGTTCGAGTAAAGTATGTTTTGTCTTTTGATATTGATGACGATAGTATAAATACGTATCGACAACTTTTTAAGTCAGTACCAGAGAATGTGACGGTAAAATTTGTTCAAAATTTCAATAGAGGTGCTGTGGATGCTACTAATCGTGCAGGGGAATCATATGTTGATGAGGATGTACTTTTGACTATAGCGGATGATATCATATTATCTGCTGGATGGGATTCAAAATTGTTTGCGTTTATTAATATGCTTCAAAAAGATGAGTACTTTATACATATACAGGATGGTATCCCGAATTCTGCAACAAACGCTATTATTCAATGTCTTTCGGGGGCTTACTATAAACGTTTAGGTTACATTGTTCATCCCGATTATATCTCTTTGTTTGCTGATACTGACGCTTTGAATCAAGCACGAGTATTGGGTGTTTTGTATGAGTATTCTGGACAACCATTGGGAATTATACATGATCACCCTTCATTTAAAGGAAGCGCGTGGGATGAAACGTATGTAAGAACAAATCGAAGAGAAGCGTTTGATTCTGGACACGCTGTTTATTGCAGGCGGCAACAAGAAGGATTTCCTATATAATGAAAACGCAATTTGATTTGTATAAAATAGAGTTGGGAAAAAAGAAGTATGATACTATTACTGATAGGAATCAAGAACGAGACCTTATTCTCAGTTTAGGTACCCATCCACCGCAGGATACTATTCCAAAAAACATTGAAGCTTTTCATAAATTGATAAACGCTAATTTACGTTTTGTTATGTATGTATTGAAGGAATTTTCTTTACCAGCAACAATGTCTATCATGGATATTATTCAAGAAGGTAATCTCGGTTTGATGATAGGTATTTGCAGATTTGATGCTGTGAAGTATCCAGACATCAAGTTGTTTTCTTTTGTTGTACATTGGATTCGATTTTTCATTCGAGCTTCATTAGCTAAGAACAAGGTTTATGAAAGTAAACGTACTCATCTTATGACAGAGGAGATGTTGGAAACAACTTCTCGTGTTGATAAGGATATTGAAGCAATGTTTACTACGCAAACAACGGAATTGAACCTCTCACATAATACTATGGAGAGTGTTGGTATGGCTGATATTAATGATTTTTTGTTGACGCATCTCGATAATAGGGAAGCCGCTATTATTCGTTTGTACTTCGGTCTCAGTAATGACGGTGATGCAAAAACTCTGGAAGCAATTGGACAACAATTACATATAAAATTTGTTCGAGTGCGTCAAATACGAGACCGAGCACTTGCCAAGTTAAAAAAACTCATTGATTCTGACCAGTTTCAACAGTATTTTTGAGGTGGTTTGCTTTTTTGTTAAAAATACGTACATTATATTTACAACGATATTCTCACACCGATGTTATTTTCTTAAGAGGTTCACGCCTATGCAGTTCTGGTATGGTGTCATTCGTAATAAATTCGGAAAAATTCGTGCGAAAAGAGTCCCTGAGACTGAGGCTCCAACTCAAGAGGCTTTTCTTGTTCTGATGGAATATAAACCAGATACAGGCGATGTTGTTGTTGAGCTTGATTTTGGTAATCATATGGGACACAGTGAATTTATGAGTTATGTTTCTGTATATTTTCAATCTTCTATACGTATTAAACGATTTGATGTAGAATAGCTTTTCTTTAAGGGGGTTTGTTATGATACGTATAATGACTGAACAGGATATTCCAGTAGTTTTGGGTTTCATTCATGAAACTTTTCGTCAAGATTCTCATTACAATCCACAACAGCAAAATCAATTGCTGGCGCATGCTACTCCTAAATCTATGAAAAATGCCATAACTCAATGGCATCTTGTAGTATATGAAGATGAAAATACTCATCATGTATTTGGTATGGCTGGTATTGATGGTAATCATATTGTATATCTGTTTGTTGACCCGTTAGCTCAAGGCATGGGAGTTGGTCAGTTGTTGTACGATTATCTTGAGAAATATGCTCTGTTTCATCACGCATTTGGTAACAGAAAAATGTTGACTGTATTTTCGACAGAACAAGCAGTTGGTTTTTATAAGAAACAAGGGTTTCTTGTAAAAGAATATGTAAATCATGTGTCTAATGGACAGACTATTGTTCGTGTTAAAATGGAAAAATCTTTGGAGTAATATTTCATAATGTCGTTATCTCGTAGGTATTAATCTGAATGGTTATTATACATGGCTATTTATGCATCAAGACTTGAGAATCTTTTCATTCCTGTTATATTTGCTCGAAAAGGCAAGGGTGATCGTAGGGTGTTGGCAAATTTCTCTATTGGAACTTCGAGTTTCGTTGAACCAGAACTCTTCATTAAGTATTTCCTACCATTATCTAATGCTGTTTTAACTCCTAAAATACTTGAAGACATAGCTCTTAACATAAATAAAGACTTCAATGTTAATTCTGTTGAGGTAGGTGTTTCTTTCGACCTTCCCCTCGAACGAATGAGTCAAACAGATTTTGTAGAAACCATATCTACCTACAAAGCTGGTTATCAATGTGACTTTTACCGTAAAAAGGTTAAGAACTATTCTTGGGTAGAGTTACCCGTGATAGCTAATGAAATAATTCCTACAAAAGCTAATCTGACCTTTGTTTTAGGGTATACTGGCATATCACCATATTTTGAAGACATTATCTTTTCTATTGAGAAACAAATTGTTCCTATGGATGCAGCCCTTACGTCCGATGAGAAACAGGTATTAAGACAAAAGCTGTTGAACTCAAAGAATGTATATACCATTCTTTCAGATTTGCTTGACATTTATGAGGGAAATACATATATTACATCTTGTGATATTGAACTCCGCTATAATGGCTGTGTTCTTAAAACCGACATTTATCATACAATTGAGTGGAAGAAAAGATGAGTGAGACTAATACCTATACTCAATGGAAAGCTTCTGATATATGAGTGAGACTGTCCGTCAACGATTGCTGGATTCATTCGACGATAGACCAAACGTTGACCAGAAAGCTCTTGCAGAATCTATAGACCTGATTTTGTATAAAATACATGAGGCGGGGTTTGTTATTGTTCCAGTATCACAGATGATAGCAACTGACGTTGCTGATTTTGAAGCTACTATTCGTCAATGGGTTACACCATCTGTTGATAAGTTGGAAGAAGCAGTACAGGTTTTTCTTCCTATTGATGTAGTTGTACAAGATTTGAAACAGCGAGGTTGGCATATTATTCCACCTACTGGTACTCTTACCTATTCAGATATAGAAACATCCATCAAACAACATGTAAATCTTACTATTGGTAAGACTGAAGATCATGTAAATATTGATGCTATTCCAGCAGAAGCTATTATTCAAACCCTGCGGCAGAAAGGCTGGTTTATTTTACCACCCCGGTCATGATAACGTTAAACTATTCTTCTATTCGTACATACTTACAAGGTCATGAGATCACTTCTGAATTGGATAGTGAACTCGATGACCTTTTATCGTTTAAAAGGAGTGACCACTTATTCTCGACGGCGTATCTTCTCAAAGAGTGGGATGGTTTCCAAAGATTCTATAGTTCCAAGACGCGTAGTTTTAAGTCGGGACTTATTTACAAAGTTATTGAGTTTCTTGAGTCAAAGCAAATTCCGTATCGTATAATAGGTTTTGATGAGATACCTCGCTATGAACCACAAGGGGACTATAAGTTGCGTCCGTATCAAACTCGTTCTGTAGATGCCATGTTTCATTTTAAGCGTGGTATATTGCAGTCTCCGCCCCGAAGTGGTAAGACAAAGATTGCAGGAGCTTTTCTTGACCAGTCTCGTAGATTTCCAGCTATCTTCATGTGTAATAGTATTGATATTGCATCGCAAACACTTAGGAGTTTCAAACAGGATATACCTGATGTCACGTTCGGTTTCGTTGGAGACAACAAATTTGAACTTGGCGACATTACTATTATGACCGTACAATCGGCGGTGATGGCATATGAGATTCAATACAAGATGCGTCGTGCTGCTGCTAAGGAGAGAAAAGGGCAAGCATATAAGAAGATTGGAAGTGATAATGTACTTACAAATGAGCAAAGGTTTCAACTTCGAACGTATATAGAGTCTGCAAAAACAATGATTTATGACGAAGCTCATCACAGTCAGAGTTCGATTGCTGTTACAGTGTTCAGTAAGCTCAAGAATGCTGAAATCATAATTGGTTTAAGTGCTACGCCGAATTATGGTAGACCAGAGGATATGATTATTGAATCTGTTATTGGTAGTGTCTTCTCTCAGGTGAGTTACACGGAATTGGTTAAAGCTGGATGGTTGTTGCCAGCCAAGATTTTTATGTTCAAGCTACCAAAGATGACTATATCAGCTTTATCCTACGGGGCTATCTACAAGTATGCTATTACTGAGAATACTTTTCGTAATACTGTCATTGTTCGTATTGCTATGAAGTTGAATCGTATGAATAAGAATGTTCTTATTGTTGTTGATAAGAAGACACATGGCAATGCTATTCATACCTTGTATCCTGATGCTATCAGGGTATATGGAGAAGCGTCTTTGGATATTCGTAATGAGGTCAAGGAAGCTTTGAATACTGGTGTGACTAAGTGTGTTATTTCAACGCTATGGGACGAAGGTGTTGATATACCGGGTTTACATTACGTTATTAATGCTGCTGGTGGTATGAGTCCCGTTGATATTTTTCAGAGATTTCGTTCCATTACACCTAATCCTGACGACCCTTCCAAGACATTTGGTGGTTACATTGATTTTATGCAGAGCGAGAGATACATTGGGAGCCATTGCCGTTTTCGACGGCAATTGTATGAGTCGGAGCCATGTTTTGAAATTATCGACAGAGACATTAGTAAATGGACAATAGAAAAGGCAAGGAATTCCTTTCAATAACTTGAAGTTGTTGTTAATCTTCAGCCAAAAAATACTAATGCGGTATTGAAACGATGTATTAGAAATCTTTCTGCTGTAATAGAGAGCTTGGAAAAGAAATTATAATAGTGAAAAGTATACTATGACAGTTTTAGTTAAGGGTAAACGTGAAGTAGCTCATTGGACAACAAAAGAATTCACAGCGTATTATATGGAGAAATATAAAACGTTGCGTCGAGACCCCATGTATGAGTTTCCTGATACTGCATGGTTGATGTATGGTGTGCATATTAAACGCTTCATGAATAAGTTGAAAATGACCAATGAAGAGTATCGAGACTTTATTGACTGGGTATTTTCTCCAAAGTTTCTTGGAGTACGCAGCAACGTGGGATTCATGGCAATAGTCAAGTATGAGGTTTGGTATTATTATCAACGAATTAAGAATCAGAAGAATTTACATAATGTGAATAAACCAGTTTCGGTGGACTTGTTACGGATGCGTAATGTTCTTGATTTCAATAGAGACATATTTCCAGAGGATGAATGATAACGACTTTAACAAAAGATGAAGACACTGCTCTTCTTGACTCTTTTAGGAATATTTGTGAGATATGTGACCATACAGGTTATTTGCGCGATGGTGAGACTTTTAACTGGTGTTTTTGTTACATTTCTTACAAGGAACGTAAGCAATTGATAGAGGCAGGAATTACTGCACGGTATTGGGATTGGGAACCCAATATGGACGACGCTTTTATGAAAGCAAATAGTGAAGTCTACGATCAGTTTATGGGTATCGTCGCTAATGTTGAAAACTTCATTAACAAGGGAGAAAGTCTGGTCTTGTGGGGGCCTCACGGGTTGGCAAAGACAGCATTGAGTAGTTATTTATTGAAACAAGCTATTTTGGTACGTAAGTCAAATGAGAACCAGATTGAGTACAAGTACTGTTGCTGTCGTATGACCATGGCAGAATTATCAACGTTACAATTAACTGCCATTGAAGACCCACAGGCTCGTCTATTGTTGGAACGTATTAAAAAGAGTGACTTACTCATCATTGATGAGTTTGACAAAGAGTATAAGGTTATGGACAAATTCCGTTTTTCAGGTTTGGAATTTGGTAACCTTTTTAATTTGTTGTATGAACGCAAAAAGTCCATTGTTCTTATCTCAAATTTGAGCATGGATGAAATTCAAGCTGCGAGAATTCATACACCAGATGTACTTGACCGTGTAGCCAGTTTTGAACATCAATTGGTTGTTCGTGGGGAAAGTTATCGAGCAGCTACGAAAAGAAAGAAGCGTTCATGAATCAGCCACGGGTAGTGCATTGTAAAAAAGAAACGTATGACGTGTACATTGGGCGACCATCCAAGTGGGGTAATCCTTTTTCTCATCTGGATAATACTTTAGCGGACTTCAAAGTTGCTACACGAGATGAAGCAATAGATAAGTTTGAAGAATGGTTGTTGACTCAGCCAGAACTATTAGCAGCCGTAAAGACAGAACTTCGAGGTAAGGTATTAGGTTGTTGGTGTGCTCCGAAGAAATGTCATGGTGATGTTTTATTAAGACTTGTAAACGAGGCTGTATGAGCATCTTACTTGAAAGTGAAGAGAACGAGCGTATTGTTATTGGGTATCATATATCCAATAACAAACTGTTTCATGCGGTAGACCCAAGCTTTTTCTCTTTTGCTTTGCCACGAGCCGCACAAGAGTTGATGAACAAGTATTTTCATCAGTATGGTGTTCCGCCGTCTATTGAAGGTTTGAGTAGGTATACAAATGATTTGGAAGTAATGTTCTTTTTGAGAGACCTTGCAACTTTGACATTGGATGAGCATGCGTATAAGATAGTTATGGACGACTTATATGAGATGTATCTTAACAGGTCTTTACTTAAAGAGACTAAGGGCATTGTTGCTGGTATTAAGAATAGTATTACTCCTAAGAGTTTAATTCAATCGACAATTACTAATTTATCTGCGTTGAAGCATCCATTAGCATTAGGTGAAGTGCAGCGTGGGTGGGCGTATGAACAGGTTAAAGTCGCATGGATAGATTATCTTAATCGCAAGAAAGACCCTGAACGTTACAAGGACGGTATTCCGTATGGTATTGCTGAACTTGACCGTTATACAAATGGTGGTAAGCGTAAGGCTCATATGACTCTAATTTATGGGGACACAAGTGCTGGTAAAACTCGACTTAAAGCGAATCTGGCATATAATGATGCGGTGCTTGGTAAGAAAGTTATGTATATTACTATCGAAGACCCTCTCAAGAGTATGGTAAGAATTTGGTTAAGTCGAGCGTCATTGTTGAAAACACATGATATTGAGAATGCGACATTGAGTGTTGACAATCAACGTATTTTCAAAGAGACTTGTGTAAGGATACACCGTGAACATAATTTGCCGTATGTAGTTTATTGGACTGGTACTGCACAGGTACCAGACCTTAGACGAGAAGTAGATACATTCGCTGCCAAATTTGGGTATTTACCTGAAGTGCTTTATTTTGATTATTCTAATGAAGCATATCCTCTTCGACCTTTTAATAACAGTTCAGAACGATATAACTTCTTGTTTTCAGAGTATCGACAGTTTATTTCTGAATATGAAATGCCTTTTGTTACGTCTTTGCAGCAGAGTCGTCTTGGTAAACAAAAAAAGAAGGAAGACGAATATGGTCTTGATGATATTGGACAATCACATTATGTAGCTCCACATTGTCATGTGATTCTTTTCATACGGCAGCCAGATGATTTGAGTTTGGATGTATTTCTTCAGAAAAACAGATATGGTAGACGTAATAAGAAGATATCCTTGTTTGCAGCATGGGATATTGGTTACATTGGTGACCGTGCTCGTTTGGTACAACATTCCAAAGCTTATGAAGCATTGATGACAATACCACCAGACCCACAAGAAGAGGGGTCATTTGCTGCGGCTCCTGTTAATCATCCTCAAAGTCCTTCTGAGGATGAGGCTGTGGATGTTATGATTGGATTAGACTCTACTGTAGAAGAAGACGATACTTCGCCACCAGAGGGACAAGAGTAATGGCAATTTCGGCACGAGAACTTCTTAAGCATTATCATATACCTATTGAAAATGAAATGGGTGTAGAGTTACGTTGTAAATGCCCTTTTCATAATGATGCTACGCCATCTTTGGATGTAAATGAAAGTAAATTGCAATGGATTTGTCGTGCTGGTTGTGGTGGTGGAGACCTCATTGAGTTTATTAAACGTATGGAAAATGTTCCATACCCTATGGCAAAGGAACTCTATGAAACTAAGTTCTCATTAGGTGAAACAGATGCTCTTACTACAGTGCATAATCTTATTACAGAAGTCGAGGCTGTTGGTAATTTAGAAGAGGTGTTGGAACCAGATGTTATGGCTCGTAAAGCGTTTGTAAATGCAGTACTTATGAGTTTATTACATATTCCGCCTGAACATTATCAAGTGTTTCGAGATTGGTTATGGGTACTCATCTATGTAGAATCAGATGATTCTGTGTATGACAGTAATGTATATGTAGATTTGTTGTACGAATTCTCTATGGATATTAAATCAGTAAGACTGGAAGAAAGGAAACGAATGTGAGTATAGACGAGAGATTATTATTACGGTGTCCTTTTTGTGGTGCTACGGCACGTATTTATGAATCTGATTATTTAGGACAATCTTGTTATTATGTAGCATGTTCTAATCCTCTTTGTGGTTGTGCAATAGGAGAACGTTATGATAGGGATGCTTGTCCAGATCATCAATTTGCAACAGAACTCGATGCTTTAGAAATATGGAATAGGAGAGTAAAATTATGAATGCGGATGAAAAAATTCTGCTTCCTGTTAAGTCAATAGAACAGAAGTACAAATACAATTGTGGCCCCACAGCCCTCTTGATTAGTCTTCGGTTCCAATATGGGTTACCGTTGACTCAAAGGGATGTGAATTTGTTGACAGGTGTAACACCTGATGGTTGCTCTGAACATCATTTGATTAGAGCGTTGGACATCTTGGGTTATAAGTACAAGGAGACTGGAAAGGGAACTCTTTCTCAGCTTCGAGATTACTTGAAACATAATATTATTCCTATTGTTCATATTGTTCTCGAAGATGGAAACGGGCATTATATGAATGTGGTTGGTATGGACGACGATTTTGTTTATTTGGCTGACCCACGACATGGCGATATTATCAAGTGGGGGGTTCCTTTCTTTTTAGGAGTATGGAAAGAAGAGGCAAAGGAGAATTCTACTCCATGGTATCTTGTAATTCTTAGTCAATCAAGTAATAATAAATTGGAGAATATAGTGAAAAAATTGAATAATATACGTAAAAAAATGGCAAGGATAACACAATGACCACATATAATCTCTACGGTATTTCTGATTTACACTTGTCTGGTATTCCGCCATACAAACCCATGACTCATTTTGGGACACAGTATGACAATTACATGGAACGTATCGAAGCTGGTTTTCAAAGTCTTCCACAGAATGCTATAGTTTTGAATTGTGGTGATATTTCGTGGGCAATCAATAGAGAGGAAGCGTTACAAGATTTCAAATGGTTGAATTCGTTTGGAGTTAAGGTTGTGAACACCCTTGGTAATCACGATTACTATTGGGGTAAGAAGGGTGCTGCCTTTATGTCTGGATGGGCATATGAAAATAATTTGGATAACATCTATTTTGCAGATCACCAGCAATTGTTTACTCTTGGTTTTGCACATGGATTGAGGATGACGGCAGTAAAAGGTTCTGAAAGGTTTACAATGCATGAATTTGACCCCGATAAGTTACCAAATGGACATAAGAAGACCGAGGAGATTACTCCAAGACATTGGGATAAATATATGCGTCGATTGGAAGCAGCATTACTTCTACGTCCTGATATTTTGGTTTCTCATATACCACCATTTAATGCGGATGGGTCTCCAAATGAGATGACGGCTCTTATTCAAAGATCGAGTGTGAGTATGATTCTTTATGGGCATCGGCATGCAAGTATTCCTACGAAGTACGAGAATGGACTTGTTGATGGTAAATTATGGAGAAATTTGCTTGCTGAAAGGAACAACTTTTGTCCAGTGTATCTTGGTGAAATTCATGAAGATGGTACTAAAATATTGCAAGCTGGTAATGACCGATTCGTAAGAACTGTTCCTGTAATTGATTCTATAAAGATTGATGGTGGGATAGGAACCATAGAACGGAAGGATGATGTATGCCAGTGTTAATACAAAAGCAAGCTCCTGATGTATTACTGATTGACACAGACCATATGTGTCACCGAGCTTTTCATGTGCATCAAGAATTGTGTACATCTACAGGGCTGTCTTCGGGTGTGGTGTATGGTGTTTTGGCGATGATACATACACAATTAACAAAAATAGCTCCGAAATCTATTGTTCTTACATGGGGTGCTGAGGGATCAGGTAAGAAGCGAAAGGAAATGAGTACTGAGTATAAATCGAATCGTCCTCGTCAACCGAATTTCAAGTCTCAATTCAAAGACATACAGTATTTCTTTTCTCGCATGGGTTGGGAACAATATTATAATGACCAAGGGTGGGAAGCAGATGATGTTATAGCAACTCTTGTGAATTTTTATAAGAAGCACTATCAGAATATCATTGTTTTATCGGGTGACCACGACTTCCATCAATTGGTTTGCGATCAAGTAACGTGCGTTGTACCGGGTACAAAAAAGAAGCCTGATGGTATTTACACACCACAAACTGTTTTGGAGAAATATGGGGTACCACCAGACCAATTACCTGATATCTATGCTATTGCTGGTGAAGAAGGCGATGGTATTGTTGGAGTTCCTTCTATTGGTTTGAAGACCGCAGCTAAGATTGTTGCGAACAACGGTTCGGTTGAAACCATTCTTGGTAATCTTGATAAAGCTTATTTACCAGAAAGACAACGAATGTTGTTTAATGAATTCAAAGACCAGATTCTATTGAATAAGAAGTTGGTAGATTTGAGATGTAGTGCTGTGGAATTATGTTCTGTAGAGATAGCAAAAAATATGAATGAGGCTCAAGCTATGTTGGATACATATGAAATCAAAAAGTTTAAGGCTGTTGAGTTTAATAGAGGGGTGTTCTATGACAAATAAAGAGAGAGAGGTATTTGAAAAATTTTGGAATGAACATTGTGATAGTTTAGAACAACTTACTAAGTCTGAAGCCGAGGATTTATTTGAACTTGGCCTTACTATAGGTAAATGCAAAGAAGGAGGATTAATATGAAATCTCATCATAAAAATAGTGTTAAGACTTACAAATATATTGCGATGTTGTATGTAGACGAAAAGTTTGAAGGAAAGCCTGTTTATCGAATCATCAATAATAAAAGTAAGAATCAAATAGGTATTCTTTCTTGGTATAAGCCTTGGAAGCAATATGTATTTAGTTCTCAACCAAACTGTGTTTTTAATATTTCCTGTTTAAAGGATGTGTTGGATTTTATTGAGAACATAATTCCTATAGTAGAGGCTGAGATTCCATTATACAACATGGTCGATCCATATTAACCGATGTCAACATCTTTAAGATTAGAAAATCCACATTGAGCCAACGTAAACTTACAAAAGTGTATGGGGTTTCTCGTAGTGCTATTCGAGATATTTTGGCAGGACGGAATTGGGCATGGCTGAATTAATTACACAAGCATATGTATGTAAGACTATGCTGCAAGTGGGTTGGCTTATAGATAGACTTAATCAGTCTTCTGAATTTGCATTTGATACTGAAACACATGGTACCTTTATGAGTGGGTATATCTTCATTATTTCTTTTTCTTGGAAGGAAGGTGTTGGTGCATGTATTGACTTCCGTGAATTCAGTGAAGATGACCAGATAGAGATTTGGGATCGGTTGCGTAATATCTTCCAGAACAAATCACGTAAGATTACGCAGAATGGTACGTATGATATCAAGTTTCTTTGGAAGAAAAAAATTGCTGTTCATAATTGGTTTGTTGATACAATGCTTGAAGATCATTTGCTTGATGAAAATAGACCCCATGGTTTAGGACAGTTAGCAGATAGATACACAACAATGAAAGGATATGCGGATAATTTCGATAAATACATTGACGAACACCCTGAGTGTGACCCTTCGAAAGCGCAATTGGAAGACAATACTTGGAAAAACAAAGATACTGCGCTTGATGATGGTGACAAGATTATTGGGTATGGGAGTTATATGAACATACCGTCAGCATTGATTCATACGTATAGTTGTCAAGATGCTGATGTTACGTTGCGTTGTCATCGAGCTATGCTGCCGAAGATTTATGAAGAGAAATTAGATTGGGTATTGTTCAACATTCAAATGCCTACGCAAAAGATTTTGGCTGAGGTTGAATACTGTGGTGTAACTCTTGACAAGGGACAGAATGATAAGCTTCGCAAAGAGTATGCTCAAAAAATGGAAAAAGCGTGGAAAGAGATTCTTGAAGTTCCAGAAATACAAAATGTGATTTCAAGGAGTAAGCAAAAGTTCATTGATAAATATGGTAAATCAAAAATATTTCGTAAGAAGTATACGTTGACTGAATATTTGGATAGAGAAAGAGCGGGATGGGAATTCAAACTATCTACTAAGCAATTGACTCAATTGATTATTGGAGAATTTAAGAAAGAACCTATTGCTTGGGGAAAGAAGAAGAACAAAAAGACAGGGCAATTTAATGTTTCTATGACGGCTGAGGTATTGGAAGAATATGCCAAGACGTTACCTGTTGCCAAGCAGATTCAGGACTATCGTCAATTGATGTTCTTAAATGGTACGTTTATTGAAGGTTTGCGTTCGTTTGTCTGTCCAGACGGTCGTATCCGTTCAAATTACCCTCTACATCGAACGGTAACTGGTAGACCCTCATCTATGCAGCCCAACTTGAATAACATCCCGCGTAAGAAGAAGGAACTCAAGTATCAATTTGTTGCTGATGCGGGTGATTATCTTGTAGAGGCTGACTATTCTCAGATCGAATTCAGGATATGGGCGCATCATAGTCAAGACCATCAGATGGTTGCCGATATAAATGCTGGTTTGGACATTCATAAGATTACTGCCGCCATGGGTAAGGGCTTGATAATTCCTGTTGGAGAGATTACACATGACCAGTTTATTGAATGGACAAAAAATGTTACTAAAGAAGAACGTGATGTTGCAAAAACTATTGTATTTGGTATGATGTATGGTCGAGGGCCACGGTCTATTGCTGCGGAATTAGGTATCAGTGTACAGAAAGCTCGAAATATCATACGTTTGTTCTTTAATAGGTATCCTACGGCTGAAGATTGGTTGAATACTACTAAGCGTGAGGCTGCTAAAGTTGGATATGTTGTTAATCTCTATGGTCGTAAACGCCGTTTGCCTATTCTTCTTAATGCGCAGAGGCAGTTGGAAGAAGTCAAGAATGCTTATGAGAATCAGTTGATTGATATTGGTCGAGGTGTTGTTATTTCAGATGATCAAGTACTGACTAAAGAATGGGTTGATGAAGAACGACAGCGTATTATGGGGTTACGAGCAAAAGCAGATAGACAGTCGGTAAACAGCCCGATACAGAGCGGAGCCAGTGATACTAACTTCTTAGCTGCTAACCGTATTCACAAAGAAATGAAGAGGTTAAAGCTTAAGTCTCGTATGGTTCTTACGGTTTACGATAGCCTTATATATAATGTAAAACCAAGCGAATTGGAGATTATGTTGCGTTTGATACATACAGAGATGCTTCGTGATACTGGACAAGTACATGTAGCATTAAACTGTGAAATTAAAGTAGGTAAAGTTTGGGGAAAATTAGAGGAAGTATCATTTGATAAAGACCACAATCCAAATTTGGCATCCTTGGAAATAATACAACAAACAACTTGACTTTCTTCAAAATAATGTGTATATTGTATTTTGTATAGGAGAAACTGTACATGGCGTGGCGACCGTATTCTAATCTTATTGAAGGTGTACTTACCAACGAAGTTGCTGGTAAAGTGACTGGTTGGGTGGACTTCTATCGAGAAAATGAATCTCCACTTCATTGTAGTATCGAATTGGAAGGTGACTTTCTTGATGATGAGCTTCGGGGCAGGAATGTTCGTTTTTGGAATGATAATCATGACGATGCACTTCCACCAGATATTATGAATGTTATGAGTATAGAGCAAGTTGGAGAAGTTGGCCCCATTGTTCTTGATTATGAAGAAGCGTTACTTTATATTGAATGGTATTCCAAAAATAATGGAAGAGTAGTATTGAAAGTACCTTTTGGAGTATTAAATTCAGAAGGAGAAATTATCGAATGTGTTGAAGTATCGGAAGAAGAAATAGATACATCTACCCTTCCGCCAAGAAAATTTAATCCCGATGCTTTCGATAACTTTATGAAAACAAGTGTTGTCGCTTTGAGAAAACAGACCAAAGACCCAAATGTTACGGCTGTTGTTATTGGTACTGATGGTAGGTCTCGTAGTATTAGTGATAGTGAAGCGAAAGGAAACTAAAATGTCTACATTCTCGTGTCCAATAGTCACCGTAAAGACTGTTACACCAAACACGAATTCTGACAATCTTGACATTCTCACCTTTGAAGAGATTGGATGGGTTTGTCAAGATGTACGTGGCAAGCGTAAGGTTGGCGACAAGGTAGTGTATATTCCCATTGATTCTCTCGTAGATTGTACAAGACCAGAATTCTCTTTCTTGATGAAGAATGCTAAGATGCGTCAAGTAGAAGTTGCTCGTACAATAGAAGGCACGTCTGTATATGAAACCCACCCTCTTGCACGTATTAAGACAGTCCGTTTGCGCTCTGAATTGAGTCAGGGATTGGTGATTGATGTACCGTTTGACCTTCTGGTTCAACGTCCAGTAAATCCTTACATGGACACAGATGTATCAACATATTTTGGTGTAGTCAAGTATGAACCACCGCAGGAAGCTATATTTTCTGCTAATGCCAAGGGTAGTTATCCATCGTGGTGCCCGAAGACGGATGCCGAGCGATATCAGAATGTCAATCGAACAATTGAACCATATTTGAACGACCTTTTTTCTGTATCTATTAAGATTGATGGTACATCTATGACCGTCTTCTATGATAGACTTCGAGAAGGTGACGAGTTTGGTGTTTGCTCTCGTAATCAGGAACTCAAACCACCTGAACAAGACCCCTTTGCATCTATTGCAACGAAATATGGGTTTGCTATGGATGTATATTGGAAAGCCGCCACAGAAAATATAGAAGGTACTGCTAATCTTCTACAGAAAGCTGAAAGGATAGCCACAAGGTTTGGTTATCAACGTGTAGCTTTACAATTTGAGTTAGCTGGTGAAGGTATTCAGAAGAACCGTGTTGGTCTCAAGGGACAGGTTCCTTACTTGTTCGACATTTATGTAACTAAGGAAGGTTTTGAGGGTTACTTAGACTACACGCAGATGATACAACTGGCTGAGGAGTATGATATTCTTACAGTACCTATTATCTGGAAGACTATTCCTTTGTCTGAATTAATTGGTAACCCACCAGACTTTTCATTTTTGTACAACATGAAATATCCAAATGGACATTTGATCGAAGGATTAGTGTTTGTCTCTGCGCAAGAGAAATTTGTTGGAAAACTTGGACGGTTAAAATTCAAGTATGTGAATCCCAATTATTTGCTCAAGACAGAAAAGAATGACGAATGAAGGCACAAGATGTTCTTATCAAATTGGATTTGGATGGTGTTATTCGAGATTGGAATCAATCGCTTATAACGTCTTATAAAAAGCGATATTCTGGTCGAGTTATTTATCCATTTACAGATTTTAAAGTAAGCGTATCTTTTCCCGATGCTGTGGATATTAGTGGATTTTTTAAGAATGAAGCTCCAAATGAGATTTACTTAACTGCGAAGCCTTATGCAGGAGCCATTGAATTTGTGGAACTTCTTCTTGCTCGTTGTCCAAATGTATGGCTTGTAACGACACAATTCCCTAATACTATGTTTCCAACTATTCAGTGGATACAAACACACATACCGACGCATACTAATCTTCCTATTGTATTTTCTGAGAATAAAGGTTTAATTGGAAAAGGTCGATTTGAGCATACAATTTTAATTGATGATGCTCCTCATAATTTGGATAATCAAGTAGCAGCAGGTGGAGATGCATTGTGTTTCGGGCAGCTATATAACTTTGATAAACCAAATCATAATACATGGATAAACTTTTTTGGGGATACTGATTTTTCTATCGAAGCTGAATCAAAACGATTAAAAATACAATATCAAATGATTCTTAATTATTTGGATACATGGTTTTCTGAACATTGTCACTAAAAGATGTACACAAAAACTGATATTCTTCAATATGTAACTCCATTATATGCTCTGAATCAGGAGTTAATGGAGTATTTTCAGTTTCAACTCATGATGGAAGACGCTTATGGAGAGCTTGATGCTTATGTAAAGAAGCGTGGATTTTCAAAAGCAATGTTGGAATTATTTCGTGTTGGTTATTGTCCTGATGGACAGATAATGTATGATTTTGCTTTATCTCGTGGTTGGACAGAAGAATCTTTACAGGAAATTGGGTTCTGGTTCCTTCTTGAGAATAAAGATGTAATAGTGAAATTCGAGAATCGTTTGATGTTTCCTTTCTCTGAAGTGGACGGTACTGTTCATGGATTTAGTGGTCGTGTTCTTCATGATGAGAAGGTACAAGATAAGTACATCAATACGAATAACTGTGCGGTATACAACAAGAGTATCTTGGTATATGGTCTTCGAGAAGCATTATTGTGCAATCAGACTATTGACCAATGGATATTGGTAGAAGGTAATGCGGATGTACTATCTATGTTTCAAGAAGGATACACTAAAACCGTAGCTGGTGCTGGAACCGCTCTTACGGAGAAACATCTGTTAAGGCTCAGTCAATATACCAATAACTTTGTGGTTATGTTTGATAACGACGATGCTGGAAAAAAAGCGACAATTCGTACAATTCAGTTGATGAAAAACTTGCATTTGAATTGGAGAATAGCTATATTACAGGACGTGAAGGATGCTGACCAAGCTGTTCGAGAGGGCAAGCCTCATTTGATTGAACAAGCATTAACTATAGGATAATTTATGCCAAAATTAACTAAACAACCAACAGCCTCATTAAAAACTGCTGCTGCACACAATCAACTATTGACTGGTCACATTGATGTTGATAAATCAGTTATTACGGAATTGCCGTTTTCAAATTTCGAAGTAAAAATAAATGATAAAAATCCACAAAAAACAACTGCTCTCAAACAAGCTCTTGATAATATTGACAAAGCTTTTGGCAAAGGGTCTGTTGTTAAGATGAGCGACAAACCTATTCAGGACATACCAGTTATTTCTACAGGTTGTCTTTCCTTAGACCTTGCTCTTGGAGTTGGTGGTGTACCAAGAGGAAGAGTAGTTGAGATATTTGGGCCGGAGATGGCTGGAAAAACCACCCTTTGTTTACATCTTGCAGCTTCTGTACATAAGAACGGCGGTAATGTTGCTATCATTGATGTTGAGAATGCCTTAGATATGAAGTATGCGAAAGCATTGGGTGTCAATGTTGAGGAGCTTTATCTTTCGCAACCAGAATGTGGTGAAGATGCTTTGGGTATAGCTGAGGAATTGATTCGCTCAGGAGCCATGGATTTGGTAGTAATTGATTCTGTAGCTGCATTGACTCCACGTGCTGAAATTGAAGGAGATTTTGGCGATGCGCAAATGGGTCTTCAAGCGAGGTTAATGTCTCAAGCAATGAGAAAACTCACTAATATTATTTCGAAGAGCAATACAACAGTAGTGTTTACTAATCAGTTACGAATGAAGATTGGAGTAATGTTTAGTAATCCAGAGACGACTACTGGCGGTAATGCTTTGAAGTTTTATGCGTCGGTTCGTTTGGATATTCGTCGTATTGAAGCTTTAAAAGACGGTACTAATGTTATCGGTACTCGTACCAGAATTAGAGTTGTGAAGAATAAGGTTGCTCCACCATTCAAAGAAACGGAAGTAAGTATTTATTATGGTCGTGGTATTGATAGGTTCTCCGACCTTGCGGATTTAGGAGTTCAATATGGTATTATTGAGAAATCAGGTTCTTGGTTTGCCTATAAAGAAGAACGTATTGGGCAAGGCAAGGACGCTGTTGTAACTTTTTTGAAAAATCATTCTGAAGTGGCAGCCAAAATTGAAAATGCAATTAAAGCCGCAGTGGTAGTATGACTGTTATCGTAAAACAGGCACCGCAGTTTCAAGTACGGTCTTTCAATGAAGAAGAATTTCAAGGATTCAACTCTACTATTTTTGAAGCTGCTATTATTACACGAGAGCAATTTGAAGAGTGGGAAGATATTTTAGATGATATTGAATTGAAGTTGGATGCTGACCCGACAATTAACTTGAGTAGTTTCTATGAGAAATTACAGATGGCTCAGGAGAAACGAAATGAAATTGTAGGTATTATGGTAAAAGCCTTAGCAGATAAAGCCAATTGGGAATCTTACGTTGCTGTAGCTGAGAAATATGTTCGTAAGCTTAAAAGCGAATTGTCACAATCTGATGACGTGAAGAATCTTAAGAATAAGGAACTTCAAGAATCAAAAATGTATAGTCAACGACCAGATATCTTTGATTGTCTCGCTTATTGTAATGCTGTTTCTGATTGGGTGGAAACTATGGTAAAAGTATTCGACAAGAAATTAGACCTTATTGATTCTGCCAATCTTAATATTAATCGCCAAATAACAGTAACAGAACTACTTACCTACAAAGGATTATTATAAGGAGAAGCGTTATGTTGTTTACTGTATTAGATAAAAAAACAAACAAAGAGGTCGGGTATAGTAATTCAGCATCAGATTTTCTTGTTTGGACAAAGGATAAATTTGAATGGGTTAGTACTACAATGTTTGTAGTGCCGGACAAAGATTTGCAATTTGCATATTTGACGACGTAAAAGTATTTTAATTAACTTGGGATACTTGTGCTCTACCGTAGCCGTATCCGTCTATCATAATCACATTTCACAAAAGAGGTAAATCTATGCCAGTTCTCACCAAAACAAAATTCGTCCCAATTCCAGAGGGAGTATATAATCTTAAGGTTGTTAAGTATGAACAAAAAGAGCAAAAAACTCAACCGGGAACATACTACTATCTTTGGACAATTCAAGTTCTCGACTCGTTACCAGAAGAGTTTGTTGGTAAAGATACGTTCGGTGTTATCACAGCCGATGTCTTGACTGAGAATAACAATCTCAGTAAGTTCCTTGCCAATATTGGAGTTGTTGTGGAAGTTGGACAGGAGTTTGATACCGATTCCATCATCAATTACAAGTTTGTTGGTAAGGTTATTACTGTTAAGAACAAGAAGAGTGGTAATGATAATAACTCCATTGGTCAATTGACTATACCTGAGTATAAGAACTTTGAGGCTCGTCAACAACCAGTTAAAGCAAAGCCTGTTCAGCGACTTCCTGTGCAGCCACAATCTGCTCCTACACAAACAACTCGACAACCTGTACAAGGTGGTATTGCACGTCCTGCTGCCAGACCAACGGCGGCTGTACCACCAGCAACGGCTCGTCCTGCTGCACGTCCTACAGCACGTATTCAACAACCTGTAGTACAAGAAGAAGGTGTAGTAGAAGGAGACGTACCAGAGGGTAGTGAAGTAGAAGACTTTCCTGACCAAGTGAATTAGTAATTTATTTGAAGTGAGGATACAATAAACGTACCCTCACTTCATAACTTTGTGAGGGATTTCTATGAATCGTGTAGCATATAATAAACATAGGCGAGAAAGACGTGCTGCAAAAGAGAAGCGATTGAGTATAAGAACTGAATGGCGTACTAAGTTTTTGGAAAAAATAAAAAGCGTGCATCGTAGAAATTTAGAAAACGTGGTTGATAATATTCTACGGCGTATTGATTCTGTTAAGAATCAAATGGTTACTCGGTCAAGAAAAGCTGGTGTAGAATGTACCGTTACTATTGAACAATTACGACAACTTCTATATGATAATTATGGAATGCCATGCCGTTATTGCAATAGACTTTTGATACTTAAAAATTCTACATTCGACCATATAATGCCAATATCAAAAAGGGGGGCTTCTAATATAGGCAATTTACAAGTGATTTGTCGTCCTTGTAATCATATGAAGGGTTCTTTGGATGAAGCAAGTTTTTCTTTACTATTGAACTGGTTAAAGACTGTTCCAGAAAATTTGCGTATAGATATTACGATTAGATTAGCACGTGGTATTCATTAAGAAATCAGAAGGATAAATCATCATGATACTTACAGGACTACTACTATTGGTTCTGCTATATTTTCTTTTGCGACATTATTTACCAACCATTGTCTATATCACCGATGGATACAAAGTACAACGAGTTGTAGGCAAGGTTGGAGTATATGCTTTAAGAGCATCTGAAAAGGTTCCTGTTCCTTCTTATAATTGGCGAGAAGTTCCAACAGGGGTATCTATAGCTCCTTTTGGTTCTATTATTATACGAGGTAAGATTTATAATTTATTTGGTCAGGTTGGATGTCGGGTATATCCTATACCAGAACTTAAGATGAAGGGTGTTGATGTACTTCCTACCATCTATAATAATGTTCCAAGAGAGCCTATAAAAGTTATTTTAACAAATATGAATCCCAAGTATCCATTTATTGCAAAAGAAGGCGCAGTAATTGCCTACTTAGAGTTGATTCGTGTCCCAAGTTTCAAACTTGTTACTTTTACGAAAGAGGAAATCAATGCGGAACGATAATGAAGCAAAAATTGATGTTTCTTTTGAAAGAGCTACAGATATAGAAGAAGAAGCAGCAAAACAACGTAAAGTTGAAGTTCGTCAATGGCAAAAAGATACGTTTCCTCAAGACCCCGTACTTCTATATCAATTACAAGTGATAGATAAATCCAGTGAAAATAATGTATCTTACTATTATGCTATTCCAAAAGACGAGATGGCAAATCCAGATACTTCTTCGACTCTGGTTTTCTTTGATATCATTAAGCAAGACGGTGTAGTTGAACAAGCATTTGTTGGATGTAGTGTTGTTATTACGAAGGTTGTATTCAGTTCTATAGATGAACTTCTGATGGCTCCAAATGCACCTGTTGTGTTTGATGGTGAACGAAATGCTGCTCGCGCATCTAAAGTGTTATTAGGTCTTCTTGGAATCATTCGATGATTAAGACGCTTCGTATTCAGAATTTTCAGTCACACGCAGATACAGAAATAGAATTGTCTCCGACTGTTACTGTATTTACTGGCGAATCCGACCAAGGTAAGACAGCTATTCTTCGAGCATTTCGTAAGTTAGTGCGGAACATTCCTACCGGGGATTTCTTTATTCGTTATGGTCAGAAAGATTGTACCATCACTATGAGTGTTGATGATAAGACCATAGTTAGGAAAGTTGGGAAAAAGAATAGCATCAATTTATACAAGATAAATGACGATGCGTACAATAACTTTGGTGTTGGAATTCCAGAGGAAGTCAAACGAGAGCTTAAGATAGCCGAAGTACAGGTATTTGAAAAGGAGAAGATAGACCTTAATATCCGTACACAACATGAAGGCTTGTTCCTTGCTGGTGGAACTGGCGTTGAATCTCTTCGTGGACGTATCTTTGGTAAAGTGACTGGTAGTGATATCATTAATCGAGCCGTTGCTAATCTGAATAGTACGGTGCGAGTGCAGAACAAAGACCGTGAGGATTTAACAGCTAAAGCTGGTGCTTTGGATGTATCTCTCTTAGCATTGGCATATCTTGATGAGCTTAAATCAATTTTGGATGATATTGAATCTCTATCTGCTAATATTGTTGCATTGGAAAAGTTTGTTCAGAAATTGGGTGTTTGTCGAGATGAAATGAGGATTGTTTTAAAGACCAATACATTGGTACAAAACAGTTTGTCTGTTCTCAATTCTGTAAATTTGGAAGATGTAATAGCTAAGTTGGATATGTTTAATAGGTTGAATGCTTTTAAGACGCAAATTGAAGATACTTATGCTCATATAAAGTCTTTCAAGAACATCGAGACCTTGACGGATGATTTTTCTCTTGTAGAATTGGCACTTCTTGTGGACAATATTAATGTATTACAGGACTTGGATGATTCTATACAAGTAGTGGAAGGGCGATTGGAAGCAGCCGAAGCAGTATCTCAAATTGAAGACTTTTTTGATTTGTCCAGTAAAGAAAAGGCATCTATCGACCTGAATAACTTTCATCAGCTTTATAACCAATTGAATACTACATATAAACAGAAGAAGGCGGTTGAAGAGGAGCTTAATGAATTGAGTGATTTGGTAGTGACTGTTGAGGGTGATTTAGAGAAATGTAAACAAGAACTTGGTGTTTGTCCAGTATGTGAAAGAGAGTTTTGATGCGGTATAACTTCTTATTTATGACCGATACTCATAACCGTTCAGAAAGAGACCAACCTAAAGGTCGCACAGATAACTACTATAAATCTATCCTTGCGAAGCAGGAAGAGATTGGTCAACTTTTGATAGATGAAAATATTGACTATCTGTTGTTTGGTGGAGATTTATTCCATCGCTTCGATGCTCCTATAAGTTTGATAAATGATGTAGCAACTATCTGGAAGTCTTACAAGGTAAAGCGTAAGCTTGGTGTTTTAGGAAGCCATGATTACAACGGATTCCAAATGAAAACTCTCAGACGAACTGGACTCGGTAACTTTGTTGTTAATGGGAATATGGAATTGGTGAGCAATGGACAGGACGTGTTTCCATCTATCATTTCTCTTGTAGACGGTGCCGTTATAGTAACAGGTACGCCGCATTCGGTACATTTGTCCGCAGCCCCTGAAAATTTTGCTACACCATTTCCACCGACTACAACGAAGCAATTTGTTATACAAATAGTTCATGGAGACTTATTTCCAAGCTATGTTCCATGGCAGCACCAATTGATTGATTCGATACACCCATTTATCCATGCTGATATTGTACTCAGTGGACATATTCATTCTGGATGGGATGCACCTATTGTCATAGCTAATGATAAGACAGTTTCTGGTCGAACAATGTATGTTAATCCCGGTTCAATTGGGCGTACCGAAAATGGGTCTATTCGTCCTATTAGAGTATTCAAGTTTGCGGTTGAAGTTGAAGACAAAGGTATTGCAACTCAATTATTGGGTTATGAGTATATTCATCTAAAGAATGTTACAGAGCATCCTTTTGCAGAACGGATTGAGAAGATAGAAGGCTCACCAGTAACAGATTTTACAGGGTTGATGGAAAAACTATCTGCCCTTAAGCTTGAAAAACAGGATTTCAAGCAACATATTCCACCCATCATTGAGGAACTGTATGTTTCGGAAACCGAGCGTGATAAGTACCGAATATCAGAACGGGTCGTTGAAACTTTGGAAGCTGCTAAGATATAGATTTTCTGCGTGGCTTATCTCTAAAGGACTTAGTTTCTTTATTAAGGAAACTGTTATACCAGAGAAGTATCATCTCAATGTTAGGCACGATCAAAATCTTTTATTGAGTCACGTGTTTGCTTCTAAAGTATTACATCAGGAGTTAGAAAACAATACAGATATTGGTATTGGATATCTTGCTCAACGTAAAATGTTTCCAATAACTATAGGTAATCCTTTATTTTCCCTGTATATTCACTTTACTAAGTGTCTTGTCGAAGTTTATGGTGATGCGTCTCCTTTGGCGGCTTTGAATGATGCTATTCTTGCTCGTGGTATAGCGTCAATGTATGAGGATATAGTTCATGGAAATTTACCTATTATCAATCAGTTGCCAACAGAGGAGGTAGAGGCGATGAAACGTATGCGTGAGTATATGGAGATTGAGGCAAAACGACAAAATGAAGCTATTGAACAAATAAAGGAGAGTAAAGAGAATGTTAACTAAACAAGTTTTATCTACTTCTGTTGTGAAAGAGGCTTCTTCTTCTGTTGATAGATTTACCGAATTGAAAACACGAGTAGAAACTGTCAAGCAGAAACGCAGTGAGAAATTAGCTCTTTTGGAGATGTATAAGGGTCAATATAATAAGTTGGTTCAACAAGTCAAAGATTTAGGAATAGAAAAAGTCTCTGATTTACCAACTGTTATTAAAGAAAAAGAAACTGAGTTGATACAGCAACTTGCCGAACTGGAAGCCAAACTTCAACAAGCCGAAGCGATTTTGAATGGACAGTAATGTACGTATACAGGAATTGACACAATTATATCATCAGAAGTTGGGTGAACTAAAGTTGTTGAAGTCTCAGAGAGAGACTATCACAACAGCACTTTTAACACTTGAAGACGATTTGAATATCAATATCAAATCCCGTAGTGTTTTAGAAGCATTGTCGAAGCTTACTGAAAAGAATATCAAGGAGTATATCGAACCATTAGTAACAGAAGCTATTCGAGTCGTATTTGGTTATGATATTACTTTTGGTTTGGAGTTTGGTTTTGATAGGAATCAGGTAAGTGTTCGTTTCAATCTTACCGATGGACATGGGAATAAGGTCGAAGGTGACATTGAAGAAATGAAAGGTGGTGGTATTCTTGATGTTATCAGTATTGTGTTGCGTTTTGTATTGTTGGAATTATTCGACCTTGAAGGTGCTGTAGTATTAGATGAACCCGGTAAATTTGTAGACATAGCTCATCAACCAGCGTTAGGTGCTTTGATTTTATCGTTTTCAGAGAAGTTCAAACGACAAATTCTTATAGTAACCCACAACGAAGCTATTTGTGCTATTGGCACGAAGCATTATAATGTAGTTCAGGATTCTGATGGAATTAGCCATGTAACTCTTGTTGAGAATTGAGATGTATTCTATTAGCAAAGGTAATTTGAATCGAGTTGAAGGCGATAGTGTACAATATGTATACTGTCCTTTCAATGGTAAGCATGACCCTAATGGACAACGCCCTATGGATGGTACTATTTGTGGAACATGGTGTGCATTATTTGAAATAGGAAGAATTCAACATGGAAGACAAAATGTAACTCTTCATTGTGGTAGTGCTCAATACGAACTTGTCCAAAATATTCAGTCAATTCCAAAACCAAAAGAAGAAGGAAGCAAACAATGATTATCGAAAAAGACATCAAGTATGCCGGAGATGCCCGTATAGCATTAAAATCTGGCATAGATAAGGTGGCTGCTGCTGTGAAAGTGACATTAGGGCCGCAGGGTCGTAATGTTGTTATTGAGAGAATGATGGGTGTTCCTCATGTGACAAAAGATGGTGTAACAGTTGCTCGGTCTATAGACCTTGCCGACCCTGTGGAACAACTTGGTGCTCAAATGGTTCTTCAGGCAGCTACTCGTACCGCAGAACAAGCTGGTGATGGAACTACGACAGCGACCATTCTAACTCAAGCAATGGTACAGGAAGGCTTTCGATTGGTTTCCAATGGAGCCAACCCTATGGAACTGCGTAAGGGTATTGAGAAAGCGGTGAAATCAATCGTTGCTCATCTTGAAAAAATACGTATACCTGTTGCTTACGAGGATGTTCAAACTATATCGAACATCGGTACGATTGCTGCAAACAATGATCGTTCTATCGGTAATTTGATTGCTGAAGCAATGCAGAAGGTTGGTAAATTAGGTACTATTACTATTGATGATTCCAAGACCAGTGAAACTACCATTCATACCGTAGAAGGTATGCAATTCGACCGAGGATGGGTTTCGCCGTATTTTGTGAATACACCGAAGGGTGAAGCTGATTTTGAGAATCCGTACATTCTTGTATATGACCGTACTATTAGTAGTCTTAAGACATTAGTTCCTCTTTTGGAACGTGTGACACAAGCAGGTAGGTCGTTAGTCATTATTTCCGATAATGTAGATGGCGATGCATTAACTGGTCTTGTAATTAACAAGATGCAAGGAAGAATTAAAGTATGCGCAGTAAAAGCTCCCGGTTTTGGTGACCGTCGCAAGGATATTTTACAGGACATAGCTGTATTAACAGGAGCAACATTTATTGCTGCTGAATTGAATCGTAATTTGGAAACATTGACAATGCAAGACTTGGGTACTGCTACCAGAGTTTTGATTACCAAAGAAAACACTATCATTAGTGGTGGGGCTGGAACAAAGGAAAGTCTCGACCAACGTAAGGGTGAAATTCAAGCACAACTTGCTACTGTGACTTCTGATTATGATAGAGAGAAATTGCAGGAGCGTTTAAGTAAATTGGCTGGTGGCGTTGGTTCAATACGAGTTGGTGCTGGTTCCGAGAGTGAATTGAAGGAACGTAAGGACTCTGTAGAAGATGCATTGAATGCTACTAAAGCTGCTATTGAGGAGGGTATTGTTGCAGGTGGTGGATTGGCTTTGATTCGTTGTGGTCAAGCTGTCGAGGAAACTTTGGGGTTTCCTAATGATGACCAAGTACAAGGTGCCGAACTGGTATTCAAAGTTCTTAAGACTCCTTTTACACAGATTCTTGAGAATGCTGGTTTGGAACCAAGGTCTATTTTTGATAAAGTACTAAAAGGGGCTGACGATTTTGGTTACAACTCTGCTACAGAACGATTCTCTAATCTAATTGCAGATGGTGTTGTTGATCCGAAAAAGGTTGTACGTATCGCTTTGGAAAATGCAGCATCAGTGGCAGGAACTGTATTGACGACGGAGGCAACTATTACAGATGTGAGAAACGAGATGTACTATAAATTAAGAATGCCAGCTATGGGTGGAGAATAGTATGCCAAAAGTTAAGTTGGAAGTTGCCGATGCAATTAAAGGTCTCATAGTTGCACCTTCTTTTTGTCCTTACTTCAAGACCATGCCTCGTGAGTATGTGGGAAAGAGTACTGCTGAGTGGGAGCCAAGCTTGCCTGAAAATATGCATGAGCCTGTCAATGTGGTGAATGCTTCGATATGTGCTTTGTGCAAGATGTGTGAATTTGTACAAGAGCTTGATGAAGAAGTAAGTATTTCGAATACTGACATTGATAAAATGCTTAAGGCTATCATAGCATACCAGCCTTTGATGGAATCTTTTGCCAAACAATCACATTATTTACAGCGAAATGACAGAGTTCCTATGGCTGCATTTTTGAGTTTTGGAACATTACAAGAAATTGTGTATTCGGCATTTCAAGATATACATAGAGAAAAAGTGTTGAACTATTTTACCTCTTTAGAAAGTCCACTTTGTATAATCGCTAACGTGCCATTGTACTTTAATAGGTTATTAACACGTTCTGCTGTTCAAGTAGTTGGCGAAGTTGAGTGGCAATGAGATAGTAGACGTATGCTTACGTAAGTCCAGTGTTTACAATAACTTGTATGCACTGGATTTTTTAGTTCAGATTTCTCTTGACTTTCAAGTTTTTTTGTTGTATCTTTTGTATAACAGAAAGGGATAATAAATGAATATTCTCGTCCTTAATGATATACATGATGGTTCTCAGTACGGTCTTGCTTCACGTGCTAATAAAAGTATGAATGCATTCCAGACGTGGGCTATAGATCAATGGGAATATATGGTTCGATTAGTATTACCTATTATTGATACTATCGTCTTACTTGGAGATATGGTCGATGGTAATGCTCACAAAGATTCGTCTACTCTTTGGTTGACTGACGTAGATGAACAGGTATCTGATGCTGTTAGACTGATTCAGCCATTGCTCTATGGTGGAAAGATTCGTGTTCTCGGTGTAACAGGTAGTGGTTACCACTATGGTAAGGGGTCGGGTTTTGATGCAGACCGACAGGTAACTGAAAAATTGGGCGGTAAGCATCATAAAGTTATACAAACAATAGGTACTCCATATGGGGATATAGTCTTCACGCATAAATCTCGAAATACTATGACAGAACAACGCATTGTGTTTCAACGTACACGTCACAGTGAGATGCAACCAGTAGCTATGTTGGTTGGTGCACATCTTCATCGGTATGAAGAGAAGTTCGATGGTGCCGTGCGTATCATCCACAACGGTTGTTGGGAATATCCTACCGAGTTCATGGGGTATGGAAACACGGTATCCATTGGTGCACTTCTTATTACCGTGGACAATACTGGTATTACACACAAACCACTTCTCTATTCTATTCCGAGAGAAGTCGAGGAAGCGATGCAAGGGTACACTGGTATGAGTGAAGACGACATGAAGCAACGCAAGGCAGAAGAACTGAGGAAAGTTGCCGAGAAGTACGCTCGACCAATGCTTGCACGGCAGGGCTTTACATTTCGTCCTATTGAACGGACGAAGGTGGAGACTACGCCTGTGAAGAGTCAGAAGCGTACACTGCGTTCAAAGAAGCGTGGGTCTGCGTTGGTAAGTGTGGTTGGAAAAAAGAAAGCACAAAGAGTGTAATTTGGTTCGGTTCGGATATGGTGAGTCAGGGTTAGGCTCGGTAAGTTAAGTCGTGGTACGGTAAGTTTCTCAATTCCGATTAGTTCTAAAGGCTGGTCGGAGTTCAAAAAAATATGGCGAGGCACGGTGCGGCTCGGTGCGTTATGTTTGTGGTGAGATGCGGTTTGTTCCGTTAAGGTATGGTTGAAATTCAATCTTGAAGTGCTCTAAAGGTGCTTCAAGGTTCAAGATGTAAAATATGGCGTGGTACGGTTTGTCCCGTTACGGTAGGGTGAGTTGCGGTAGTTTTTCGGCTCGGTAAGGTGTGGTTTCTTTTTTATTTTCAAAGGTCAAGTCGTTCGACATGCAGTAACGATACAATGATTCACGAACAAAGCAAAGGAATAATCACAATGGCAAACGCCAAAGGTGTACAAACATTGCAGTTCAAAATCAAGGGCGATAGTAGCCTAATTCTTCACAATGGTGTGGCGTTGAAAGACCCACTTTCCGAAGTATCAAAGGCGATGAAAGCCATTTCTAAAAAGAAGAACAAGACGGACGAGGACTATCTTGAGATGGGTCGTCTCGAATGGTTCGCCAGTTTGTATCTGAATGACAAGAAACAAGTTGTAATTCCAGATTACGTTCTCAAGGCGACCCTTGTGAATGCGGCAAAGAAATCCAAGGAAGCCACGACCGCCAAGTCCAGCATCATTGTCGAGGCAGATGCGGTTCTTGAATACACTGGTGCCAAGGACATCAAGAAACTGTATTCCGAGGGTAACAATAAGAGCTACACGGCAGTCAAGGTCAACATGGGGTCGAGTGTTATGCGTACTCGTCCTGAGTTTGCTGAATGGGCTTTGGCATTCAATGTGACATTTATGCCTGACCTCATTGAGGAAGCGGCTGTGAAGCGTTTCGTTGATGTAGCTGGTAGAGTGGTTGGTCTCGGTGACTGGCGACCTGAGCATGGACGATTCAGTGTTGTATCCGTGAAGAGCGTGTAAGACTCTTTTCATAAGGTAAGGCGCGGCTTGGTATGTTATGTTTAGGTGCGTTGTGGTAAGTTGGGTTATGGTGGAGTTTGGTTACATTAACCATGTGATGCTCTAAAGGTGTTACATGGTTCGAAAATAAGGTTAGGTAGGACTCGGTATGGTAAGTTGGGGTATGGTGCGTTGGGGTAGAGTTCGGTTTATATAACTATGAAATGCTCTAAAAGTGTTTCATAGTTCAAAAATTAGGTTTTGTATGATGCTGCGAGGTTAGTCAAGGCACGGTACGTTCGGGTTTGTTACGGTTGAAATTTAGTTCAAAAGGTATCATTTCTTTATATTCCCTGATTCCTGCATGGGGCACTAATACTGCCCCATTTTTATTGTTTTTCTGCTTACACCCACTATAAAACATCAATCCTTTTTTCTAAGTATTGTATGTAATCATAGGTATAGGTACACCGTGTTAACCAAGACTGTTTCAACGATAATTGATACTGACAAGGACAAAAGGGTGACATGCTCTCTTTGTGGAGACTTAGTGCATCCAAACGATCTTGTTGGCACAATCTGTATATCCTGTCATTCTAAGGAGAAGTAAATTATGCAATCCATTAGTCGCCACCACATCATGTCACCAGTTGCACAAACCGTTGCTTTAAAAGCATTGGAGCAGTTATCAAAGGTTACACAAAAGATCATTCGAATTCCAGTGAATGAATTGAAAACTGGAAAGATAGCTTTTGCTAACATTGGTAAGCATGCGTTCAGTTATCAAGGTTTTGATTTATATTCTCTCGCTTCTGATGATGATACTGTACCAACTATTTGGAAAAAGGAAACAGTACGAGACCCGAAGACAGGAACTGAGATGGAATGGTTGGTGGCGTATACGACCGATGATGATGAAATGATGCAGGGTGTTATGTCTTCACAAAAGATTGCTGCTACCGCATCTGCAAATACTGCTCTTCGTGCTGTGGCTGAACCAAAATTACCCAAGAATCAACCACCTATTGCTCCCGGTGTTATCAATAAGAATTTAACTATTGACCAAGGTGGTCAGGGTGGTAAGGCAACTGTCACAGTTGAATTCAATGACCCTGCAAAGGGAGAATCATTCTTCAAACAAGTTGAAGACCTTACCAGTGAAGTTGGTGGTGGTGCTACTGCTCCTGCACCTACTGCACCAAAAGAAGAGAAACCAGAAAATAATTTACCTGTTACACAAGGAGAAGTTCCGCTTGGTGGCAATGAAGCTAAGGAACCAACTCCGCCAACACCCACCCCTGCTGGTGCGCCATTAGCTTCTACGATAAAGATGTTGACACATTATGGAGCAAAGATAGTTACTATTGTTGCTGAACAATTTGAAGGATATCCAGAGCGTTATCATTTTGTTAATGAGGATGGAGTGAAGGTAGCATTATCTCTTGGTTCTCGTGTAAAGGTCGGAAGTCAGATTATTCGTCCTGATACTAATGAGAAGATTCGTGTTATTGGTTATGAAATTGTTCAAGCAAAGTCTGATGATGATGAAATATTAAGTAAGCTTGGCGTTGATATAAGTGACAAAGTTCCGCCTATGGGTTGGACAAACCGGGATTCTCAGAATGAAAACGATGAAGCTGGTAATAATCCTTTACCACCGAATCCAGCATTGCAAGAGAATGCACCACCTACTGCCGATACAGCTAATAAACCACCTGTATATGATAGTACTCAAGCAGAAGGTGAAGGAACGAAGCAGCGATTTCAAATGAGCGTTGACCCAAATTCAAATGCCGTAACTGTAAAATTTGTGAAGCCGCCTGCACTTGAAGACATTGATGCAGCAGTGCAAGGACAACAGCCTCAATTGAATGGGGGTGTATCTCCGCAACCAGCGCAGCAACAAACTCCAACTGGACAACAGAATCAAACACAACAGAAGCAGGATTTTTCACAGACTGAAAGCCCTACCCAATTTTAATTTAGTTCTAAGGAGAATAATCATGTCTACAAAATATTCAGGTAATAATACACCACGTTGGCTTAACCTTTCTAAGGTTGTGGAAGCTGCAAAGAGCACATTAAGTAAAGTTGCTTCGTCTGGTATTAATAAGACGGCTGCATCAAATCTTGTTACAATATCATATCGTGATAGTAGAGGTCATGTTCTTCAAGCTACTGACCCTATTGTAGTTTCTCAACTTTCAAAGGGTGGTGCTTTGGTTGATGTATGGGGTGGAAAAATTGTACCTCATAAACAAATTAAGGTGCTTGCAAAGCCTGAGAATATGCATGTGCAATCCGAGTCAAAAGAAACACGTCTTGATGCGAGAGAACGACAAATACATCCTTCGTATATGGTTGACTCGACTATAAACCGTCATATACAGTTTAAGGCATTGCAAGCACTGGCCGACTTTGCATCTGGATGTGGTGCGTATGGAGCAAGGGCAAAATATCTTACTGGCAAGAATGCTGCGATGGAAGGTAAGCATTTTCACGGTTATCGAGAAGTGACAGCAGAACTGTCTTGGATGATTGGGCCTCGTCTACGACAATCGGTTGTGGCTACTGTGGGCATCGACGTGGGGGGTAAGTTTATTATGCCAAAGATATTCAAAACAGCAGATGGAGTTGAACATCCATTTACTAAGGAAGCTGTGAGTGATTTAATAAAAGGAAAAGAGTTTTCTAAACCATCAAGGGAAGTTAGAAAGCGTTCGGATACACCCGTGTTCAAAAAACCGGATTGTACCCGCTTTCAAGCCATACCTCGATAATTTGGAAACTGAATCATGAATACACCAGTAACACCAACTTCGTTGCAGCCTAATACACAATACTATAACCCAAGTGATGGGAAACAGTATTTGTTTAAGCAGTTAAATCCCGATGGCTCCGCAGTTATGATAAATCCTCAAACACAGGAGGAATCTGTTCTTCCTTCTACTGATGTACAAGAACAGCAATTAAATAGTGGTGGTCAATCAACTGGATTAAAACCAGTAATGAAGACGACGACCAATAGGAGAAACGTTATGGCAAATGACATCGACAAAATTGTTAATGACGATGAATCTCATGGTAATGCGAGTGCAATTGTAGAAAAAGTACAAGATCATCTACTTTCTGATATAGAACAGGAAATTCAAGAGATGCAACGTGCAGAACAAGGTATTGAAGGTGATATTAATGAAATGGTTGAGGATGCTAATTTGTTCAATGAGCTTGCTGGTGAACATCACAAACCAACGGATATGATTACGTCTGTTAAAGTTCCTGACGGTGTTGAGACAAAGCATGTTGAGCATCCAGAAAATTTGATGAAACCAGACGACGACGATTACGCTATCAATTATGGTGGCAGACCCGCAGAGGATGTAGTAAAGGGTGCTATTCCTATCTTGGCAAGTACCAAGGCTCCTGTGCAAGTAGTTTCAAAACATATTCCTTGGATGGAGTATCGCAAAAAAATTACTACAGTAGGTCAAGTTGAACGTTTGAAGAAAGATGCTCATCATCTTAAGAAAGTGGGTTTAACTCCTGTTACAAAGGATTTGACATTCCATCCCGATAAGCGTGACGTAGTTGATTCTGGACATTCAATAGTTAATAACATTCCTGTATCAAGCCCACCCAAGGAAAAGGATATGACTATTGGTATGACTGAATTTCCAAAAGACCAAAAGCGTGATGATTCAGTTGGTCTTGATACTGGTAAAGGTTACAACATTCCTATGAAGGCTATGGATGAGAACCAAGTTGCTAACCGTGAGAAGTTCAATAATGAACAACGTCAATACATGGATAGGATGACTATTCGTCAATATCGTGAGCTTCTTGGCGGTACCGGCAATAAGGAAGTCAAAGCTATTGAAAAAGGTAAAGGAATCCAGCCAGAACGTGAACCAGTGAAACCAGAAGCAAATAACCAGTATTCTGTTGAAAAGACCGCTATTGCTCAAGCAGTAGGTTTGGTTAGTCTTGCCGAAATAGAATTCGATTATCGAAAAAAAAAAGTTGACCCAACTATTCCTTCCGATAAACCAGTAGAACATAAGCCTACACAAAAAGCTCCTGTGTTAAAGGAATATGTTGAACCCGGTATTATTCAACCTGCCTCGAAAGAAATTCAACTATTTCTTGATAGTTTTATGCAGCATTATCAACGTCTACAAACGTTGAAGGATGCGTTAGCTACCGCATTAGCACCTCATCAAAAAGAAATGGCTGATATTTCCACTCAACATATGCCAGCTATAACTGAGGAGGAGAAACTTTTGAAGGATGCTCTTGAGATGGCATATAAAGCGATCTCTGTAACAGAAGACAGTCTTGTTCACTATCGAGAAGAATTATGGGCAGCATTGTCTCGTACTAAGACCCTTCAACCAGCAGTTACTGTAGCTCAAGTAATTGCAGAAGCACAACTAATTGACCAACATCTTGCTGAAGAAATTGATAAATTGGCAAAGAAAGTAGGCGAGAAAGGTCAATCCAAGGTTCGTGAGCGATTCTTATATGAATACCCACCTTCTCAATCACATGAGAAGAGAATGAAACCACAATCCAGTCTACTTGCAATCGCTTTGAATATATTGCTTGAAGACGTAATTGAAATTATCCATGGTTTTGTTTCTCTTAATTCAGAAATCAAAGAAGCATTAAGTATCTTGGGGTAATATATGAAACTTGGAAATTTTTTTTATGATTGTGAAAACTGTGGAGAAACTTTGCGATTTGACGATACTGCACAGGTGCGCACATGTCCTATCTGTAAATCTACTATGCAATTATCTCCGGGATATCAGCAATATCTTATTGATGAACGAGCAATTATAAAGGCGGAAGTCAATGTTATCCCGTTGTAAGTTCGTCATCATTTGGGATAGGTAACAGACATGTTATCAAATTGGAGAAGTTCTCTGTTATTCAGTAAGTTGGCGTTCCGGTCAGATGATAATATGATCGCAACACTTGCTATTGCTGATGTATATAAGCCAGCAGAATATATAGTTCTGGATGGCGATAAGTTAAAAGGTAAAAGTACGCTTCAATGGGCTAAGGCACACTTCGGTGAATATGGGTTTGACTTTGACCGTTATTCAATGTTGTTATGGTCTGATGATGATAGTATTCCCGCCTCAGTTGTAGTTTCTAAAATCAATTCTGTTATTCCTAAGTTTGCTTCAATTCGTTATATTTCTCCGGCTCTCGCCCACGGGCTGGACGAAACGGCTTCACTGAGTTTTGATGACTCTTATGAAGATACTGACCCATCTGACAATTCTGATATCAACATCTACTTCTAATTATGGAACCTCTTACTACAAAGGAATTCATAGACATAGCGTCTAAGAGTTTCACATTGAATCATCGTGCTTGTGTCGTGTGTAAACATCTTCCATTGGAAAAAGTATGTGAAGTTACATTGGATATTTTGTTTGATAGACGTTCAATTGCTGATATGCAAAGATATTATACTCAATTTGCTCCTCAACGTGTAAGTGAGGGGAAAGTTCTTGGCGAACATAATTTTCGTCATCATAGAAAGAAGTGTTGTAAAGACAAAGCAGTTTTTACTGAGGAAGACCTTCGTAAATTAGGACTTCTTCAAGATGAAGCGGAAATGTTACAACGTTTATACAATTTAAAATATGATGATGTAATAAATCCTATAACTATGCGAGAGGAACTTCATCGTCAACGTATTAATAATTTGAGTAAGCTTGAAAAACAGCGAAGAGAAGCTGAGAACAACGTAGTTTTGCTTGACCAAGGAATTCTTCCAAAAGTATTAGAAGGTATCTATCAACTGAAATCAGGTTCAGTAGACTCTCTTAATTCGATACGTCGTCAAGAAAATGATGTGGTTGTTAAACTTACGAGGCAAATTGATGTGATACAATCTGACATACAGAAAAATGCATCTACGGCAGAAAAAGCTTCAAAAAGTAATACTACTGTTATTCAGGTAATGAATTCTTCTCTTACAGATATGGAGATTAAGTTTTCAAGGATGATGAAAAATTTTCATGCCTCTTTGAATATATTATTGCCTAATCAACCAGACGTTGTGCAACATATCTTCAGTGTTTTAAGAAATTGTATGAATGCGGACATAGTACCAGTTATTGAAAAGACGAAAGAAGTTCTTCAAATAGAAAGTAAGTAACTACCATGGGTACTTTTGTAGATTCGACATATGAAGAAGTATATCCTGAGAAGAAAGGTGATGAAAGTCGGGAAACCCTTCAAATACCCGAAGTGGATGCTTATGAATTCATTACAAGTTCTCAATTTTTGAATATTGATTTACGTCCATGGCAAAGTGTTACCATTAAGACGTTTTATAATTTATGGATGGATGAAAAAGAAAATAGACCTTTATACCCGCCAACTCCCGATGAGAAAAAAATTCTTGCTAAGTTAGAACAGGAATGGGGCATCACAATTAATACTCTTACTCCGCAATATATAAGAGAAATGGTATTGGTGGATGGTCGGCGTGGCGGTAAATCTACACTAATGTCTTTTATTGCTTCGTATGAAGTATATTCTTTGATTTGTAAAGGTGACCCCCAATGGTATTATAAAATGCTGGAACGACATCCTATTAGTATCACGCATATTGCTGTAAGTGGTGACCAAGCCGATGATATGTTTCAGTTTACAAAGGATAGAATGCGCAAGTGTGCCTTTTTTGCACCTTATTTTGATTATACAAAGTATAATTCATCTGAGATGCGTATTTTTACGCCAGCAGATTTACGTGATAATGCTCGTATAGCCAAAGAGAATGAAAGTCGTAAGTCTGTTGAAAGACAGAAGCCTCTTGAAGGTTCTATTATGGTGCAATCATTGACCACACGAGCTTCCAGCAAACGTGGAAAAGCTATCAAACTTCTTATATTCTCTGAGTATTCCCATTTTGAACGTCCTAAGTTTGATTCTACATTAACAGAAAACCTTTTAAGCGAAGAAACAGAACAAACCGATTATGCCATGTGGAAAGCAATGAAGCCATCAGTTGGTGACTTCGGAGTAGATGGTCGTGTTCTTTATGAGTCTACTCCACGAGAAAAAGGTGGTCAATTCTATCAGTTATATTGTGAGGCTGGTGGTATTGAACAAGATCATCCTGAGACTGCTGCTCGACCAACACACATGGCTGTAGTTCAATTGCCGACATGGGACTGTAATCCAAATATGTCAAGAGAATCTTTAGAGGATGAATTCCGTAAAGACCCTATTTATGCCAATATGGAATATGGTGCTCGATTTGGTAACGTATCTGGTAACTTTATATCTGAGACTATTATCAATTCAATACCCCAACCAGATTTTCCTATGGTTAGGGTTTGTAGTAGATTGGATCAAAGGTTCGTAATCTCAGTTGACCCCGGCGGTCAAGCAAAGAAAAAATTAGCTGATACTTATGTAGTATCATGGGGGCATTATCAAATCGGTAGTCCTGATTATTGGGTTGACGGCTTTCAATGTTGGCATGAGACTGTAATTCCTATGGGCGGTGGCGGATATCAGAAAATAGCTGTAGACCCTGCGGAAGTAACAAAATTCATTATAGATTTGGCAAATGAGATTGGGCGTAATTTTGTTCTGGAAATAGTGTATGACCAGTTTAATTCTGCTGAAAGTATATCTCATTTACAGAAGGCTGGTTTACCAGCACTTGAAACGTTCTATACAAATCCATATAAAGCAGAGATGTATGGTAACTTCTTGTCGTTGGCTCAATACAATCGTATTAAGTCATATGGTGTTGACATAGGTGGTTATATTAATCAGTGGAAGCAAGAGCTTAAGTACTTGCAGCGATATATCTCTGGTGGAATTATGTACTACTCACATCCATCAACAGGCCCTGTTCAACACGATGACTTTGCTGATTCTGCTGCTAATTTGATATATAGATTAGCATTACTATCTAATCCGACAAGAAAAAGTCTTGAAGATAGAGTCAACAAGAATCTTGCTCCTACTACTCGTCCGAAGTCGATTTCTCCTCTTAAAGGTGGTAATTTGGCGTACAGAGGGGCGAGGATGGCTACATTTAGTGGAAGAGCAGATATTGTTGATAGAATTCGTCGATAAGCTCTTGACTTTGATGTGGAGAATACATATATTTATTTAAAAGTAAAAAGGGGGATCAACCAAATCGTGAGCGGAGTAATAGAATGAGCACCGAAAAGAAATCCAAACGAGAGAATGTCGGCAAGCCGATTGTGAGCCGCCGTTTGAGCGAACCAAGCACACGATTCCTGTTTGATGTACTATACCGATTGAGTGAAGTCAAGAGGCGAACCAATGCACATGATGACTGGTGGGGAACATTCCCCTGTTATCCGTTTACAGACATAATGCAATTGATTGAGAAGAGACTTCACTTGCCGTCTGCGGAGTAACAATGCAGAAATTTTGACAATGAAAAGTCCGAACAACAGAAAGGAAACTGAGATTTTTTTTAATCAGAACAAAGTTTACACGTGTAGCAAGCACAACTATTCGGGACTCAACCAAGATTGCCCGGACTGCGAGTATGAGCTTGCACGCAAAGAAGGAGACAGACGCTTTGGTTCAGAGTGCAAACACGAAAAAGTGAAAAACGGTAGATGCACGAACTGTCTCCGAAAAGTGGTATAGCCAATGGCAACTAACGTAGTGCCCGTTGTTAGACGCAGCGCGAGCGGGTTCAAACTTTACTATAGTACAAGGGAGAAGGTATGAAGCATAGAACTGTTAGGCGCAGTGCGTTTCGCATCGTCAGAAACAAAAATGGATTTGTCAAAGCGATAGCGCATGGAAGACAGCATGTTCTGCAAATTACTGAAGGAACGGTTGTTAATGAACATTTTGCTGACCAACTGTTGGCAATATTGAAATGTGCAGAACGGTTATGTGATAAGTGCGAGGATGCTATCAATGTTTCAAAACGGTTATGGCGCGATAGTTGATGAAACCATGTTGCAATTCTACGTTGTGACTTTATAATTATTTGGGATAGGAGTCATTAAAATGTTATCGGAAATAGATATGCAAGCAATGATTCAAGCAGCCATGAATCGTATGCAAATAAATTTTACATATCTCAAGGCTACAACAGGAGAGACGGTGCAACATGTTGGCGGAATAGTTGAAATACGTGCATCCGAGGGATGTGTTTTCATTTGGGATACATCGTTGAATGACCACATTAGAAAGTTTTTGTTACCTAATTTTGAGTCATTTCAAGTACTTCAACAACCATTCGATAATTTATCTGCGGGGGGTTACCCTTTAGTTATTAACGGACAAATCATGCCAGAACCATCAGCATTAACTACACCCGTATCATCAACACAAGGATAACACTATGGAAGGTACAATTATATTAGATGGAAAGCAATACCTATTTAAGGATATAGTTTCTGTTTCTATGATTCAATCAGAGAAGCAGTTTACAATATCTCTTGAAACTTCAACAAAGCAGTTCAGTGAAAAATCTGAACAAGAAATACTTGATATATTAATTACTAAAGAGGTTGAAGACCAAGTACGTCCTGTTGAGGGTGGTAATGTACTTGATAGTACTAAAGGTACGGGTACCGTATTAATCAGCCCATCTTCTCCAACTATTGTGCATGCTGAAACTCCACACATAGCAAGTACTAATATTAGGGTTTCTGTTGAAAAGCCAGAAGTACAAAAGGTTCCTGACCTTAATCCGTTAGTTCTTGCACGTCCTACAACTACTGAATTCTCAACTCCTACTATTCCTATACAAAATCAACCTTCAGGTAAGGGTATTCTTATACCAGAAAAACCCAATGTTACAAATGGACAACGTTTTGCTATTGGTGCTGATGTTATTAGTATTCTTAATCGAACCCGTACTGAATTTGGAGTAGTCGTTATTCGAGAACAACAACGTGAAGGTTTGAAATTAGTAGAAGGTAATAAGAAGAATGTGATTCTCAAGTCTGAACCTTTTACTCAATTGGCGGATGCCAGCGTTCGTTTGGCATTGCAGACGTTGGTTATGAAGGAACAGGAAATTACGCATCAAGTAGTTGTTACAAACCGACAAAGAGATGATTTTGAGAATGTTCTTTTTTTGGAAGAGCCTACACAATTGGTAGTTGTTTCTATTATCAATGAACAACAAGGTCTTGGTGAGTTCTATTATGAAGAGATGGTTTCAGTATATGAAGGTATTTCTACTCGTACAAAAGTTGATAATGGTAAGGGTAACAAGTAATGGATATTAGTTTCAAAAATACTAAAAGTGACTTGCAGAATAGTAGTGATATTGATAAGCAAGTTCCTGTAAAGCCAATTGAACAGATAGTAACCAATAAACCTATTGAAAATGCTATTGATGTTACAGATATAAAGTTGTCTGGACAAAAAACGGCAGACCTTTATCATGGTGTAATGTACACGGTAGTACCTGTTGATACTGATTTAGAACAAGATATTACCCCTGATGTACAAGGTTTTGAAAAGCATCGAGTGTTATTGTGGGATGATTACAATTCGTTATTCAAGTTTGATGAATCAATATGGATGAAACTTGCAGTACAAATTAACAAAGACTTGTTGGGTACGAAAGTGTTTAAGGAAACAAGTGATGCATATTCTATGGCAGTCATTCCTGTTGGATGGGCAAAGAAACAGAAAGTTCCACCGAGATATGTGGAGTAGTACATAGTTCACAGATGTTTTATCGACATAAGGAGTACTATATGAAAAAGATTTTTCCTATTATCTCTCTTATTTTGGCAGTTGCAGGTGGATTTTTTCTTCACGTAGTATTACACCCTACTATCATCAAGTCTGTTGTAAATACTGATACTACCGCTATTGTTCAAGCAAGTATCCGTAATCTTGAATGTCAATTGATAAGTGCTGACATTGAGATGATTGGAACTGAGATTGGATTAAGTCAACGACAACAACGGGAGTATGTTCGATACATTGATTCTGCGGCGACAAAATATAAGTTACCCCCAATATTACTTCATGCGATTATCTACATTGAGTCTTCGTATGACCCAAATGCTCGACATTCACAGATATATGTAAATAAGAAGTCTACCTTTGCTATAGGGTTAGCTGGTGTTGTATGGGAATATCACGCAGATAGTTTGAAGAATGCAGGAATAGCTGTATCTCGTCTTGAACTAACTGAGCCGCAAGTAAATGTGATGGCAGCAGCGTACATACTTCATAATTACATTGTCAGTATTCTAAATACTAAATCAAATTTACCAGAGAGTCGATTGTTTGATGAACTCATTCGGAAATACTATGGAGCTTATGATGACTATTATAAAGAACGTATGTTGACCCGGATACGTGATACAGCATCTAAGCAATGGATAAAACGTGTTACTCAAGATATTTTTTTGGAATTTAGGGGGAACAAATGAATATTCGAATAAGAGCTAAAGTTAAAAGTGCTTTAGAATTATTGGGTTTTACAGTATGGGGCGAAGCACCAAATTTGGAGGTTACACTTGACTGGCCCAATAAACAAATACCAGCTTTGAAAGAAGATTGGGATTTGATAAAACGAATTGCATCAAGATTTTTTTTAGTAAGTGCACCGACATTTTCTGCGGGTGGTGTATACGTTGTTTATTTAACTCGAAAAAAGTGAGGTATTAATGTTCAAAGATATTCGCTTCTGGTTGATTATTATATTGTTTGTAGCTATTGGTTTAGGTGTGCATTTCTATATTCAAGCCGAAAATCTACAGAATCAACTTACTATTCAAACAGCTACTTATACACAGAACAACGCTGCTTTAGAAGATTCTTTACATAAGTTTGCGGATTCTATTCAAACTATGGCAGTGAAGATCGCTAACTTAAATTCTGATACCACAAAGCTTCATAAAGAGAATCGTATTCTTGCTACTAAGTATCGTTTATTTGTTGATTCTATTCGAGTATCCGACACCGCTATTGTTGTATTTGAAGAAGACAGTTTAGGTAAGTATGTCAAAGCATCTTTCGAAGGCAAAAAATCTATTGCCACATACAGAGGTTATACTAAGACATATCTCACCCCTCTTTCTACTACGCCTGTGTATCAACTCGATATTGATTTTGATGTTATTCAGGCTCGTTCAGAATTTTTGCGTAATGATTCTTCTGGTTTGTTTTATATACGTACTACATCATTGACCGAAGGGGTTAAGTTAATAGGATATACCACATTGGATAGTGTTGCGTTTCCATACTTGTATGGGATGAAGCGAGACCCACTTGTAATTAATGGTGGAAGATTTTTTGTGGGTGGGACTGTCAATCGTGAGATGGTAACATTAGGTATTGGTATTAAGCCATCAGATTGGTTGTTCTTCATTAACTATAAAGTCTTCGAGAAATTGACAATTAATAATCAAGCTTGGTATGACCAAATACAACTTGGTGCATATTACACACTCTTCTAATCTTTCGGGGGTAGTCTTATGAAAAATTTCTTATATGTTGTGGTGTTTCTTTTTTTATTGTTGACAACTGTTCAAGCACAACAATGGACTATAAGTTACCAATCATCTTATGATGGATTTCTTTCTGGATATTTTGTAGATGCTCAAAGAGGTTTGGTAGGCGGTACCGCAAGCTTTCGAACAACAGATGGTGGAAATACGTGGGTAGGGCAGTCATTAGGAGTAATAGTTCATCATGGTTTGGTTGGAAATGGAGATACTGTCTATGCTTGTGGTTCATCTCCTGCTGGTGGTGGTATAATTCAGCGTAGTATTAATTTAGGGTTATCTTGGGATATGTTAGTTGAGATTTCGGGAGAGAATTTTCAAGGGATAACTAAAGTTGATGATAGTTTAATAGTAGCAGGTTCATTTGGTAGTATTTGGAAAGGAAAAGGATATTCTTGGCGTAAAGTTTTACAAGCAGCTTATTCATTTCGAGGTATAGCTTCTTCCGGTAAAACTGTAGTAGCAGTAGGGATAGATGGTAATGCTATATCTATTGACGGTGGGTTAGAATGGAATATTCAATATACAGCTATAAGTACTTACGGTGTTAGTATGCGTAGTCCAGCAGAAGGTTTTACTGTTGGTGCAGATGGTAGAGTGTTTTGGACTGAGAATTTTGGAGAGTCTTGGGTATTACTTCCATCTTTTACTACTACTAATCTTTTTGGAGTAAATGCAGATGCAGATTCAGTACTGACTATTGTAGGCAATGGGGGTTTTGTCTATAGGAATGGTATAGTTGAGCACGATAGTGGTACAAGTCTTTGGTGGACAAATGGTACATTTGCTGCCGGGAGTCGTATCATATTGCATAGACAAATTATTTTAGGTGTGAATGAAAATGAAGTGCCAGTCACGATTGAATTGTTGAAAAATTATCCGAACCCGTTCAATCCAACTACAGAATTTATATTTAATATTGCTAAAGCAGGAAAAGCTTCTCTTATAATTTACGATGTGCTTGGACGACAGATGAGTACTGTCTTTGATGAGTATATGGAAATGGGCAGTCATACAGTTACTTGGTTATCATCGTTATCATCTGGAACATATTTTGCACGATTGTATACAGTTACTGGCTGTATTACATCGAAAATAATGATACTTAAATGAAAAGGTATTTTTATGAATTACAAATCCACATTCTCTGAACAGTTTTTTGAAACTGAACTTGTTGGTTTTTCTAAGATAGAATCAAGGTGTACGGAAAGTCTTGAGCCTCTGAAAGTAGGGGACAAAGTTGCTATTGTGTATCTTACAACAGTTAGTGAAAACAAAGACTTATCTATACCTACTATTAGTATTCCTTTGACAGAACCAATTATAGTCAAACAGGAGTATTTTGAGCAATTTTCTCAACGATTACTTGATAATTTTGCTGCTCAAAAAGTTTCTGGTAGTACCACACCTATAGCTAAAGAGTAGTAAACTTTTGTTTAATTCTCTATAACAAAATAGCACCTTGAGTGCTATTTTTTGTATATAGAAGAGTTGTAACTTTGTAATTATTTTGGGATAGAACTATATGATATATATAGTTAGCAATACTACATATTTTGACCCATTGCCTAACGAGCGTGAACCAGAAGAAGCAACCTTTCAGAAAGAATATGATGACAAAGAGCTTCGACGCGTTAATCCCAAACGACATGACCAACGTACTGACTGGATAAACGAAAACAATGAAAAGGGGCATGATAGTGATGTCTCAAATCGTTATGCTTCGGTGCCAGTTAGTGTTCTTATTTTCAAACTCGAAGAATTGTGTGCTACTCCAACTCGTTCCGCATTTTTTACTTTGCGTCGTATGATGAGGATGGCATCTTATACTATGAAGGCGACTGTATATGACTATGTACAAGAGCAACTACAACTTATTGAATGGCAAAGAGAACACATGACCAAGACAGCTTCTACTGATTTGGCTATTCGTTATTTTATTTTATCAAAATTGTTTGAATAATTATGGACTTATCTTTTCTTACTTTTAGTGGAATAATGAGGTCAGCTACCATTTCTTTTCAGCCTGACTCTCCGATGTACAAAGTTCTACTCCAAATGAATGCTTCAAATGTTTCACAAAATGTAAGTGAAATCTCTGAAGCAGTTGGTTTGGACGAAAACATTGTGGCATCACTTCTTCAACAATTGTATCAAGGAGGTCTTGTATATATTGAACAGCAGGAACATTATACGCTAAGTAGATATGGAAAAACTATTGCTCAATATGTTACAACTCAATCTCAAGCTGAGACATACAATTATGATATTCCCACTACTGCAACATACAATAAAATTTTTACTCTTTTCAAAAAATCTCCTTATATTCTTAAAGACATAGTAATATCACGTCTTACAACTCCATCTGCTCGTAGAGCTTTTGCAGATTTGATAAAACGAGGTATTATCACGGAGACAGGAGAAGGTTACCAATTGTCTGTTGTGGGTCAAGCGCATACTAAGTATCGTGCAGAGATGACAACTCTTTCTGATGCTCAACTTGAAGAAGCATACCAATATTTCAAGCAAGCACATCCTGAGTATAAATATGTTTACAAATTTATGGATACTCATCCAGACAATAAGAAGGTATTGTTTAATGATATACGTAAGTACATCAAAGGCGGTATTATTGCAGACAACTTCTCTCCTCAAAATGTACCTACTATTAAGAAATGGTGGGGCGGAGAAAATATACCACCACATACATCTATAGAAGCCGCTATTGGAAAAGAAATTCAATATATGGCAAGTGAAATTAAACATGTTGGTGAGGCGGCACCAACCATGGATGACGTTAAGACCTCTCGTACTTATGTAAATATGTTAGTCAGCAAAACTACGCCAGAAGTTGTGTCTTCACTTTTACGAGAACACCCAATGGGTAGTGTTCTTCCAGATTCTGTTATTGTCGATATGGCAAAACAAATTGTTGGGAAAGCTTTTCCTTCTAATTTAGATATTGAGTCTATTGTGGATGCTATAGGTCAGGTTATTAAGAAAAACAGGGATATCAAATTAGGTAGATTCTTGCCAACAGATACTGTAACAGATATGGTTCCTGTAGTTGTTTCGTTTTTGAGAAAGGGAAAAGATGGAATTGAAGCATTCAATCTATTTGTTTCTGAGGCAACTCATGCAGAGATTGTAGTAGAAGAAATATTCAAAACCAATAAAGATTTTCGAGGTTTGGATTTGCATGGTGTACAATTGCCTATAAAAGCTTCTAATGTGAATTTTAGTGGTTGTAATTTTTCTAATGCTCAATTAGAGAATGCTGTATTTATTGACTGTAATTTCTCACCACTTAATGGCAAGAATGTTCGCTTTTCGGGAGCTAACTTGGTTGGTTCTACTTTTAGTGGATGTAATCTTGACTATGCAGACTTTGAAAATGCAGTAGGACTTGGAGAATCATCTACAACATTTACAAATAATACAGGTACCCCATTGAACTTCTTTGCTATTAGTGGTAAGAAGAGTAAAGAAGAATGGCAACGAGCTATTGAAGAACCACAAAAATCGCATTTGGAAGTAATGATGGATTCCTCTGAAAAAGAGCTTGCCAAGGTTCTTGCAGAACAACTACGTCAGTTCGTTTACAAAACTGCTGCACTACATTGGAAGCTGTCCAAACTTTCTTTTATTGCAACTGCTGACATTATCTCTCAACTTCCATCTACTAAACCAGACGAAAAGATAGTTAACGTCTTATGGGCAGTATATTGTGCAGAAGCAGTAATCAAAATATTTGAAGATGCATATCCCAATGATAACCGTCCTCGTGCAGCAATTGATGCAGCGAGACTGTGGTTGAAGCAGCAAACAAAAGAAACTGCTGATGCTGCTTATACTGCTGCTCATGCTGCTTATACTGCTGCTAATGCTGCTTATACTGCTGCTTATGCTGTTTATGCTGCTGCTTATGCTGCTGCTTATGCTGCTTCTTCTGCTGCTGATGCTGCTTATGTTGCTCATGCTGCTGCTCATGCTGCTCATGCTGCTGCTGATGCTGCACGATTAGCAGGTATACCATTTGATGCATCGGTATTAAAGATTAAGGCAGAACAAGATGCTTGGATGTATGTGAAATCTACAATACATATTAGATTTGAAAAGACTGCCGACCGTAAACAAGACTTATTAAATCTGTTGAATCCAAAATTACCTATAGCAGACTGGATTACAAAAGATGGTTTAATACAGATGGTAAAGGATGGAGAATTAGCCCGCTTAGGCATAGACCCGAAAGTTAATGGTAAACTTATCGGTCGTGTGTCTCAGTATGAGAAAGAAAAAGAACAAGTTCGTTCAAAAGATCGTTATGAAGAATTTGCAGAAGGCTATACTCCCACACAACAACAAGTATCTACATTTGCACAACAACTTTCTACATTTCTTGAAGCTAATAAAAATCAACATTTGATTTCTCGTGAGGCTTTACTTAAGCTTATACCAGAAAATGCAAATGATATTCGAGGATTGATTTCTGCATATGGAACTAATCAATATACACAAAGTGTTTTGAATGTTCCTCAATATGGTCTTACTCATCATGATTTGGAAGAGATTAGTTTACAATTGAGTAGGGCAATTCATGATGTAAGTAATGATGCGTCGGCTAAGATTAGCGTAGAAAAACGTAAGCTTCATTATTTTGCGTACACAAGTCGTATTTCGCCTATCAATCATGGGGATTATAGTGACCGTGGTGAAATGCATCTTAACTACCCAGAGACTTTTGGAATGATTCTTGAACCATCGACATTCGGTATATCAGACCCCGATGTGCGTAAAATGGTTGATGCATTGACTGTTCATAATATGTGGAGAAAGAATAAGTTACATCCAGCTTCTGGACATTGGAAAAACGCTGTAGCAACTTCTCGTATTCAACCGCATATTGTTGAACAAAAAGATATTATATCTGCTGAAAAAAATATGAAAAAGGTTTGGGTAATGGTAGAATTGCAAAGTGACCCATATCAAAAGAATGTATATACTTTGGGAGATGTGATTGACCCTCAATGGACGGTTCCAACAAATAAAGCATGGACAGAAACAGAAAATAAAATAGGTATAATGCAATTGAATTCTGAACCGCATCGTATGTTAAATGTTTTGGCGGAAATGAAAAAGGATTCTCCCGATGGTATTAATCCAAACAGTCTTGGCGAATGGGGTCAAAAGGATAGCACAACAATTAATTATACTTTGGACGAATTAGCAAGTGATTGGGATGTTAATGAAGCTGCTGTAAATGATTTTAAATCTGTAGTAAAAATGTTCTTGAAGAATGGTACTATTCCTGCCGTACTTCTGTCTTCTGAAAAAGGGCAGGGAACATCAAAGAAACAATATCAACGTATTCCTAATGGAGAAGTAGTAGTTACCACGTTACTGGCAAAGCGGGTTATTGTTCCTATTTTTGTAAGAAATGATGATGCGCCAATATATGTAGGTGCTGACGGCAAACAGTTTAATAAGTATCAAGCTGACTCTACAAAGTTGTTTGGTATAGTAAGCAAAGCAATGACTAATGTGTTAAAAGATGCTATAAAGCAGCTTCGTGATGCTCGTTTGTTAACTGTTTCTGGTACATCGGGTTTAATTCAGCTTACTGATTATGGTATGACAACTCAACATATTTACGGTAAGTTGTCTAAGTTTCGTCAGCATTATCGAGATTGGCCTGAGATGGTTATCTTGGAAACTATTAATCGTGCTTTGGATATGGGTATTGATGAGATATGGATTCCAAGTACTTCTGAATATATGAAGGCTCCAAATACAGCCCGTGATTTAACTACCTACTATGATGAGGCTGCAAAGAAATTTACCAATCAACTTATTTCTCCACCATTTGATATTAAAGACGGCGGTTCTTCCTTATGGACTGGTGTGACAGAAGATTATTATCCGAAGCAATATTACGTTATTAAAGTATCAGACTGGAAAACCCCTACGAAAACCAGTGCACTTCGATTTACAGCATCTGTCTATACTAATTTTGTTCAACAATACGTCAATAAAGCTAAGACAGTGTATCCTTATTTGAATGATATTCCAGAGCAGTTATTAATTGAAAGTGCTTTTGCTTATCTAATTGAAAATGGGAAAATTGTCAATGAACCAGCAAATATAGCCGCTATTCGACAAGATATCAATGACGAATTTGCTACTTCTATTCAAGGAGTACCGACTAATTATGTAAAAGTATTAGTTAATGGTAAAGTAAATGTGAATAAGAATTTGGTAACGCAAGTTCAAAAAACAGGCGAAGAGCCTCGTAAATTAGCAATGGAGCTATTCATGTATTTGCTTTCCGCTAAGTTTCCGCAGTTATCTGTTGTTATAGTAGAAGATTTGATAAATATTTTTCGACAACTTATTGACCGTTATCCTATAGAGTTTATTGGTAGGGCACAACAAGAATATGATAGTATGAAAGAAATAGGTATAAATCCCAATCAAGAAGGCGATGTAGGACAAACAGTAAGTCCTTCTGGCGAACCAATGGGAGAAGATGTATCTGAAATAGATAAATTGATTCGACAACAGCAAGAACAAGAAGCGCAAACAGAAACAGATATTCAATTCATATCACCAAGTGCTCATGAACAACACACTCTTATTGAAGAGGAAATTAATCGTCTGTTGGATGCATTACATAAAGCTACCACCGATGAAGATAAAAATCGTATTCGTAAACGATTGCATGAAATGTCTACTCTTGCTGCATTGAAGTTTGGTTCATCTCTCAAGTTTTCTGACATTATCTCTCAACTTCCATCTACTAAACCAGACGAAAGGATAGTTAACGTCTTATGGGCGGTATATTGTGCAGAAGCAGTAATCAAAATATTTGAAGATGCATATCCCAATGATA